ATGAGTCAGAGTAAAGTAGATCAGAGAAAATATGAGAAGAAGCACCGCAAGGAGATACTTCGTAAGCAGAAGGTGAAAAAGGTGCTTGCTGTTACGATTACTATAGTTGTGATAGCCGGTATTGTAGGAAGCATAGCAGGTGTTAAGATATATAAGGCTATTCCAAAGTATGTGGAGGCATCAAGTCTTAACAGTTATATAGATAAGGCTTATTCAGATCTTGGATATGATTCATTGCTCCCTGCTACTGGCACAGATGCAGAGAAAGATACAACGGACTCAGAGGAGGCTGCTGATTCAACATCAGAGGACGATACAACAGAAGCAGCTTCATCAGAAGAGACTGCTTCAACTGAAGCAGAGTAAGCAGAAAGCTATAAGTTATACGGTAGTAGATAGTGTAGCAATATATCAGATATTGCGTGGAATATGACATTAGAATATATGCATATATCATGTGGATTCCACATAATATATAATAATCGGTTATCACTGGTTTATTAAACAATCAGGGGTTGACTGGTTTCGACAGGGGTTTTGAAGCTATGGAAGCCATCCGTGGACCAGAGCCACGCTAAAAGCTGGACAAAAAATAAACGCTAACGATAATTTAGCATACGCTGCCTAGTTGCAGCCGTCATCCTTTAGGAACGCCGAGCCTTTAGGAATGGCGTCGACTTTCGGCAAACTCCTGCATCTAAGCTTTGCGATGTAGGAAAATCCATGAAGCTACTAAGGTCTATAGCATGTTAGTGGGCGATAGGCTGAGGGAATGTTAAAGCACTGACTGTGATGGAAGAAACTGTAGTGAATGAGCTTTTGGACGGGGGTTCGACTCCCCCCAGCTCCACTAATTTTAAACCCTAGTAAATAAGCCATTTTCAAGGGTTCAAGCTATTTGTAAGATTTGAAAAGTGGGTTGTTTAACCCACTTCAAACCAACTGAAACCACTTCAAACCAACAAAAGTGGGTTGCAAAGTGGGTTGCAAAAATTAGACAGAAATGATGCATTACCAACTTATAGTTTTAATTAAAATCGTAAAAAAATGGGAGCACAGAAATTAATCTGTACTCCCATAAATTTTATCTAACTACAATATCTAACTCTTATATCCATATCCAATCATAACTGTTGGATTGTATGTAATCTGAACATTACATTTCAAACTACTCTTGATCTTATTTCTAATTTCTTCATCATCGCTCTGATAAGTATTAACTAGCCTCGGCAAAATAAAATTACAATCTTTACCTAGTTCATGTGTATTGCTACTGGTTACAAGCTGGATATCACCCTTGACATATATTTTTTCATCAGCAATGCAATTTTTTACTGTAAATTCCCTATCCAGTATATATACCTTAGTATCAGGATCATAATAATATGTATCAAACTTCAAATTACCAGCTTCCTTGACCGTAATAACATAATCTGCATCAATATATCCATATACATCAGAAGTGAATACAATATCACTTTCAAGAGTGTCTGATAGCTCTATATTGAACGATTCATTTTCTTGTAAGGCATAAGGCGTATGAGCCGTAAACGTCAAATTAAAGCCAATTATCGAGCTATTAAGCATTACTTGCTTGCATGTAAATGTACCAACCCAATATATGTTTTCATAGCCTTCAATGTTGATCTTAAACTTCTTATTTCTAAGACTCAACCACTTCTGTATTTTTCTAGCTTGTTCAACGGACATTTCCATGTTCTCATAGTTCCCACAAGGATTTAAACATATCGAAAGTGGAAGAGTAAATGGTTCATCATAAGAAGTAGAATATAAATTGAATTTATTCGATCCTGATGGCTTCTCCTGGTTCAACGTCACATCAGCACCAGATGATACTTCAACTGTTCCTGATGAACTATCAAAATTACAACAGATACATCCAAATTCAGATAATTTCTTTCCGTTAAATGTAAAATCTAATATATTCATGATTCACCTCCTATGCAATTCTCACAGCCCTCATGTAACTACTGGTCACATTTAGTACTGCACCCGTATCTTGATACCCTTGGAGATAGTAATCTTGAAAATCGTCAGTCACAACAACTATCCATTGACATTGTACATAAGCTGTCTGAGATGCAGTTGTAGCAGATGTTACATTAGTAGTTTGAGTATATCCAAAAGATAAATTTGCAAATCTTGCTCCACGTCTACCACTTTTAGCTGCCGCATAGACAACAGTTCCAACCATAGCGTAGACTCCTTTGCTCAATGTAATAGCTGCCCCTGTGTTAGTCCATGTATTGTTTGCTAATGATTTGGTTGTACTAGTAACCATATCAGTAAAATACTCTCCAAGTTTATTCCCCTTGCGGTAAAAATCTGTAGAAGTGTCAATATCCCCTGATGAATAAACGTTGCAAAACTCATTGCATGATAAACGATCAATTTTAACTCCATTATAGAAAGTATTTTTATAATTAATTCCAGCACTATCTAAATTGTCACCGATGACATAACAAGTGTCCGCTGCTGATATATTCCCAAGTACTTCGGTACTTGCTGTTGCAGTTCCAAAACGCAATGAAGAATGCGCTTCTGTAATATAAAAACCCAATGAAGATGGTTTATTTTCTTCATATCCTAACGGAAATATACCTCCTGCAAAAGAATTGCCTTTCCAAAATTTCAATAAACCACCATTCAATGATATTCCATAAGTAGCATCATTTATTCTTATTCCATCAAGCCCAAGATATGTTCCGCCCGAACCTGAATATAATTGTTTTAAATTTTTAGAAAAACCTAATTCCAAAATATCCCATCCAGCAATATTACCCGAAGTCGCTTGAATTTTTCCCTTCATCGATAAATTAGATCCATCCCAAACTAATGCACCTTTCCCATAATTAAACGTACCTTTATTAAGGTTAATCCATCCGTTAGTACCAACAAGATTCTCGGTTGTAATCTTACTAACAGTGACACTATTAGCACCAATTCTGTCTGCGCTAAGTGTACCTGATGTAATATTATCTGCATTAACGGATGTGATATTACCACTAGCAACCTTAAGAACTCCTTTAGTAATAGAACATCCACCGATAGTACCTGAAGTTGCTGTAATATCTCCTGAAATTGTGGCATTAGTAGCCACAAGTTTTCCTGAATAAGATACTCTAAATGCAGCATCATTGCTACTATCACTACCTGCCCAGAAAGCTTGATTACCACCAATGCCAGTACATGTTGATCCATCGCCAGTCCAAAGAGAAGTTCCAGTAATTGTATATTTTCCAATTTTACCTTTTTCAGATGTTATTGTACCGCTTATATTTGCATTGCTTGCATATAAATCACCATTTGTAGTAACGCCAAACTTAGAACCAGCAGTGAAACACCAACCATTAATAGCTGATGAGCCACCAACTGCTTTAGCAGAATTAGTACCTGTACATACCAATACTGATTTATCTGTACCCCAAGTTCCATTAGTGAATGAATTGTAATCAATTTTAAATCCACCAATACTACCTGAATTGCTCATAATAGTGCCATTCAAGTACACGTTATCTGCATATAGCCCATAACCGTTACAACTAATACTAATTCCATTAAGAGTAGTAGATAATCCATCAAGATAACCAAGTCTTACACTCGGAACAGTATACACTGTATCAGGATCAGAGTTTGATTTACTGCCCCAAATATCTACGTAAGGAGCAGCATTTGTACTGCCTGTAGCCGACATTCTAATACCAACAGGATAATAAACGTCTTTTGCTTGAGAGTTTTTAGTAACTCTCTGATAAAGCATTACACTGATATCGCTATATGAAGTAGCATTTGCAACACTGGTTGAAAAACTATTGGCTATATTGGAATCAACAGTAAGTATTAATGACATAGTGTTTTGAACAGTATTTAATTTACTCTTCATGACACCATTACATCTAATACTTAATCCATTTATTTTTCCCTGAAATTTAATTTTTGATTTTTCTGCCCAACGAACACCTTGAATTGTATCAGACTTAATTGCATTAGTATCTTGAATAGACACAACAATAGTAGTAGCACTATCTTTATTAACTTGCACCTTTGCACCTGATTGAATATATATTGTAGGAGCAACACAGAACTCGCCACCCAAATCTTGAATAGTATTCAACTCATACTTAAATGCTTTCAGAGTATCATTAACTGTTACATTAGTTGCTGTAATATTATTAGCAGCGAGAGAGTTATTAATTGTGACTGGAATAGAAAATTTTGCAGAAGATGCATTAAATAATACTTTATTACCAGCATCACCCAATTGAAATATTCCATCTGTTCGTATTGTACTTGAACCGAAATATACACCATTAACCCATGCCCTAGTATCATTGATACCGAGCCACCCATTGTTCGCATAATCCCTAATAGATACCTTACCGTTAATAGATATTTTACCATTAGCTTGTGAATTACCAACATTTAATGTACCAGTAGTGGTAACATTACCATTAACAGTCAATCCACTTGTCGTTATACTCGTTGCCGTAAAATTAGTAGCACTCAACGTCTTAACGCTTAATGAATTTCCAACACTTATATCATTACAAAAAAGCTTGCCCAGTAATCTACTCGATCCTGTGACAAGCAAATTTCCTAATTGTGCCAAGCAAAATCACTCCTTTCTGAGAGAGCGATATTACTCGCCCTCCGTTGTATTTTCATCTTCCTTATCATCTACTTTATCCATAAATGACAGCATTTCTATATCATCCATATTGAGTCCACAGTCATCAGGCAGAGTCTCGTACATTGAATCCATATCAAATGTAGTAATAGTTACCTGTGTCTTATCTCTAAGAACTTCCTGAAGCTTCTTATCGCACTCAGCTAACTCATTCTGATATTCCTCTCTGAACTCTTTCTTGACATTTACATTCTTCTGACCGTTCTCTTCAACTTCCTCAGTTTTACCATCAGCAACATACTTGTCGCCAAGTGACTGCAAAAGATCTCTCTTCATCTCCATAAAACTCTCATAAGTCTTACCGATTTCCTTAATATTTGTTCTGAGAGCAAGTTGTACCTGAAATGGAAGAGAGTTGAACTTGTTTCTATCAGTCTGCCTACTCTGTGAATACCACTCAGCTACGTTGATGAGTTCAATATTGTAAAATTCCTTTGTTGTAATCTTCTTATTAAATGACATAATAAATTCTCCTTTTTCTCAACTAAAATTAGGGCATATAACAGCCCATTAACTTATTCTCCATACGGTCTGAAGATATGTCCGAACACGACATAGTAAGGTTTATTCTCATCATGGAGCACCTTATACTCAACCCAGTCCAAGGTAAAAATTGACATACATACAATCACAAACCATGCACCACAGAAGAGGATATTAAGTTGATTATGTGCAAATGTCCCCCAAAGTCCTCTATAGTCCCATATGGTAAAATCTTGATTAAATGTAATACCAAATAAATATTCCAACATGATAGAAGTCAAACCACCAAATAATACTTGCCATGCTAAATCCATATCGTATGTGAATATATTGTTGTACTGTGAAATGATAATTCCCACAATAAAAGCGAGTATGAACATCGTCCAATGTGTCCAACCTCGCCATAAAATTTCTAAACCACAATATATAAAACCAGATACTATACCAATGCTAGTTAGCTGTAGTATCTTCTGTAGTAGTTTCTGTATTTTCGCCATCTGAATCACCACTTTCTGATGTAGATGTGTCTGTATCAGGTGTATTATCTGAGCCATCTGTAGTTCCTGAACCGCCCATAAATCCAGCAATAAGCCCTTGTATAATCTCAAGAGTATTAGCTATAATCTCGTTATACTGTGCCTGATATGATTCATTAAGAAGTGTGTCATATGTATAAGACATAATTGTATCTCTATCTGTCTCTCCGTCTAACTGTACACGAAGCAGATTACATTTAGTAGTTTCCTGAGTAATCTTTAACTGCATCTGTAAATAGAGTGAGATGATTACTTTAGCAGGAAACATACGGCATTCGTTACCATTTGAGTGATACGGCAAATATGCAACTGCTGGATTCTGCATTGCAGTCAAACAGAGAGAAGAGATGTTGTTCTGATCATGTTGCTCAAGGCTGAATGTCTCTGTGCCCTTATCTGTTTCTATTTGTACACCCTTTGATATTTCTGCTGTACAGGTATTATTGAGCACACCTTTCTTGTATGTCTTAATTTCCTCGTCAGACATTGTATTAAAATCTATAACAGGACTAACAATATCCTGTAAACTCTGAACTTGTTCAGCGAGATTACTCTTTGTTAGTCTAACCGCCAAGCAATCTACAAACTGGTTCACATCTTCATTGTACTGTGCTCCACAGTCAGTAATATCAGAGTATGTATCATATATTTCGTATAAGCCAACAGATATATCATTCTGAAATACCTGAATGGCTGTTATTTTCTTAAAATTCTCCTTAACTCCATGTAAGTAATCTGTTTGTAGATAGAGTACAGGATCATTCGCAAAATCCTGTGCAGAAAACTTCACAAGAGTATAGGTTTCTTGATTATTAACTAGAACGTAACTTCGCATTTAACGCTCCTTTCTACATAATAAAAGAGCCTACCGAAGTAGACTCTATGTGTGTTAATTACTTGATTTTAAATTTCCCATATTTCATTAACTTCTATATGATGTGGACAAACATTAAAGAAATTCCCTTCTATAATTTCTTCAGTTACAAAATTGCCTGTCTTATAAATTTGATTACTTGAGTCGTTACCAATAAATAATTGTACATTTTTTAATGCCATCACGACTGATTTGCCAGTATTATCGACTCCTCTGACATTTATACCGATATATGATGATGTTGACATGAATTTTTTCTTGTAATGAGTCCATTCTGTTGCTTTTGCAATATTACCATTGGAAATACCATCATATCCATTGATATTTATAATCCAACAATTTGACCAATTATCAGTAGAAATAAATTTGTAATCAAATTCAACCGTAATATCTTTGTTTTTAATTTCTGGAATTGTCCAATAAAAACTTCTCCATCCATTTATAGCAGTTAAAAGTAAGTATTTATTTTTATTATCAAATGATGGTGAACCACTCCATCCAGATGTTTTAATTTTAGAAATATCAGCCCAATCATTTAAATAATTCATTCTTCAACTACCTCGCCAGCTACCATTAAGTTCCCATTATTATCCACCGAAGCAGAGGATTGGTATAACTCAAGAATATCAGAATCGGAGAGGGCGGTAGCATAGATGCGGAAATCTGAAAGTTTGCCGTTAAAATATGGTGCAATACAATTAGCACCTGCGCTTTCACCACCTAAGAACAAATAGCTATATTTATTAAAATGTATTCCATAGCTTGTATAGGTTTTCTTTTCATATAACTTTCCATCAAGATAAATAGCATCTCCGACAGAAGCTTTATATACACATGTAATCATGTGCCAGCCTGATGCCATATCTGATAATTTAATACCAGGATAACCACCTATTGTACTAGTATAAGCATACTTTGATTTATCAGATATAGTAAAAACATTTAATCTAAATTTAATTGAACTGTTGACACCTTCTGTATTATATCCCCCACCTTCAGTACAGCTAAACAACCTAGCATTACATTTAGTCCAATCGTCCATATATGCCCAACAGTTTATTGTAATTTCTTCTTGACCTTCAATCATAGTTGACGTACCACAATTTACATATTGCTTATTCCCATTAAATACATAACTTCCTTTATATCTAGGTGTATCACTTGACCAAGTAGGACATGTAGAATCTGTTACATTACCATTATTACAATAGCCACTTGTATCATAAATCACATTATCATACATCACAGGATCATCCGTTGGACATGGAGTATAAGCAGTTGCCTTATTTCCTTTTTCAAGTTTGAGATTTGCAATAATTACAGATTCTCCTGCTTTTAAGTTATTTGTAAAATAGACAAGTTGTCTGCTTTTATTTAATGCGTCTTTTAAAGTTATATTTACAATATGATGGAAACCATATGTTTTTTTTATAACAGTTTCCTGTTCTGAAGCCATAATGCTATGAGTTGCATCACTATCCCATAAATTTGAAAAACCTACCCTAACATTTCCAATCACATCATAAGACAATGTATAGATTGCACTTGGTTCTAACTTATCAAAATTCTCTAATAGACCATCGAAAGTAAACATTCTCCAAGAAGTAGTAGGAGTAGCACAACTCATTTTTACAGCATTTATACCATTCCAATTAACAGATTCACACGAATATGAACCGTCAGCATGAGCATTAGACCATTTTGTTTTACCTTGATTTGTTTTTACAAGTAAATTCCTACCACCAATCTTTCCATCAATTTCTCCGAGAGGGTAGTGGCAGATTAATCCTTTTGATATTTCCTTGATTTGGCGTGGGGATATAGCTGTATCATAAACACGAACGTCTTGTATTAAACCGTTAAATGGATAATATGCAGATGTATTATCATTATTGAATCCCATCTTCCCAATGGTAAAGTATCCATAAGAATTTGATCTGTAGCTTATATCGACAAGTAGGAAAGTTTTAACTAATTCTCCGTTAATGTATACATTTACACTTTCATTATCAACTATACAACAAATATGATACCATATATTTAATTGTAATTCTTGAATAGTGATAGCCTTATTTGTTATGGATGTGGTAGCATCTGTATCTTCGCCACTTCCAAGATGAATATTCAAATATCCGTTTATCATTCTCATGTTAAAGCCAATGGTGCCGCAATCTCTTCCCATGGAAAGTACATATTGAGTAGTTTTTTGATAAACTGTAGATGTTCGATTAGTTTGTTTTATCCAACATGCCCAAGTGAAATTATTTTTTTTCTTAGGAATATTAACAAAAGATAATATTTGTTTTGGATCTCCGTTGAACTGTAAACATTTGCCTAATTTACCGTTATCTGAATAAGTTAAATCTTGCGCTCTATAAGTTTCTTCTTCTAATAATCCTTGATTGTGTATATCCCCAGTCAGAGGTAAATGCAATACTAACAATCTATCACACTCCTTTCTTTATAAAATAGGAGAGTAGCACCGTTCTCTACTCTCCATAGAAACATGTATATCATTAAGCAAAAACAAAGTTTAAGCACTGTAAATTGGCATCATACTCTAATGTACACTTATCACCAATCATTACTTTATCTGCGCTTATTTGTCCCTCAGAAGCGATTCCTCCCTTTACTTTCAGTGCGCCAGTGGTCTTACTGGTCGAAGCTGTGGCAGATGAAATCGTTGTTTCCTTCGAGAAGGTCTTTGATCCTGATATGGTCTGTGTTGTATCTATTGTGACATATTTAGATGTAATTACATTTCCTGCACCATCTTGGGTTGCTTTGGTAGCTGAAGAAACCGATTGAGAACCAATATTCGCAGATGTGATTATAGTATTACCATTATGAGTAAAACAACTATCTGAATTTTTAGTAGTAAAATTGATACCAAAATAATGAGATATATTTAACCTTTTATAACCATCACTCGCTTTATATGTACCAATTCCATACCAACTACATCCAGTGTCATTATTGTCAGTAGTCGAAGGAGTCCATTTAAGAATTTGGGACGCTGATGAAACTATAGTACCAGTCACGCTTCCACCAGTAAGAGGAAGATAGGTTGATGTAATGGTATTTCCATTCCCATCTTGAGTTGCCTTAGTAGCTGAATCAGCAGATGTAGCCTTAGTTGCGGTAGCAGCATTACCTGTTATACTAATTCCCCATGTGCCACTAGCTCCTGTACCGTCTTTTTTAGGAACATAATCAGTGTAATTATTACTTGATAAAACAGTTTTCCATGAACCATATACACCTGCTTTTTGACCACGCATTTGTAATTCTGGATTATCACTAGCAGACATAAATAACTGACCATCATATCCTGCTGTATTGTCCCAATAGAAATGTAAAATATGTCCATCAGATTTTGGCTTATTTGCAGTCATTGAATTTGTTGCTTTAAATGTAGCTAATCCACCACTACCTGTAATGGCGATGTTAGCACTTGTAGGACGATCACTATACAAATTGGCTAATAAATTAGCCTTTAAAGCATTACCTCCAACACTATCACTCAGAGCATACTTTGTGCTTGAGCTCAAAGCATCTGTAATACCATATCCACTCAGAGTAGTAGGATTAGTACCAGCCGTTACATGACCATAAGTGTCAACAGTAACAGATTTATATGTACCAGCTTTCACGCCACTTGTATTATGAGTAATCGCAACTGTCTTATCATCACCTACTACGGCAGTCAATGCACCACTAGCAGTTACACCTGAGAAGTCGATTGTGCCTCCACTTGAAACTTTAATAGAATTCAACTTACTACGTTCCTCTGAGGTCATAAGACCAAGACCAGTTGAGCCTATTGCAGTCTGAAGATTAGCCTTTGTAATAGTAATCGCATTGCTTACACATGAATAGTCCGTACCAGCAAGAGTCACCTTTGAAGCATAATTATGTGTATGACTTGATGAAGACGCTCCAATATCAGAGAGAGAAAATGATATATCTGATGTACCATCAAACGACTTTTTAGCTGAGCCGATCGTAATATTCCGAGCTGTCGTAAATTTACCTGTCGAAGTGGCAGTTGAAGCATTACCAGTTACATTACCAACTACATTACCTTCCCAACCATTAGATGTTATCTTGCCAAGAAGTGTATTTTTACCACTTGTACTTTTATAGAATTGGAATAATCCACCCGTCTCGTAGAAGTTCATATAATTCTGATTTGCGTGTCCAAGCAATATGGCATGATTAGTAGTTCCTGTAGATTTGGCTTCTCCAAGAAGATACCCATTAATGACTAAATCACCTGTAATAACTCCACCACTCAAAGGTAAATAATCATGTATATGACCAACTGCTGAAGCTCCAATCTGAGCCAAAGTAATATCAGCACTCCCATCGAAACTTGCATTTCCTATCTTCCTTGCAGTTGCTAGTTTTGTAGCGGTAGAAGCGTTACCATTGAGATTACCGATAAGTCCATTGGCGAACCTAGCTACGCCACTAACAAGAAGTGTTCCTGCTGTAAGATCATCTATGTCAACTGAACCGTCAAATGACACGTTCTGACTAACTGAATCAAAATCTTTTCTAAGGTATGTGTCTGAAATTGTATTGCCATTTCCATCCTGAGTTGCTTTTGTTGCGCTTGCTACATTAAGAGTAGACGGATTTACCCATGATGGGGCAGAAGTACCTCCACTTTGTAATATATAACCAGCAGTTCCAAGAGATAACTGCGACAATATACCACTTGCACTTGCATATATAATACCATTAGCAGTCCAAGATGATTTGCCCGTACCGCCATAAGCAACGCCAATAGTTCCAACCGTCAAATCAGCCGAGCCATTCCATGACTTTCCATTGATACTCAATGTATGAGTGAGCTGGTTAGCTTTACTTGCTGTAGCTGTAAGAGTACCATTAACAGTTAAATTACCTGTGACTGTACCTCCTGTAAGTGGGAGATATGTACTACCTACAGCATCCTTACGAGCATATTTATCTGAAAGCTTTGTTCCATTTTCATAAATAGTACCATCTTTATCTACCTTGAATAGATATTCCCAAGTAGACTGAGAAGATGATGGATCTTTAACTCTACGAATATATAAGAATTTATTATCCCATTCATTTTTAGAGCCGAAGATAGGTTCAACCATACCCATATCATAGTATTTCTGTGTTTCTTTATCTAAGACATAGTTACCACCATTGATAGTTGTCCATCCTGACTGAATGCCGAGACTACCATCTTGTGACATGAGATACCAATGACCAGCCGTAAGAGCAGCGTTGCCCTTAGAAATTAATGCACTATATTCTACACCATTCACAAGCGCATCATCTTTGTTTCTGATATTATCAAACTCAGCAGAGCCAATATACCAGTTATTATTGGCATCTCCAAAGTAACCTGCATCAGCATTTACCGTACCTTGATAAAAGGCATTACCAACTGAATCTAAATAGAATCCAGGTGTGTGAATTTCTCCATTAGACAAGTCAAGAAACGTACCAAATGCACTATATGTTCCATCGTTACCAGCAACATAATTGTTCGACTTTAATGCATCTGTTTTAAGTTTTCCACCTTCAATAATCGTTGCTGAACCATCAGGAGATTTAATCGTGAATTGCTTTGTGATTGCTGCAACAGCAGAATCTGTAAGAGTAAGAGAAGTAGAAGATGAACCTGATTTTACGAGCCATAAGAATTGATCGAGAGACTGTTGCGCCTTTGTTTCGGCTTCTGTAACAGAAGTTCTCACCTTGTTAACATTGTCTATTGTTTCATATGTCTTTTTGACTGTTGATGTGATAGATTCAGCGGTTGACGTTATATTCGAATTAACTTTTGTAATTTCCTCAGTTAAAGTTTTGTTGGCAGAAGCAACAGCCTCATCTTTTGCAGTTGAGATATCAGAATCCACATCTTCAGGAGCTGGTGTCCAATCGGTTGCCTTGTTGCCTTTTTCAAGTTTGAGATTATGATCCAAATTATTTTTTGACCATGATACCGCACAATATGCAGTGCCTGATGGAGCAATAAAAGTCTTTGAATATTTTGAAGTTACAGTATAATAACCAGTTGGACGACTAAATACATTTTTATTAGAGTTGATCCAACCGAAAGACAAAAACCCTTCAGCAAAAGAAGACAATGTAAAAGAATCACCTTCTTTACACGATATTAAAGCAGAAGTGCGGAAACCTGTATCGGCATATAGATTATCGTAATTATAGTTCTCTATGATTCGTTTATTATCTATGGAAGTAGAAATCGCTATTAAGTTTCTCCCACCAACCTGAATATTAGAAACTTCTTCTTTTGTTGAATAAGTCTTTGATACATCTAATGAAATTTTATCGGCACTTTCTTTTATAGCAGACTTCATCTGCTCAGTAGTCGAATATGATGTCAATTTCTTATCCGTATCGGCAATAGCATCAGACTTAGCTTGATTTGCCTTAGAAGTTGCATCAGATTTAGCTGATTCAAGTGTCTTAGAACCAATACCATCCGCATAACTCTTAGAGGTTGCCAGATTCTCTTCAACAGTTTTCTTTGTAGAATATGTTTCTGAAACAGCAAGAGTAATCTCATCAGCCTTTTCTTTAATAGCACTATTCATATCTTTTGTAGTTGAATAGTTTGTCTTGAGATCATTGCTTAAGTCTGTGACAGTAGCAGATTCAGCATAGGTGTCTTTTACCGTCTGTAAAATACCATTTTTTGTCTGTTCAATCTCCGAACTTGTATCAGACCATGTTTTGTAATCTGTTATCAATTTCTTCTCTGTTGCATTTGCTTTCGATATGGCATCAGCAGAATCAGACAACGCCTTTGTTACATCTGTATCTGTAAGAATCTGCCATGAATACACTCCACTATCAACTCTGAATCTATATGCATGATTATTATCATCATAATATATATCTCCGATGTGGGTGGCTTTCTCGTCATCAGACCATGTACTTGCAGGTTCATTCTTCAATGTAGGCACATCTGTACCACTCCATGTCTGAATATTCCCATCTATTTGACCTTGGATATTGCTCAAATCTGTTTCATAAGTAGCATTACTAACATAAGTTTCAGCAACAGTCTGCTTAATTCCGTTAGCACTCTTTTCAATCTCAACCTTCATATCGGTTGTTTTAGCATAAGATTTAAGCTGATTTGCCGTATTTGTGTTTGCATTGCTTTCGGCTTTATCCGCATATCCTTTAGCTGTCTCGTTTGCAGATGAGAGAGTATTACTACCTACGTCATCAGCATAAGATTTTGCATCTGTAAGCTTCTGTGAACTATCAGATTTTGTCTCATAAGTTTCTGAAACAGTTTTAGTAATAGATGTAGTAATTGTTTCTGCTTTTTTGTCGATTTTATCATTTATAATTTCAGTGGTTGAGTAATTAGTTGATAAATCCGTCTTTACATCATCCACTAATCCCTTGGCTGTATCGGCTACAGACTTAGCACTATTTGCAATACCTTTGGCACTGTTAGAAATATCAACAGCAGAAGAAGCATTTGTGTTTGCTGTGTCAGCTTTTTCACTTGCTGAGTTAGCTGTTTTTATTGCATTGGTAGCCTTACTTGACGCATCATTTGCAGTTTTGTTGGCTGAAGTAGCAGTGGTCAATGCGGAAGACGCATTTGTATTGGCAGTATTAGCTTTCTCTACTGCATCACTTGCATTCTCATTCGCTTTGTTAGCTGTCTGTGATGCACTATCGGCAGTCGATTTGGCTTCGCTTGCAGTTGTGTTTGCACTATCTGCTGTAGACTTAGCTGAATCAGCCTGTTTTCTTGCAGCAGTAGAAATAGACAGAGCACTATTTAATCCATTAGACACGATAGGAGTAGTCGTTTCTTGTGTATTATCGTCATAAACAACAAGTGTTCTTGTCCATATATATTTTCCCTCTGACCAAGCTGGTTCTTTATCCGACCAACCTTCATTTGGTTGTAAAATATTACTATCAGAAATGGTATACTGAGGAGTAATAGATTTTATACCTTTACCCTTTACACCATTTTCACCTGGTTTACCATCTTGACCATTAGCACCTGAAATACAAATAGCTTTTGCTGTTTGAGAATTATCTGTTCCGTCCTTGTAGTATGTAATGACTTTCTGCCACACATATTTTCCGCTTACCCATGTAACACTATTTGTTGTCCATTCGCCACCAACTAACTCTGTAGCAGAATCAGATTGATAGAAATAAGTCGTTACATGATCCACGCCTTTTTCGGCAAGTTCACGGATTTCATTAGTTTCTGTTTTTAAATCTTCTGTAGCTTTATTTGCTTTATCAGCAGATGCTTGTGCTTTATCGGCTGATTCCTGTGCTCTGTCGGCTGCTTGTTGAGCAAGTGCTACTAACTTTTGAGCTGTGTCAAGGTCAATAATAACCTCAGAGATAGTCTTTCCATCAGAGCCAACTTCTGTGCCTTTAATCTTCAGATATCCACCATCAATTGTAAGACCATTTTCATCTATGACAATAGATTTGTCTTCATTGTAGATTTGAAGTTCCTTACCTATTATAAGATTACCAACTACAGTCTTAGCGATGATACCGTAATCTTCAACAAGATTACCATTGATATCCCTATATGTAAATCTACCAATACCCGTCTCAATTGATTGCCAACCATCCTTTGTAAAATACATTCCGTTGTTGACAAGTTTAAATTGCTTCAATGAAAACTCATCAAGTTGGTCATCATAGCTACGACCAAGGATACCATTCTTATTGATCAGAATAGTTTGTTCTGAACTGTTTGCAAACTGCGTATTGTCACCATTGATTCCATTATCTGCCCAGTCATTAACTGTATCAGTAGTTTTCTTTGATTTGTCAACTTGATCCTTGACAGAAGAGTATGATGTAGCCATAGATCTACTTGCATCAAGTACAGATTGAACGTCTGAATATCCTGTATATACCTTTTCAACAGTTGAAAATTCCACAGACATGTCCTGAATAGAATCAAAATCCGTTTCATACGACATCAATCTGAGAGAATATACCTTATCATCTATTCCAACCTTGATAAAGTTGCCAACTTCAAATTTGTCCTTGATTGGTTTAAATTCATCAAGTGCAAGAAGATTGCCCATTGTAGCACTGAGACTATATTGAAGATTACCAGCTTTGTACAACTCTTTCTGCGCAGCTTCAACCAACTCAGTTGCTCTTTTTATAAGAGTCACATCATCAAGTCCAGTAGAAGAATAGTTATCATTGCTATAATCATCCTCACGCCTGTATGAATACCATAACATGTAAAGCTCTTCACCAAGATAATTTTCTAGGTCAAGTTCTGCTTTAACTGAATTGACAATATCTTGTATTTCACCTGTTGATTTTTCTGTATTGTATATAGCATTAACTGCTTCGATCTGGCTTTCTCTAGTCTTGATTTCATCTTGTATAAGAACAATTCTACCACTGTAGAAATTTACATATTTATCTTTTAACTCACTATTGTTATACTGAACATCAACACTTTCATCTGTAAATCCATCAACTGCAATATCTCTGCAAGCTTCAAACTCCTTCTTGAGGTTATTTAACTCGACAAGAGAATAGTAACCAAGCTGTTCCTTAAACTTATCCTCTGCAAGTTTAATACTTGTAATCTGCTTATCCTTGATATCGTCAGCACGATTAGTCATACGTGTGATTTTCTGTTCAATATATTTCTCTGTAGATTCAATTACATCGGTTGTAATCTTAACTGATTTACTAAGATACTGATTGTTCTCGTCCATTTGTGAATGACTTGTAAGAGTGATAGTACCAGACCATGTTCTCTTGCCTGTTGAAGAATCATAATCAGACAGCAAGCTATCTGTTATGTCCATATCATAATAAGATGCTGAGAAAAATGTCTTGACTAATGCATCTACAGAACCCTTGACTGCACTTTGAGTAATAGTCTTGATTCCTGTGACAGCAACACCACCGAGGTCTTTTAAACCAGCCTGAATAGCCGTAATACTATCATCTAACCCCATACCATCTACGTCAATAACTGGCATCATGGAATCGTTCAGGAAATAGTATACATCCATAGCAGAATACCATGCAGAAGTGAGTGCTGGATAACCAACAAGAGGAGATGTGAGAGTAGGATATTCGATCTTATCCTGATCATCTTTTGACATAGATGCGAATTTAGTGTTGATATAATTTATGACCTTGTTGTATTCAGCCACTCTATCTGCCTTAAAATTATATTCTCTTGTTGTATTGATTTCGTCATATAAAGTATTATAACTCCTAAGTTTACTCTGTAGCTCTGTTGGCATATCAGCTAAAGTTCCATTTGAGAAATAATAAATATACTGTGTGCCATTAGGATTTACATTAGCAATGGCAGCATTTATCGCATCATCTGCACCTGTAATATAGAAACAGTTTTTCAATGAATCACTGTTAGAATCAAGTGTAATCTGAGTTGTAAGATTAGTGCTATTGATAAGGATATTAGTATCTTCGCCATATTTATTTGTTATATTATTAGAACCACATTCAGGACACTCATCCATATAGTCTCCCCTATAACCACAATTATTACATGTTGAATAGAGATCTAACACAGAGATGGTTCTATTTTCAGAATTAAACATGAAGGCACAGTGAAAATCATCTGCAATTGTATCTTTCAAAGCCGACAGAATATCTGTTCCATCAAATGTAAATTCATGTACAGTCTTTAATTTCTTCAAAGTGTCAGCAACACATGAAATTGAATAGTGCGGAGCTTTTTCGAGAACACGATGTAAGAGTGAGGCATGTTTTAGAATTGTTTTCTTCCTTGCGATAACTGACTCCTCTGTTGGATAAGCTGTTTTATCTTTAAGATAGTCATACTTTGATTTTTCCCATATAGCGAGATTTTCTACTGAGTCATATTCCTCTGGATCACGATAAAGAATTGTTGGAAAATTCTCATCATACAGAGGATTTGTCATATCTGTTTCTGTATTTATCTGCACATTTCTGAGTGTGATTTGAGACAATTCTGCTTCACATAATGATGTACCAGTTATTGACTTAGATACGTCATTAGGATCTTCCTCACCTGTTGTTACTAATATTTCAAATCTTTCGTGTAACTGAGGAATGTATATAATCTTAAAATCCACTATAGAGTCCCATAGCGGATGTTTCTTTTCATCATTAAACTTATGTATTTTAAATGATACTTCATTTGCATCATTAAAATTATTCTTATATGTTAAACCAGAGACATTAGTAACCCCTCCATTACCAATCGTTTCAAAATTCTTGTGCTGTAATAGGAGAGTAGGAGTCTCTATTATACCTTGGCTATTAAATAACACCTTCGCCATTTTACTTATGCCTCCTTATATATTTTTAAATCTGTTTCTTAATTTCTAACATTTGTCTTTGTAATTCATATTTATCTTTGAGAAGGTCATTGAGAAGTTTTTTGTATTGACCTTTAATTTCATTTACCTCAGAGATAGTCTGTTCCAATTCTTCACGAGTTCTGATTGTTTCCTCTATATTTGCAGCGAGAACACCTACATTATTATCCTTTATATATTGCCTTAATTCAGCATTCTCGGCTCGTAAATCCTCAACATACTTCTGTTGAAGGAAACGCTTGATTGTCATGTTATCACCTCGTTTTTAGTCGATTTTCGTCATTTTAGACAAAGAAATAGGAGAGACTTGAAACAGTTTCAAAAATCTCTCCATATCTTTGTAGTTATTCCGTTCTATCCAATTACCATCTCTTCACACTCTGAGAATTATATCCCTTACTGAGACTGCCAATTGTATCTTCCTTAAGCATCTTCCTAGCATTACCTGTATTGTTCTTATACACATCAATAAGTGTCTTGGCGAATGTATTAGGATCATTTACTCCATCCATGTGAATATCTCCAAATGTAACATTAACATCATTATCCACCTTATTATTTACAGGTACACTCGGCATACTAAACGCTGTACCAGTGTACATATTTTTATATGCCATAGGATTCTTGGCAAATTCCATCAGAGTTTTAGCCTGTTCAGCAGTGAATATCATATCACCTTGTCCAACCGACTTCAGAACACCCTTGGACACATCATACTGTAACTCTGTACCATTTTCACCAAGATTAGCAATCATATCATAAGGAATACTATCAGAACCCTTTTTGAATCCCTTGATACCTGCATTATGAAGTTTCTTCCAAAAAGCAGAATTCTTATCAGATGAATAATTCTTGAATCCAAGTATCTTCGCAAGTTCTTTCCACTTCGCAGCAGTCATAACTATTTTGCCATAGTTATCATACAGAGTTCTATTCAGAAGTCCATATTGTTCTCTTTTCTTTGTAGCTTTAAGTTTGTTCTGAGAAATAAAAGTCTCAATCTTTTTCTTTTCATATGCAGTAGGAGTTAAATTGCCAGCAGGAATACCTATAAAAGTTGGTTTAGGTTTAGAACCACTGCCAGAAGAACTACCATTAGTTTTTCCACCACTTGAACTACTATTTTGTCCAGCAGTATTATTGTATGTGTGTGTAGTTTTAGCTCTAGCATCATACTCAGCCCACATGTTATTACAGAATGAAAGGATACCATCTAGGACAGTCTTTGTATCATTGAGAACACCATCATCACCAAGCAATTTGTCAAACTGTTCAGTATAATTGATTTTGTCCATAAGACTCGAAACAGTTTCACTACTTGTTCCCCATTTGTCATCTATACTAGCAATCAGCTTGTTAAACTCATCATCAAGATTTTTAATTATATCGTGAATACTATCATCCAAATCAGTCTGGAAATCAGAAAGCATATCTTTAGTTGAAGAGATAAGCTTGTCATACTGAGTATCCTTGAGATCCTTTTTAGCATCTTTGAGAGAAACATTGAGTTGCTGTATCTTTGCTCTGGACTCCTCTGATGTATCGCCTGAAAGAGCAGTTAACTGCTTACAAAGGTCTGAAAGAGTTTTCGTCTTCTCAGATATGTTATTTGCATAATCATAGGCATCCTTTTCGGAGTCGATTAAATCCTGATATTTGTCAATAAGGTCTGAGATATGATTCTTAAGTGCATCGTAGCCTGACTTCATCAAATCAATCGTACTAAACTTTTCATCTTGGACAGCTTTCGTTGCATCCTGATAAGACTTAACCAGTTTTTCCTTCTGTTCAATATATCTCTGATTATATGGATCATCAGCTAATTTCTTATTGATGTCGGTAATAGCATTAGCATAACTCTGCGCTTGTTCCTGATATGCTTTGTAATTAGCAATATGAAGTCCAGCAACAGCGTCACCTTCCTTAGTCAAGCCACCTATATCATCAGAAGTCAAATCTCTACGAGACAACTCATTGATCATAAAGTCATTCGCATCTATAAAATTCTGTATCTTTTGAACGCCTTCATCAATTCTGTCCCATTTAATCTGTTCCATCTGATTCTGATACTCTTGCAGAGATTTAGTGGACTCGTCTATAGAATTAGTTACATCATCAATCTGTGAACGGAGATTATACCATTCAGTACTGTATTTTTGAATATCACCATTTTTGACCGATTTATTGAGCGAATCAATAAGGTCTTTTCGTTTAGATACCAAATTAGAATTAGTTTTTTGCTCATTAGTATACAACCTCTGATACCATACGTCTGATGCGCCATTGCCTTTAGCCTCAAGTATAGACATCTTATTATTTAACTCAGTTGCAGTCTGTTCATATGCATGACGTTTATTATCGTACTCAGTAGCAATATTAGAGAACTTTTGAGATGCAATTTCTGCTCTCTGAGCAATCTGCGTCTGCTTGTCTATCTCGGCTTGTGCCTTTGCCTGATTATATGATTCCAATGTATTATTATAATTGATACATGCATATAAGAAACTAGAAGAGATATATCCTTTAGTTACATATTCAGATAATTTACCAATAATAGAATCAGGGATATCTTTGTTCTGTTTAGCATAACGCTTGGCTGTATCTACACATTTTCTTACTACACTTCGACTCTTGATTGAGAGTGCAGAGAATGATGTTCCTCTAGCAGATTTTGACATAATTTTCTTATATGAAGATACTGCACTAGCATATTTGTTTCTTTCAGAAACATCACGATTGACTATACTTCCGTAACCTGACTTCTGTTTATCAAGATAGCTGTTTTTGTTTTTGGCATATACAGAATTTGATGATTTACTGTTATACAAATCCATAGCATCGTTAGTAGCATCGTCAAGATTCTTATATTTATCAGCTATGTTATTATATTTCTCTGCGCTATTAGCACTGTAAGCAGTAATATATTCTTCTCTAGCAGTCTTAAGGTTCTCTATACCAAGATTGTACATGTACAGCCTATTGTATAAAGTAGGATTATTCTTCGCTACGATAGCAAGTAATGAACCAGGTATTACAACACGCTTTTTAATGTAACCCTTGATGTTGCTTAAGGTTGTATTATATTTCTTGTTGTTCGCTATCTTACCGTGACTCAAACCATAATTTGCACTACCAGCAAGTTTATTGACATTACTTGTTGCCGATCTTGTAGCTGTTGAATATGCCTTATTCTTTACATCTAAAACCAGATTGTTGTAGTTCAATGCAGAATTCTTAGCCGTAGATGTATTTTGTACACCACCTGTAGCAATGGTCTGTTTTGTCTCAACCATAGACACTGTAGCATCTCTCTGCGCATCAGATACTTTCTTGAGATCTTCAGCATATGTTCTGAGAGAGTCATGAAGTGTCTGCATAGCAGTTGTACAGTCTTTTGCTTTGTCGATCCAGTCTTTATAGGTAGTTATGACTGTCTGAATATCTGAACTATATTTGGAGATATTGATTGAACCATCAGCGACACGAGACTTAATTTCTTTTGCAAGTGAACTACTTATTGCGCCGAGAGATACGGCTTGATTCAGATAGCTTGATGCTTGTGTCTGATACTTGTCTCTACCACGCTGAGTATTATATAACTTTTCGTATGTACCGCCAACGGCAGACATGTAATATGATGTAGCAGAAGAGTAACGTTTATCATTAAGTTTAGACTCAGCCTTTGAGATGTTGGAATCTATCTTCTTTTGGAGTCTGTCAAGACGAACCTCTATCCAGTCAAAGAATTGTGATGCCCAATCTGAGAGCTTGTCAAATGCTGTCTCTGTTTTAGAAGACGATGAACCACTACCGCCTGAACCACCTGATGTACTTGTACCGCCAGTTCCACCAGTATAATTATATGGTGTAAATTGAATATTAAAGTCATTAACAGCTTTAAGTATGGCACTTTTAGCACTATTCATAGCGGCTTCAGCAGCCTTAGTGTCCTTAATATTTCCGTTCTTTACGGCAGTCAACCAGCTTAATGCTGTGCCACCAACACCAGCCGCTTTTGCCATAGATAATAATTCACTTACATCTGTTGTTGTAGAAATCTTAGCCGCATTAACACCTTGTTTAGCAAGAGATACCTGTTTTAATGCTGATGTATCACCACCAGCCGCTTGAACCTCATCTATGATAGAATTGATTTCATCTGCTGTAGCGTTATTGAGTGCATCGGTAGTTGTAATACTTGTTATTTTTGCAGCATTGAGTTCTTGTAAGGCTTGAACACGAATTTTATTCATGTATGCCAAACGTTCATCTATTGCTTCGCTTGCATTTTCTACCCCTTGTTTTGTGAGTTCTGTTCTATATTGTTCTGCTGTAGCATCTGTCAAATCATTGAGATTTATTTTACTCGATGCATACTCATTTGAAAGAGAATTGAACGCCTCTTGAGTATCATATGCTGCATTACCAATGTTTTGCATTGCCTCAACAAATTTATCAAATACATCTAAATCTCCAAACTGATCATATAAAGATGAAATAGTTGTAGAATCAACAAATCCATTTTGCATAGCTTGTTGATATGCTTCATTAAGTGCTTTATAACCCTTATCTGTAGTCGCAAGATTATTGGCAGCCTCTATAGAACCATTTGTTCCATTAGATTCTTGTGAAATCTTTTGTAGTTCTTCAACAAGTTTCTTTGCATCTCCACCACACATTTCAAGAAGTTTATCATAATCCTTGAGTGATTGAATAGAATCTTCATCAATTTTGCCAACTTTACCAAGCTGAGAAATATATTCAAGATATTCTTGGTCTTTGGAAAAATAGTCGGATAAATCGAGAATTGGTGTTTCTTCTGCATCTTTCTTTAATGAAGAAATAAAATCATCAACATCTTGTGTGGTTTTAAACTTTACATCATCAGGAATTTCAGCATTTAAAAATAGAGTCCTATCTTCATCAGATAATCCATTTTGAACATAATCTCTAATAGTTTTAGAAATATTATTTTGCTGTGCCTCATATGCACCATTTGGATTATTTGTTATAGGGGCAATTCTATTTAATTTGGCGTTGGCATTATTATACATGTCTTCAATCATCTGATTGAAATCAATACCAGCATTTTCACAAGCAACTCTTAATGCTGTGATTATATCTGAACCAAATTTATTTTCAAGAGCTGATAAATCAGTATTACCACCACTAGAAAAATATTGTAAAAGTTGATCCTGAAGTCCCTTGAGCTTATCAGTGTCAAAAATCGGTTCAATAACAAATTTATTATATTCACTGTTTGAATATATGAGTTTATAAGCTTCTTGTAATTGAGCAGTTATATCGTTATATAAATTCCTATCAGAAATAGAGAATGTTGAAACATCATTATTCCCATATTTATTATTAATATCTTTTTTGTATTGTTCAAACTTGTCAATAATATCCAATAAGTCACTTTGGGAAGAATTAGCAGCTGTTTCATAATCAGATATAACAGACTGAACTTCGTCAATAGAATACGTACCATTATCTACATATCTTTGTCCATCTCTTTTAGCACTTTCGTATTGTTCTTTATCATTTTTATATATACTATATTTTGTATCAAAGTCATCCTTGAAATCGTCATAATGATTCTTTATTTTACTAACAGTTGAGGTAGCTGAATTCTGTTTCTTTTTTTCTTCAAGGTCTATACTTCGTTCAAGCTCGTTATTTTGCTTTTTTAAATTTTCAAGTTCTTCAGCATCTGTAAATGAAAGAGTTCCCTTAGATTGTAAATCATTGATTTTATCTTGAGTAGTTTGTAATTCACTATTCATCGAATCAATACTAGATACAGATTCTTCATAGCTGGAACGAGATTCATCTATTGCTTCATTTGCTCGTTCTACTCTGTGGATATAATTGCTTATCGCTTCACTTGCTAGATCAATTCCTTTAGAAATTAATCCTATTACAAGCATATTAGCAGCTAAAGATAATGCTTTCATTCCCAAAGACGCAGTTTTAGAAGCAGTAGCAGTTGCCCTTAATTGATTTTGAACAGAACGTTGTTTTGCTATAAAAGCATCAGTAGTTCCTGTTGCTCCACCTGTTGATACCGCATATTCTTTAGCTGATGCACTAGCATTGATCATAATTTTCTCAAAATCAGCAGTTGTTACAGCTCCTTTTTTACATTCCAATTCATAATTTCTTAGGGCGATGATGTCAGCATTAAGTTGAGCTTCTTGTTGTTTTATAGATATAGTTAATTCATCTTGCGCAATCTTTCTAGCTTTTAATGCAAAAACTACCTTAGTATCATCACCTGTTCCAATTGTCTTGAATATCGTACTATAATGTTTTATACTTGTTTGAAAGAATATAATTTAAAAGAGGTAGTATATATGCTAATTCATTGCCCTGAATGTAATAAGGAAATATCAGATACTGCAAAAGAATGTCCTAATTGCGGATATGTATTAAAACAAAAAATAACATCTGAAGGTGTATATTGTCCCAAATGTCTGTATTGCTGTGGTAAGACAGAAATAGATAGATGTCCACTTTGTAACACAAAATTACTTCCATCAATAACGGGAGATATAAGTGAAATATATGATTATGCAAAAAATCATCCAGAATTAAAAAAATCTCCTAATTTTAGCTATGAAGCCTATCATGCAAGATTAAATTACAAGCCAATAGATTATAACACAACCAATATTCCTAAATGTCCTACCTGCGGGTCAACAAACATTAAAAAGATATCAGGTACTAAACGTTGGCTGTCCACTGGGTTATTTGGATTGGCTAGTAGTAATATTGGAAAGAGTATGTGTTGCCAGAATTGCGGATATAAATGGTAGTTCTTAGTAATTTTTCACAAAACGTACGTTCAATCTATCAGTTCAGATGTATTAATGATAATATATAGTTATCTTATACAAATGAGGAGGTTGATGGATATGCTACCAAAATGTGTAACAATTGGACGATATGTTTTTACCCAAATCAGAGTTGATGAAGACGGAGTTCAGTATTATAGCATACAAAGAGGAACTGATATTTGTGTTGATTATAATCATCCTTTTTCGTCAATAGATGAAATGCGCTCTTGGGCTGCGGATAATTCATAATTATTAATAATAGCTAATGCGAGATAACAGAAGAGAGTAGTAAGAAATTACTACTCTTTTATTTTTATTGTCAGATTAAATTAATATAATAAAGAGCAGGAGATTAACTTTCCTACTCTTTATTATATCCGAATAATTCATTCATTTCTTTTTTATAATCAATTTTACTTTGTTCGTAATTTTCCAGTATCTTTTTGCGCCATTCTAAAAACTCTTCTTTGTTCTTAAAATTTAATTCTTTTGTATCAATGGCTTTAAAAGGGATATTTTTTTTCATTATTTTTCCTCCTAAGAAATATTTTCAACACGTTTCGCTTTAAGTCCCTTTTCAATCTTATGAGTAAGCAAAGCATAATTTCTATATACAATAATATATTTATTAACAATTTCTAAAATTTCTTCTTTTGTATCCGCTATTATTGTTCCATGATGAGCAATAATCTCCAAAGAAGATAAAATATTCCCTGCGGAGCATGATATTGGGATTCCTATATACTGTGAATATTCACCATCATATTTACTCGAAGATCCATTATAACCAAAATTTTGCTTTATTTCCTCTTCAGTTGGGTATACGACTATTTTAGGATTGTTTTCTAAAAATAATTTTGCGTATTGCCAATCCTTCTTTTTAGATAATATTATATCTGAATATAAAATAGTTGGTGTTGAATTTGTACCACCACAATGTGCTATCATTTTTATACAATCTTGTGTACGTTTTCCGGTCTTTTTCTTATATCTTACATATATATTTACTGAAATATCAGTTCCAGATTTAGATAATTTACTCAAAATATTAACAATATCTTTACAAATATAATTGGAAATACTATTAAAATTCCAATTCAATAATTCTAAATTATTTGTAGATATAATTTGTTTTGATAAATCATTTATTTCTTTTTGTGATATATTCATTAAGTTATTTACAGATTCAAATGTTGTTCTATAAACATCTATAGAAAGATCACAAAACGTTTTCTCCTTTATTAATTTTTCAATTGTTTGATTGTTTTTGTCTTGTTTTCTTTCATTATATGCCATATATGTTATATACGCAATATATAAAACAGTTAATAAAATTACTAAAAATTTCCCACTTGTAAATACATTGTCTATGTTCCCGTTTTCATTTTTCCACTCTGTCGCATTATCAATTAATCCTATTATAAACGGAACAATGGTAATTATTAGTGCTTTAACTAACCAGTTTAGTAACCAAATAGAAGCTGTATTTTTTCTCTGTTTGTCCATAGTATTTCCCCATCATTAGTATTTAATATTACTATTATACACCAATAATTGACACAATTCCATTAGAACATATGTTTTATAGATATATTTCCAGTAATATTGTATAATAAACTATATATTTTACAATTCACAAAATCAGCAGGAGAGGGGAGTACCATATGACGAAAAATTACAAATTACATTACCACCCAAACTTAAACTTAGAAAAAGAAACAACTATTGAATTAAAATCAGTAGAAGAAGTGAGAATATGTCCTCATTGCGGCATAGCTACAAGCCCTACATTTATTGATGGATATCTTATTGGGGATAACAATAGCTATATACCACCAACCGCTTATATAATATTCCATTGCCCAAGTTGCAACAAACTATATATCGCAAAATATTACATACCACATGACTACTATATAACAAACGACATGATGCCATATGATTTTACGCCCATATTCCCATCATGCACATATCCAGGAAAACACATATTACCAGAATTCACTGAAAATATAAAACAATTGTCACCTATGTTTGTAGAAACATATAGACAAGCTTGCTATGCAGAAGAAAATGAAGACACAATTGGGTTAGCTGGGTTAGGTTATAGAAAAGCAATTGAATTCTTAATCAAAGATTATCTTATTAAGGTAGATCCAGATAATAAGGATAAAATTATTAAAATGCAACTAGGAAAGTGCATTGATAAATTAGATGAAGATATTCAAGATATCGCAAAAGCGGCTACGTGGTTAGGTAATGATGAAGTTCATTATTTTAAGAAACATGGCGATTATGGTATTGATGACATGAAAGACTTTATACAATGTTTGGTAGCAGATATAGAAAGATATTATGTTAAATTGAAAGCAAGAGAGTTCGTCAATGCGAATGATAATGCTACAAAATAACATTAGATACAATTATTACTACATAATAAAAGACACCTTAGTTGGTGTCTTCTTTGTTTTCTGTCTTTAATTCTTCTATGAGATAATTTTTAATATCTGTTATATGTTGCCTGAAATAATTTGGTTTTCTGTTTTCTAACTCTAAAATTCTTCCTAATTTATATTCCAATTCTGCTAATAAAACTTTATTTTTTACTATATGTATGCTCTTAGTTTTATTTCTATATTCTCTGTCAATATATTTCTCAGTAAAAGGAACTGCGTCACTAATAAAAAATATAGATTTTTCATTTGTTTTGCCGACATGATAAAAACAAGATCGTATGTCTTTTTTATCATAATTCATATATCTTTGTATCCTGTTTTTAGCAGCTTCGTCTCTATGTTCATAATTTCCAACTGGTATAGCCCAATACAAATCGGGCAATTCTATGGACTTCATAAGACAAATGATCGGTCTTTCTTTTGAATCGTTCCAAACACCACCATTATCCCTTATAATTTGATAAAATTCATTTTTACCAAAATACATACCATGTTCTTCCATTTATCCTCCTGTATATAACAAAAGCCCTATATAGATTATATAGGGCTTACAATGTTTTTTTGTCCTACATTGTGAAAGGTAATTGTGTCATAATGCAATGTTCTTTGTTATACATTGCGAAATAATTTTGTATCAAAAGTACAATGTTTTTTTGTCCTACATTGTGAAAGGTAATTGAAGAAACCATTTCTGATTTCTTACTTATATTATACACAATCATGAGAAAAATAGTAGTAAAAAATATGATCAATATCTGCTATTTGTTTTGTGCAAAATTACTATTTGCTCAATATTTCCTTTAATTCATCAAAACTTAACCCTTTTTCTTGAATTAACTCGTCCAACTCAGAAAGTCTTTGCTGACGAATCTGCTCTTCGAGTTCTTTCTTTGCTTTCTTCATTTCCTTTAATGAATTTTCCATGTTCTCAATTTCAGTTGTGATTTTTGTTAATTGCTCATCTAATGTGAGATTTTTGCGTCCTCTTGCCATAATTGACCTCCTGACTAACTTTTTGAAAATAGTATAGTTCAAAAAGCCTTGACTTTCAATGATTTTCATATGACAATTATCAACAAAACCTATGTTCTGAATTTATCTGTTTGGATAAATATGGTAAACTAATATTAAGCAAACTGTATCTGAGCCATCGTATCTCAGATCGCCGCAAGACAGAATGCTCGGTATGATACCATACGAAGTGCCATAGTTGTAGTTGACACAAGTTCTTTGGAAAAGTAAATATCTCGCCCTTTCTGGGCAAATACATTTTCCCAACTTTTATATAATACTACAAAGAAGGGAGGGTAGAATTGTTCGACATTTTAACGAACGTAATTAGAGTCTTAGGCTGTGCAGGTATATGCTATTTAGGATATTTGGGTTTAAAATTAGTTGTCACAATACTGATTTGCAAACACCCAGAATTATCTGAAAAGAAAGTTCAATACATTACTCGCATGGTCACAAAAGACAAACATCAATCTAAATAATTCTATTTTTGTATTCCATATTTATTTTTCTCCTTTTAAATCAGGGAGGGTAGTTGCAATGGCTACCCTTCTTTAATATTATTCTCTCATCTGAAATCGAGATTTTGTTCCATCTTATCTACCTCTAGGAACTGAGAGGTCAAACTGATTTACACGAGATATGAGATAAATTCACATCATTTAACATGTCGTGCCATGAGTACGGAATGCATATTATAGTAGCATCGTTTCATATAACTACTACCAACGGTTGTCACTCTCTGAGGGCTTACCATTTTAAAGGTCTGTCCCTGCGAACCAACTGAATTCATGAATTTTTACTGTACTTATTTAGTTTCCTTATAATAGGGTAGTACCATGAGTTTTACAGCCTTCCTCGCATATTGCGTCTTCGTTTATCGTATGTATAGCATACTTATCATAGTCCAAACTAACGTATCCGTTAGAAACCCTATGATGTCGGTACGTTCAAAACAATAACAATGATTTGATTAATACGCCACTAACGTATCAATGCCGACATTTTTAAAAGATAATGCTGCTCCAATTCCTGTGAAAATAGTAGGCAACAACCCAACTGTATCTACAAAATCAGTAGCACCTTTAAGAAGTGTGGATAATAAATCAATTCCATCCTTGATAGTTTCGGAGTCGATCACTTTAAACCAGAATTCCTGGGCACGATTCTCCAACTGTGCCATTTTACCATCAATACTATCAAGATAAGAATTTAATTCTTTTTCTGCTGATCCCTCTGAATTTTGAGCATCTTCATACACCGAACGAAGCATATCTCCATTCTGAAGAATACTTGCGGCAATGTTCGATCTATTTTTCCCAGCTATAGTCTCCAGTAAAAGATTAAGATTATTTGTTCCTAATTCTTTATCTTTTTTTACAATATTGTCATACAAATCTGCGAGTCCTTGCATGATTTCATATGTACTTTTATAATTTCCATTAGAATCAAGAATATCAAAACCTTTTCCATCTGACGATGCAGCTTTGGTTGCATCCATGATTGTATCTCTAAGTTTAGAAACGGTAGTAATCATTCCATCTGTTTCTTCGCCTAAATCTGAAAGCTCCTGTTTAGCTTCCTCTGTACCAACCAATCTAAGAGAAATCGTTCTTAAACCTGCCCCTACTTTAGATGGATCTTGAGTTATGGCATTGCCAGCCGTAGTCAACGAAACAGCTTCATTAAGATCGTTGTTTGCAGTTACTAATGCACTTGCGGAATCTTTAAGAGCAGTTGCTAATCCATCTGTCGAGATACTATAATTGTTGCCAATATTATTGAGAACATCAATTATATCCATTTTATCAAGATCTTTATACGCCTGACTCATTGATACAAGAGACTCCGTTGCTTCGTCTATTCCTTCAAACTCTGATACATTTAAAAGAACATTGGCATCCTTTGCACTTTCCGCAGCTTGATTCATTGATTCTCCGAGACGCATCCAATCCGCTGTGGAATTTTGTATCTGTTTTGCAGTTGTACCAACCGCATCTGCCGTATCGAAAGTAGTAGCTTGATAATCTTTCAAGCTTTGAACAGTCTCATCAGATACTTTTCGCATTTCTGTAAAGGCAGTATTAAGTTCTCTTACAACATTAAAACCTTCTTTACCCAGATTAATAACATCATAAAATCCAAACATACCTGCCATCTGAGCGGCTAATTGATGGAATCCGCTATTCTTTAAAGTGTCCCACAATGTTCTGCCAGCTCGACCAGCTTCGACTTCGGCATTATAAATCTTTAAGATTTCACCATGAATCTTGTCAAGACTCATACTAGGATTACCACTTTCAATTTCTGCATAGTAAGCTTTAATCTTAGCCTTAGCCTCAGAAGACATCTTGCTGTTTTCATTAAGAAGCTTATGAATTTTATCTAATTCTTTCTGACCAGAAACAAAGTTATATCCCTTTTCAGAAGCCGACATATTAGTAACAGTAGCGATAGTATCTTTGATTTTCTTTTCATACTCGTCCAATTTAGAAATATCATCACTTGTCACCAAACTAGCATCTTTGCCTTTTAATTCATCAAGCAAAGTTTCGTACTCATGAACAGCATTCTTGACAGCCTGTACATTTTCTAAATATGTACTACTTGTCCAACCGCCATCATTGAATCTGTCAATGGTTGTTTTGTATTTATCAATCTTACTATTATAAGAATCCAAACGCTTATCATACTTATTGAGGTTTGCATTGGCATTCTGTTCTTTAGCTTGTGTATTTTCCTTAATTTTCTGAGTATTCTGTTCTAATACATTATTCTCTTCTTTGATGGAATTGGTAGCAGACTCTACAGATGCAGAAACATCTTTATCAGGAAATGCGTCTTTCTTTGTGGTTTGAGATACAGCATTTTTTACAGATTGGGCTGTTTTTTCAGCCTGATCCTGAGTCTCTTTTAACTCTTCTTGTAATTTATTTTGCTGTTCAATGGCAGGATTAGAACCAGATGAAATATTCGTTTCACTAGTAGGAGAAACAGTAGCAGATGTGGCATTCTTTATCTTCGCTAATTCAATTTCAAGTTCCTTAACACGATTAGTAAGATCTATGACCTCCTGAATAGAAGTGTTTACATCAAGTCCATTCTTAAATACCTTTGTAAAATTATTTGCAGATGTAGAAATTTCATCAAGTTTATTAACAATAATTGTCAATTGACTAATTACTTCTGAAAGATCAGTTTTACCAAAAAGATTTTCTATCGAATTATTAGAAGTGCTTTCAGATTTGATTACATTATTCAAAGAACGCTGTGCACCAGAAACTGCTGAATAATAAGATTTTTCTATATCAGAATATAAATAATCTTTACCAAACTGTTGTTTGGACATTTCTCTCATCTCAGTAATGAAATTTTTATATGCAGCAATTTTAGCATTCATATTATCATACTGATTAATGTCTAAATTATCAAAATAACCTTGCATATTAGAATCAAGAGTACCTGACATTTTTAGCCTGTTAAACAGATTCTCATAAGTATGTAACAATTTTGCAGTCCTTGACTGAACTTCGGCAGTTATTTTATCATCTGAGCCAAAATCTAAATTCATATTCAGACTTAAACTAGATGTTTTCTTAGCTAATTCAGAAATAGAAGAATCTACTTTGTTGATCATAGTTAAAAGAGGTGAGAATTCATCACCATCCCCAACATCAGATATAACTTTCCGCATTGAACTAAGATGAGATTCCATTTTTTCGAATAAATTAATAACTGTCTTGAGTTGTTTTTCGTCAACTATTGAATTACCAATACCTTTTCCGTTACCTGAACCAGTTCCAAACGCCTTACCAGAAGCAAGAGATTTAACAACCTCTACCAACTTATCCAAACTCTTAACAGTCTCATCTATTCCTTGATCTTTTATCTGCACAACAAATTCTTGTGAAGATAATTGCTTTCTATATTTTTGAATCACCTTTTCGAATTCTGCTTGATTCTTTGAATTAGAAAAGTCAAAATACATTTCAAGTTTATTATTTTGTAACTCTTTTTGTCCTTCAGATAACCCTTTTAATATCTGAGCAAGCAAATCAGATTTATCCAGCACAATACTGGCGGTCATTGAAGCAGCTACATTATCTGGCATATCAAATACCTCCTATCTTTTTACATATTTATTTACAGTGAACTCCCAATCTTTCTTGAAACGATCTCTCGTATAAGATTCAAGACTTTCACTCTGATTGAAATATGGATTAGTCCACGAATTCCCACTTCCAATATTTCTATTTCCAAACAGAGGGTTAGGTCTTGACCAAGCCAAAGGCAATCCATGTATTCCCTGATTCCATTGTAGATCCAGTAAGAATGAGGCTGGATCAATTGAAGCACTATATTTGTTTTTCCATCTATATATAGAACTATCATTTTGTGTAGATAATCTTTCAAATTGATTCATATCGACATATGAAGTAAAATATATGATAGCTTTGCCATTTTTCTGTACAAGCTTATGTGTGTAATCTAATGAGTTTACCATTGTGCCTTGACTATCAATAAACCATTCCAAAGTAGACTTTTCTCGAATTTCCCTTTGTGCTTTATTGCCAGCAGAGATATATCTATCCACGTATTTTTCTGTTAATCTATCTGCGAACTTTTTCAATTCTCTATCATTTATTTTTATTCCAGTAGCTCGAACAGCCATTTTGTATCACCTCCGTTTTGGAACATTAAAATAGGAGAGTAGCAATATTACTCTCCATAAGAAAAACCCTATACGCTTTGACACGTATAGAGCCTGTTTATTTTACAAGAAATTTGAAATTTCAATTATTTATCCCAATCTCTATATCCATAATATTCTTCTAAAGATTTACTTGTCATAGTAGCCATTTCACATTTTGTACCTAATAATTCCTCAAGTACAAATGGGAGTTCATCAATTAAAACATGTTCTGGTTTCTTATCAATTTTATCGCACCAAAAATCATCATCTAAAAATTCTGCAACTGTATAAACAGTTATTTTCTTATTTGTAATTTTTTCTGCACGTCTTTCAATATCTCTCTTCATAGTTCTACACAACGTAATAATTGGACAACCTGTTTTAACAGCTTCAATAATAATATTTGTTGTCTTGCCACAACCTCTTGGTAAATTCATAATTTCCATACTTATACCTCTTTAAAATTTGCGGTACTGCTAAGTTTATAATCATCAAGAATTTTTCTCAACTCATCATTGGATAAACTATCAACTTTCTTATTCACAACATCAACAAGTGGTGTGAGAGTTGCATTTGCCAAATCAGAAATTCTTCCAATCTGTTTACTAATAAATGCCTGAGTAGTTGTCTCATTGAACTGAGTATCTGACTGTTTCATTGTTAAAATTGTCTTGAACTCACTTAATTCACTTATAGGAATAAGTGGATCAGCTTTATCAGAACCAACCATTAAAACATCAAGTAAACCAGATGATTTAAGTGCGTCATATCCCTTGATAAATCCTTTATCATCCTCGTCAATCTCAAGATTTGTATATAATTCAATTACGACACGACAAAACTGTATGTACTGAGCAACAGAATTGATTTTAATCTTATCTGTTTTACGATACTTTGTTACTCCGTTGTCATCATAAGCTTCCTGCTCAAATGTTGTTTTATCTACAATCAACTGTGCGTAAGCATCTTTCTTGATAATTGATACATATGGGGTGATTTTGATTTTCTCCTTAACGAATCTATCCTTTAACTGCTGAGTTGCCATGTTATTGTATCTTTCTACAAATTCTAAAATTTTCATATTACTTTTCTCCTTTAATCATTTATTGATGAGAATTTTTCACATTCTCCATTATGTATTTCTTTTTGAATTCGACCTTCTATAGCTTTCTTTAGAAGACTACAGTTTCGTTTGTATCTTTTACATCCGATGCAGTGAGACTTAAATTCATCAAACTGTGAAGCATTGTCAAAAACTCCAATGTAGTCAACAGGATAGATGGTCAATTTAATTCTAGGATTCTCTGAATCATAATAAATTCTCTGAACTCTTTCGCATGTTACATTGTCATCAACCCAAACTAATCCAGTTTCTGTTATGGCATCTAACATGCATTTAAAATAATTGTTCGCATCACGATCTATTCTGTCAAAATAAAAGACAGAATCTATATAAAAATGTTGATTTGCGTTTGGTTCTAAATCATAACCCTGTTTCTTTACTTCTTCCTGAACATATTTAATAAAATTCTTTTGATATTTTATCGCCTCTTGCGTTTTATAACTCATTGCCATAGGTTTGCCGTTTTTAATAATGGCTCTATATGACAAATAGTGATTTACCGAGGGGCTAATAGGAGAAGTAAGTTGTAAAATATTTCCCATTATTCCTCCAATATAAAAAGAGCGAATCCAAATGAATTCGCTCTTTCCAAAACATATTTATTTAATTTTTACATTGCTATTATCATAGGGTATAATTCCCATTTACCATTAGGATATTTACCAACATTTTCACTAACAACTTTATGAACTTCGTCCAAACTACCAACATTCTTGTCAATGTGAATAACCTTTCCTCCTAAGATCGAAATCTCTTCACATATAACATTGTAATATTGCCTATCCATGTTATCCCCTCCTTATTTTGATATGCAAAATAATTCATACATATCAACCTTGAGTGTACGAGATAGGATAATAGCATTACTGAGAAGTATATCATTAGTGTTGTCGTTTTCAATTTTGCATATAGCAGCAACAGATAAACCTGTCAGTTTTGATAACTGCTGTAATGTTAATCCTCTTTGATTGCGATAATACCACACTTTGTTTTTCATAATGTTAATATGTACAAATGTATTTTATTTATGTACTATATTATAATATGACTAATTTTTACTGTGGTAGAAATATTCAATCATCCTTAATTGGCAAACTTAACACTTCTGGTTTCAATTTTTCGTGATAAATATCATCGCCACCAGCGGCTTCGTAAATTTTTCCTAATTCCGTAAAAGTTTTTAATCCAGAATTGTCAACATAACCTTTTTCAGAAAATTTAGTATGTAATCCATATAACTGATTTCTTAATGTCGCAACTGTACGCTCTTTATCAGCTCTTTCTTTTTCAGTTAGTTGACATTTTATATCATCTATACCCTTTGACATTTTAGATATTTCTTTGTATTGCCAATTATCATGTTTTTCTAAAGTCATAAGTCTATTCTCAACATTTTCTTTGTCCTGCTCAAAACCAGTTTTAATTCGTCCTTTCTTCTTAAAATAAGAAATGAGATCAATTATTTCTTTGATTGCAAATAATAGTAAGAACACTGCTAAGATAACACTTATATAATTTTGATTAAATACTGCTTCTATATATTTCATTCAAGCCACCTTTCTAAGAACATAAGTCCTTGAAAGTTTTCTTAACAGCTTTCGATGTTCCACAAGCTTTCTTTAATCCTTGACCAAACACACCAGGATACTCAACACCCTTTGGATTTTTCCCTTTGAGTAAACAGATTATTTCAAGTGCTGTAACCATCCATTGACATTCTGATACCTTAACATAATGTGAACCAAATGCAGCATCAGTAGCAGAACCCCAAATTCCGTCTACCACAAGACCAGCACCATAATCCTTATTAAGTCCTGTTTGGACTACCTTAACAGCAGCTTTTTTTGTCTCAGTTCCACGGATACCATCAACAATAATATTACATCCAGCAAACTTGTTCGCCTCAGTCTGTCCCTTTTTGATAATGGAGGCGGTGGAAGATGCAACTGGTTTTGAAGGTGCAGGTTTAGTAGTAGATGGCTTAATAATTGGTCTAATGATATTTGGGATATTTGGTACAACGCCAACCTTAGAAGCATATTTCTTCCACTGAGTTTTATCAAAATATGCTTTATTGAGGTCAAGATCTCCATTATATCCATTAAGTCTACCAACAGAACTATACTGCCTAATCGCACATGAGTAAGCACCTTCATTCCAAGGTGTGACCTGGTATCCAGTTCTATTATAGTCTGGATACTGAGCAATCCATAGTGGAGCACCCACATTTTTAACAGAGTTCATTGCTGACTTCTGTATATAAATGAACGGCTTAATCTTAGTCTTCTTATATACATAATCGCACCATTTTTTGCACCAAGCATAATCATTTTTACCAAATTGAGAGTTGCCACCTGATTCCCAATCAAGAACAAATATAGCCTTACCTACATATTTCTTCGCAACTGATAGAAAACGATCTGCTTCAGCCTTAACATTTCCACCATTAGCATAATGATAAAGTCCAAGACACTTGTTGAGTTTGAGAGTCTTGTCGCACTGCTTTACACAACAGTTACTTGTATATCCTGTACCTTCAGTTGCTTTCACAATTACGAAATCGCAAGGGACTTTACTAAGATCAATATTTTCTTGCCATGCACTAATATCTATACCATTCATACTAGCCATAATTACACCCCCTCATGCTTTGCGTCATAAAGAGCTGTATCAATAAGCGAATCAAGGTAATCACCAAAATCATCATTCGCTTCACTCAGTACCTTGTATACAATTGTTGGAAGTGCCTGAAGTATCTTGGTCTTAGCAAGTTCTCTAACCTCATTCATCTTATCCTCTGTCCATTCATCTGTACCTTTAATATCTTTGACAACAGACTCATAGACTGCTTTGACAGCTTTCTTAACTTCATCGTAAAGAATCTGACCATATTTATCTAGTTTTCTCGCTTCAAGCCATCTGTTTACTGATGTAAGAATCTTTGTGCCGATTGGAAGTATAATCGCTGTCCATATAACACCAAGAATTGTAGTCCAATCGAGGCTACTCAATATATCCTTCATAATCAATTCTCCTTTCCAAATAAAAAAGAACGGGAAATCCGTTCTTCTCGTAGTTACTTATTCAGTTGTCTTAATATCTCCACGCACCGCTGTAGATTACTGCATAAATAATCCAATTCATCCCTTGTTTCATACCCATCAAATGTCATGCGAATGCCGCCATGTATTAGTTTTTCATCAAGTCCAATTGCCGTAAGAGTAGAAGATGGAGTCAAGTCACCTGACGCACAAGCAGAACCAGTTGATACTTGAATGTCTGCCATATCCAATAATATCATCAGTGATTCACCTTCAATACCATCAAAACAAACATATAAGTTATGTGGTAAGCGACTATCAACGTCTGCACCTATAATATGAGAATCTACTATATTATTAATGATATAATCATGAACATAATCTCTATTCTCAGACGTGATAGAAAAGTAATTATAATCCTCAACTGCTTTACTAAGTGCTGCAATGCCTATTACATTTTCAGTGCCACCAAATAAGCCTTGTTCCTGTGAACCATATATGAGTGGTTCGAGTTCTATTGACGGTTTCTTATATAAAACACCTGTTCCCTTTAACGCTCCAAGTTTATGTGCGGAGAAACCCAGACCATCAGCGTTCAACATTTTTACATCAACAGGAATTTGACTAATTGAACCTGTGCAATCTACATAGACCACTGCATTATAAAAGTGACATATTTCAATAATTTGTTTCACGTCTTGAATAGTCCCTATCTCAGAATTAGCATATTCTATGACTACAAGTTTCTTTGTTGTGTCCATAGATAAACATTCCTTGAGATCCTGAATATCTATTTTTCCTGTGTAATCAACTTTGAGTGGACACTTATATTTTAATGATTCCACACATTTCAATACTGATTTGTGTGAAGTAGGAGAGTATAATACTCTACATTCATTTCTCTGGGTATAACCTTTAATAAAAAGTGTATTATTGGCTGAACCGCCTGATGTAAAGATAATATCTTTAGAATCTGCATTAATGAATTTTGCTACATTACTTCTTGCAGTAGTAATAATCTTCTTAGCTTCAACACCTGATTGATACATTGAAGATGGATTCTGATATATGTCCAATAGTGATACTATATAATCCTCAACTTGTGGGGTTAATGGGGTAGTAGCTGCATTATCAAGATACATATAACCACCTACCTAATTTAACTCATAATTACACCACTTTTTATATATTTCAGTAGTGTCTTCTTTAAGAAATACCATTGCCAAAATTACATTATTTGTTTTATCGTCTATACTTGTATACATATCAACTGGATATACATTATTCTTGATATAAAGCAGATACTGTTTGGGATTAACAATCCTGACTGCTTCGTGTGGAGAATAATTTCTTGTTTTTAAATTAGTTTCTATCATATTTCCTTTCATTCCTTATCTGTATTACCGTAAAAAAAATGGGAATACAACATTTGAATAGTAATGTTATATTCCCATCAGAATTTTCTAAAATCACTATTCAAACTGTATCACCCTTTCTTTCGAGGTGAATACTTAATCTTTTCATATTTATCTATATTTTTCTTAGTTGAGTTATCAGCTGCATCTGTTAAAATAGAATCTTGTATAAGGTTTTCTTCAATCTTATCTGATACTACATTTTCGTTTATATCAGTAATGACATTCTGATAACTTCCACCAAAATTATCTAATCCAGATAAATCAAGTTTATCTAATCTATTTTTTGCTTTGTTTGCTGTCAGCTTATGATTTGCATAAGAAGATGTTACAAGATAAATGTCGTGACAATTTTCACTACAGAATGTGAACATCCAAGTAGGCTTATCCTTATCTTTTCCACAGACGGGACAATACTCATATGACTTATAACAAACAGCACATATCTTTTCCTTACTCAAGGTAATCCTCCTTTAAAAAGAAGAGTGATAGTAAGGACTACCACTCTTATAATTGATTAGGTTGATATCAGATTAGGCTTCCTCTGGCTCATCAATGAAGTAGATTTCTACCATCATCTGCTCAGTTGTACATGTATCAGTAAGGATTGAACCCTTATAATCCATAGTCTGTGAGTCACCACCTTCAAGTGCGATTGTTACCTCTGGACTTGGAATGAATGAAGCGATGTGAATAACAACGGCTCTAAAGCTTTCCTTATCACATGGATCAACTGCAAGTGCCTTAACAAACAATTCGTGAGCTTTAGGGAACTTGTTACCAGTGATAGATACCTTCGCACCACTCTTAACCTTTTTCTTATACTTAACAAAGAACTCTGTTTCATCCCCTGCCTTTGGTGGAGTAAGTACATGTGCTGCAATACCGAACTCAGTCTCTGTAGCGGTTTCAGGGGTAGCAGCAATCTTATATTCCTTGCCAAGAGCACCATTTGCAAGACCAGATACAACTACTGAACCATCAACATAATCTTCTGAAAGATCGAGTGTTTCGCCAGCTTTAAGAGTTGTAAGAATAGGCATTTCAATAGCATTATCACTTGTTGCAATTTCTGCATCTGTTGCAGCAATAGTTGAAACTACAGCAAGATTAAGGAATGCGTTTGTTGCAGTAACATCACCCTTCTTACCTGTGTACTTTCTATATACAAGATTACCTCTTGCATCATTAACGTCTGTTGAATCAGCAGTAATATCAATATTAAAATTATTAAGCTGAGTAAGAGCATACAGTGGGACACCAGCTTTAGTAGCACCATAACCAAACTGCGCTCTATCAATAATTATGTCACCAATCTTAAATGCCATAATTTTATTTCCTCCTTAAATTATTAAAAATTTGTATAAAAAAAGAACATCCAAATAGATGTTCAAATTAACTATATTTCTCTCATAAAATTAAATTGTTCTTTATCAATTTTACTTGTGTCACAGAATCCAGAATAACTTCCACCCATCAATGCATGGGTTTGCTCATATATTTGAAGTCTTTGAACTGCATCGTAAAATTGATATATTTTTACTTGTTTTAATTCTTCAAGTTTGTATTTAAAACCAGGGTGATTTGTCAATGCTGAAATAATAGGTAGAAGATTAGACTCAGAATTATCATCTGGTTTTTTCATAGATAAGTTCATTTGGTCTTCTTGTCTCATCCAATCTCTAGTAGTTCTTCCTTTTGCCTTTTCTACTTTAGGATGAATATTCATAATGGTTCTGATATACTCAGCAATTTCCATATATTCATTTTCTGACAATAGAATATTAGATTCTGGATTATATAATCCAAATTGTTCTTCTGAATTTTCATCAGGATAAGAAACAATTTTATAGTCTAGGAAATTTACATCATGAAATATCAAATGAAGTGGAGAATAGTCTTGTTCTGGAATTTGAGATAATAGATTATATACCTCTATATCTTTTACCTTGCACCAATTTTCTACACCGAGATTAAATAGCATAAGACGAATCGAAGTGGAATTGTTAATAAATGGGGAGATAGCAGTATAAAATTTTGACTCACCAATATCTAAAATATCACCTATAGTTGGTTGGGATATTTTAATTCCGTGTACATAATAATCTTCACCAAAGAAAAGTTTTAATTTATCAAAATGATATTTATCATTAGATGGTTTTTGTTTCTTTTGGTTGTCTTCAATAGTAGCGGTTTGAATTGCATCCAATGCACCAGACGATATATTAGCCATAATATCACCGCCTTAACTGATAATTGCTCAAACTTGTTTTCCCATTGGTTGTATTTACGATTCCATTAGTGTCAATAACTTGGAACACAAGAGTGCGAACAAGATAATTATTATCTGTAGTAGATTCCTTTGATGATACAAGATGTGTCTGCATCCCAAATATATTTGACCAATTAAATCGTTCTCTTATAATAGAGGCAATAAGATCATGTCTTGGAATGCCAGTTAATTTATCATCTCTGTCATTACCATGCACAAAAATAGTAAATGTAATATTCGTATACTTTAATGTATCCTGATAACGAGGCATCTCATCAAAAGATACTTGATAACAGATATAGTGTTTTGCTTCTGTCTGAGTATCAGGGATAAATAAATAAGGACGGATGTTGGATGTTCCACCAAAATATCTATCCCATTCTCCAAGAGGTTCATATTCCTTTGTGTCTTCGTTCCATTCCCAATTAATATTACCATCATCATCAAAAAGTTCAGATTCTAATGACTTCTCATTGAGTGCATATAAAAGACATGGATTGAGCATAAGTGCTTTCTTAATCTTTTTCTTATACTGAATATTTTCATCATCAGGAGTAGTTCTATACGCACGAAGTTTGTTTAACAAATCATTCTTTGTAATTATTTTTTCTGCCATACAACACCTCCTTACTCAGTTAGTTCCAACAGCAAAATTTCAGATTCTATCGGCAAGTTATCTTTAACAATTTCACACTTAACAGACAGTATTTTGCCGATAACGGAAGTGTCATTTGAAAATTTTACTTTCTTTTGGTTGTATTCTGTACTAGCTCGCCATGTAACTTTGTCTGTCCAATCTTCATCATTAATAGAACAAACCCATGCAAATGTTGCATCAGCATATTCAGTTGTAATATCTTCATTGGAATCATTAAATAGATTTACTGTAAGATTTTTATAAGAACCACCAACTTTAATAGTTGAAGTAGATGCTGAAATTCTTGCTGTAATAGAAGATGGGAGAGTAGTTGGAGTAGATGGATCTGTTGGGGCAATTTCTGAATCGAAATAGTTCGCATACATTTCACCTGTTTCAAGATTAACATAATCAGTATGCTCATTAAAGAAATTGGTATACAGTGTAAGTTTTTGCAATCCAAGTGGAGAAGCCGATTCACATTTCGTAATTTTCCACACAGTAGGATTTTCCATCAATGCACTAACAATTACTCGCATATTCTTTGAATCATCATCCGTATACCAGAATTTTTCTGTGATAGAATTCATTGGCAGTATTAACTTATTTTGGTTATCTGTATGCCCAAATACACGGTCTACATAAACCCCCGATGTATAAGACATTTGTTGTCTTAAAACGCACCACATTCTACGCTTAATACGTTTTTCATTATTTTTTTCAACCCACATAAGTTCGTAGTTGGCTGGCAAAATCAGATACTTTGGAAATTGATTTGCAGGTTCATTTCTGCAAATTAACCATTTATGATATACCCCTCTGTCGTCAGGCAAGTCCACCCAGAGTCCTATCGGAAATGTCGCAGAATAGCGTTTCCTAAAATCAGTCTCATAATAATAAAGATCATCACCTTCATTGAATCTTACAGGCTGACTTGGACGAAACATAAGATAGTATTCCACTTGATCTTTATCCATTGACTGATAAGATTTGATAATAAATTTTGCATCTATCTTTGTCTTATTGGTATTTTCATAAGTCATACCTTCAGCAAGAGAACGTGTAACTCCATGTTCATCTGTAAAGAAGTCATCATGAAAATGGTCATAGATATAACAAGTCTTTGTAGCGATGTCGTTTTCAAATGTCTGTTCCATCGCCCAATCAGACTGTTCCTTATAAATCTGACCTAAAATTTTCGCATTATTTGTTTTGGCGTTAGCGATTCGCCTAGCTGTTTGTAGACTCGGCATCGCAACCCACCTCCTCAAACATCTGCTTAATATATCCGTGAGAATCTAAGATTGCCCTACGGAATTTTTTATAACTGAAATGGTCGCTCTTGGAATTATCCATAGCACCTTGTAAGGTTGCCATAAGAGTTACCATAAGTCCATTATCATTAAATAAGGTTTTTATACCGCCTAATTTAAACATAACATTCTCAAAGAAGACGAGAAATGCTTCGTCATCTTCAAATATTTTCTCTTCAATTGTTTTGTCTTTATAGAGCAGTAGTTTGTGGATATCACCATGCATTGCACGAACTGCTTCATTGATTTGCTTGTTCGTGAAGTCACCATATATGTATTGCATATTAGGACTCCGTGTTAATATAGGAATTGTACATATATCCGTAATCACGAATACGTTTATTTAATTCAATTTTCATGGAATCCAGACGATCAATCATATTTTTATGATTGTCAAGTAACTTCTTTTCTTCTTTACCGCCTATCATTACTGATGTATGCATAATAGAATCAACCTGTGGTTGTAACCACTCAATCGTCATTCCAAGTACAAGAATTCCTACGACAAAATTCATATCAGCCGTTTCGTCTACTGAATTATTCAGAGTAAAATCCAACTGTTGAATTTCATCATCAAGTGCGAGAGAAGAGAATAGTCTACGCACCCTTGGATTAGCAATTACATTACTTAATCGCTCTGTATAAATTTCAAGCAAATCGTTTTCGTCAAGAGATAGTTCTTTCGGATCTGAAATTCGTCCTCTTGTTCGTGAAAAAATTGTTTCATATGGAAGCGTCATTGTGAGCCTCCTTTACTACATATTCAATTTTAAAAGTAACTCTGTTCCAAAAATAGAATCAAGCTTCTGAATTCTCTTAACAGAATCAAGTGTTCCGTCATCAACCATACTTGTTGCAATAGTTTTTAATGCTTCCTGTGCTCCAATTGGAAGAGAATAGATTGCTTTTTCCATTTGCGAAGGAGTCATCTTTAAAATATCTCTTAAATCATTTGTCGAGTGAAGAGTAGAATATAAATCATCAAGTTCTGGATGTAATGCAATGAAATCTGCATCCTGCACAACAAAACGAGGTTTAAACATCATCTTGTCACCCTTCCTTGCTGCATAATCCAAATCTCTAAATTCAATTTCCTGAACGTCATCAATATCTGCAAATGTATATAAAGTATCTGATTTAAGTCCAACATAAAATAATTCTCCTGCGGTAAGAGACACACATGGAATCATTTCTGTTGGCTCAAACTTCTTTTTTTCTGATTTCTTTTCAGCCACATCAGTATTAGTATTTTCTACTGCTTTTGTGGTTGTCTTTTTTGTATATGCCATTTATTTTTTCCTTTCTATCCAATATAAAAAGAGTGGCTAGATAATCTAACCACTCAATTTTATTTATTACTCAAGAGTCCACTGACCAAAGTACTGTGGTAATACTACCTCAACACCCATTTCTCTCTGAACTTCATATTTCTGGAAGTCATCAGCGTGTTCACCCTTCTGAGTACCAGACTCATAAATCTGAGTTTCGCCCTTATCTGTAAACCACACGAACTGTTCCTGATTCTTTGCAAAGATAAGAAGTCTCTTATCGTCAATAAGTCTCTTTGTTACATCATTGAAAGCAAATCTCTGAGGAATCTCAATGAGTTCTGTTCCCTCATATGTACCAAGGCGACCTGTCTTAGCAACATCCTCCTTCTGAGATAAACTTCTCCAATCAACTTCTGTAAGACCATTAAGTTTCTTTAATGCAGTCTTTGTACCCATAATAACAACTTCTGCGCTATTGGCTGTTCCAATATCCTCAAGAAGTGTATCAAACTTGTCTTTTGTAGAAGCAGATAAAGCACCTGTTTTTACAAACTGAGAGTTGTTAGGTAACTTAGCAGCAGCTCCATAAATTCCTGTATAGCAAAGTTCCTGAACCTTATATACAAATGCTTCTGCAATCTTATCTGTCAGCTCTGTGAAATCAATACGTCCAAGTAAAATAAGATCAATATCCTTACCAATCTTTACACCATACTTCTTAGTATGAATCTTGTGTGCTGTACCTTCGTTTAAGTACTGTAAAGTCAGATCATGATGGTCGCCACTGATTTCAGCAACAGCAAGCATAACCTTTTCTCTTGACCAGAACTCTTCCTCGTCACCAAGTTTAACATTTCTCATATCTACAAAATCATTAAACCACTCAGATTCCTTAAATGCTGTATCTACCTTAAAGTCAATATCAGACTCAAGTAACTCATATACTTCTGTGTGATGAAGCTCTAAAGCTCTTTCACGTCTCTTGTTGGATTTAAGATCATCTTCAGTAAGGTCACATACTTCCATAATAATTTTACGGATTGCCTTGTTTGCTTCGTGCTTAGAAACCTTTCTCTGGTTTCCGTCATCATCGTACTCATAAATATCAATTCCGTGATTTAAATTGTATGTAAGCTTCTTAAAATTTTCATACTTATCAGCATCTTCAAAAACTTTTCTTAAATGTTCTGTACTAAATCTCATCATTATTCTATATCCTCCTTTCTATTACGCACCAATTTTTAATTTTCCACTAGAAATCGTTGTGATTTCAGCTCCAACTGTAGGTGAGCCATCAAAGTTGTCCTCTGTAAGCCAATAACGATCCTGTGAATGAAGCATGTATCCACGAACTGCACCGTCTGCTGGATCGTTATAGAAATTAGAAGCAAGTGCGAGTGAACGAGGACTCTCGACATTGTTGAGTGGTTTCTGATAGATAACACCAACTCCCTTTGGATCTCTAATTACAACAAGGTATCTTCCTGACGCATCCTTTATTGCGATATAAGCATCAATTTCAGTTGCAGCTTCCATCTCCCAATTATCAAGAGAAGTCATCTTACCTGGTTTGAAATGATATCCGTTAGGTGTATCTTCTGTGATCTTTACGGATAAAATGTGCTCACCATAATCCTGAGCAAGTAAATTACCAATTTCCATCTGTGGAAATTTTGTAGCAGCATATTTAATAGCCATTATGTTTTCCTCCTTAAATTTTGTTTTTTTGCAATAAAAAAGAACGCATAAAGCGTTCTGTACAAAATGAAGTTATATTCAGTTTTTAATCAAATAAATTGCCATAGTTTTTCTTAGGCTTTGATTTCTTATTCATATTTGTAAGTATCTTAACTGAATTTGTGTTTTTCTTTGTGTCAACAGAAGAGAAGTTCGCATGTGCAGACATATAATCTGAATGCATAACCTTTACCTTTGTTTCAAAGTCTTCTATGGAATAATTATCCATAGTCTTTACTAATTCGGCAAAATCAGCATTCACATAATTTCCATCTGAATCTTTCTCTGTAAGAACAGAATAATTATCAGCATTGATAATAGCTTCTTTCTGTGCATGAAGTTCATTCTTTTCTGCTGTCTCCTTAAACTCTTTGAGTGTAGAGTAATTTGAACGCATATCCTCAATAGAAAGCTTCTCTGATTCAGTAAGTAACATAGCAAACATTTCAATTCTTTCACCAGATAATGAAATATTATCACCATCTTTTTCATAGGACTGTTTATAATACTTGTCGCTGTCCCAATCCTCCATAATGAAATAATTTTCATAAACCTGAGATACGTAACACCATTCTGAATCATTTCTGTATACAGAGCACAAATTATTTAACGCATATCTGATTTCATCAAATGAAATTTCAAATAACTTATTAAATAACTCATTTTTTGAAATATTTTTTCCTTCATCGCCATCTGGATCAGAAGCTCCTTCACCATCACCTTCTCCATCATTGGAAGGCTCACCAGATTCTCCGTTATCTGAATCGTCTCCTTCTGAATTGTTACCATCGAACATCTCAGCGAATTTTGCTTCAAGTTCCTCATCTGACATTTCTGCATAGTCGAATGTTACATCTTCAGCAGTCTTACCATATTTGGCAAGTAACTCTTCAAATTTTGTCATTTTGTTATTTGTTCCTCCTTCCTTTGATTGTGTTTGAACAGGAGTCTGTTCTTTATTGAAATTAGAAAGTGTCTTGTTAAGATTTTCTAAGAGTTCAATCATTTTTTCATCTTTGTCAAATTTTACTGAATTGTTATTTACACTAAAATCTGCAATATCGGCACGAGAACCTTCCATACCTTCCTGAATTTCTGTACCATCATCATGACTTCCTAACAAAGTCGAAGCATTTACATAGAAATCGTTTAATTCGAGATACTTTTCCTTGGCGTTGTAAGAGAGTTCGTCAATGAAAAGCTCGCAACTATTTTTTGAACCTTGTTTTACACGAATTATTTCACAAGCTTTGGTGTATTCTTCACTTATATAAGCATAAGCACATACATAATCTTTATCTAAGTTATCATCATGTTCCCAAAATGCAGGTTCAGATGAGAAAGAACCAACTTGAGATTCAATATATCTCAGTTCTTCTTTACCTTTTTCGTCTTTAACAATTTCCATCTCATGACCTTCAAAATCCCAACTGCCATCGTCAAGCTGATGGATTGCAGCCAACACAGGTCTGTCAGCAATTGTATTCATTGCTTTCTCAGCAGATTCTTTTGATACATAACTCTTATTTCTGTTAAGCCCTGTATGAAAAATTCTGAATTTAAGACGCATCATTCCACGATGATTTTCATCTACGGTATCGTCTATCTCAAAAGTAGTAGGTACTTTTAAAGCCAACTGATAGCCAGTATCTTTAGAGCTGAATTTTGCAAATTCCTGCTCTTGACAGAATTTTAGTAAATCATCTTCAGTTAAAATTTTCTTTTTAATAACCTTTGGCATCTACTTAGTCTTTTCCTCCTTTCTGACATAATAAAAGTCGCCCAAGGAAGACGACTAAAATGTAAGCATATTTGTATACTTTAATTTATTTATATCTATATTTTCTGAAAACCGAAGGGTATCAGTATTCAAAAATACATAAATACCATTAGAATTTTGCACCTGTTGATATCCTAATTGGGATAGGAGAGTAGCAGTAGGTGCATCTTGTGTCTGTATAAATTTTTGATTCATTCCACCAACTCCTATTTATCATTTAAATTCTCGTCTCTTGTGCGAAGTCCAGCATCTGTAAGTTCCGAATCATCCTTCTCTTGACCACCGCCTTTATTATTGTCTGTCTGAGTATAAGTGCTAGATAGCGGTTTGAATTTTGAACTAAGCTGCAAACAGTCTTCTTCCAAAAAGTTCATAGATAACGTATCTTTTTCAGACACACCATTCAATGTGTTATAAAGAATTTTGTTTGGTAATCCATTAGTGCATGATTCCAAGATTGATTTTCTAAAATCATCCTTCTGATAAATAGAAACATCAAAGAATTTAACCTTACAAGGTTCAGAAATCCAATTAGATAGAAGTCGATTTACAATCGCTTGAATTTGTGGAATAAGAGTTGAAATAGAAAATGTAGAATCTGCAAGTACGCCATATTTAAAGGCAGTAGAGTTAGAGGCAGAGTTTAGATTTAATATCTGAGCACCACCAGCCGTATTGAGAATTTCTTTTGTAGCTTTTTCAACCTTTGTAACATCACCTGTCGCATCATCTGGGAAACTTATCTCATGTAATTCACCAGGAACAATAGCAGCGGAGATATAAGGCGGTAATGCTTCTTCGAGCATACGATTGAAATACTGAATCATTATATCTGGATTCACAGTCCAATCATCTACATCTTTACCCATAGTTTTCATTTCAAGCCACACTAATTTATAAATATTAGCTGCCTGTTGAACCGCCTGATAATCAGAGGCATCCATGAGGTCAATCAATGATAAAAATATAGGTGTAAGCACGGGAACGATGGTCTCCCAGTCTTCAGACCTAAATTTAATACATACATTATATTCTTCTGGGATTAACTGATATTTTTCATTTGTACTCTGATATGTATTCCACATACTATTGAATGGTTCACCCCAATATTCAAGAAGTTCCTGATGGCTACGGAAATAACTCATATCCATAGCTCCTGCAAATGAACCGTCAGGAAACATACCTGCAATTTTCATATAATCTGGATCTAATGGAAGAACAAACATTCCTTGTCCTTCTGTATAATAAGCACATCCATAAAATACATCTTCTCTTAAAGTGATAGACGCAGCTTTACGAAATTCATAATTCAATCCTAGAGTGTCAACTATATCAACTGTTTCTTGATACTTTTGTAATGTGGATTGCACATCATTTTCGCCTGAGATTATAAATGGGGGAACTATATTACGAATTGTAAGATCAATCTGATTTGCATAATATTTGCAAAGACGATAATAGATTTCTGAACGATAATAGAGATAACGAGATAGGCTTCGTAGATTCTTTTCATTAGAAGAAATATTCTTTATGTATGATTTTACATCTTCCTTTGAGTAATTACTAATTGATGTATATCTGGATGATTTTTGAATATCTCGAAGACTTGTAATAGCACTTGTTGCATCTTCGTAACGTTCAAGTCTACTTTTATTTTTCTCATACCATTCACGCATTTCATTTGCGGTTGGCTGTTTTGGAGTAGAAGAAGTGGTTTTCTTCTGTGAATTATTTATTTTAGCAGGTGCATTAGAATTTGCATCTACTTTCTTAGGTCTAGGCATATTTGATAATGCACCTCCTTAATTGTATTTTGCTTTACGGATTGTAAGCTTTGAGATAAAATCTGTTGCATCACTATATGAAAGTTTCCTATTCGTGATATTCTCACGTCTCATGTTGGAAAGTTGCCAGCCCATTAAGGCACACACATAGGCTTTATCATCGTTTAGCTTTCCTGCTTTATTAGGTGCAAGGTCAAACCTATCTCGACCATTACTTTGATTAAAACGATAAATATTAACAAGCTCTGTTTTCATACTATCAATCAGTTTTAATGAGAGTTCTTCGTCTCTTTCAAGGTGTCTAATTTTATTTTCAATAGTTATACCTTTTTTCTTAAGTTCTTTTTCCTCTTTCTCAGATGGGTATGTATATCTCTGTTTCATTTCTCCATTTGGATATTTCTCATATAAAAGAGTTAAATATCCTTTGTGCATATATTCTTCTGTAAACTCAATCAAATTCTGTTGCATCATTTTAATCAATGCTTCAAACAAATCTGGTTTATATTTTGCAGGCGAAATAAGATGGAGAATACCATCTATAGCATTTGGAAATTTTGTCTTCATTTTTTCATCTGGTCTAAACTCTGAATCAATAAGACCGCGATGCATAACACCTTTTTCATCTTCCCAATCTTCGCAAAGGAAATCAGTGATGGGTACGCCCGCACCCCCAGATCCGCTATCCACTAGAATAGCAAGTATATTTTCATAATCAGCATTTCCTTCTCCATTGTAATCAAGGATAATTTGTTTTAATGCCTTAATCTGATTAGGTGTACTCATTGGTGTTTTCTTTTTGGTAAGAACATCAGCTAACTGAATTACATTTACAATACGAGCTTTCCAACCAACATTTTCATCACAATAAACCTCAGTTACAAGTACAACAGATCGGTCTGCAAGTCTAGCAGGATCATACGTGATAATATATTTAGAAGCACCATCCTTATTTTTTAAATCTGGAACACGAGGTACTGAATTACGGATAATGTCGGCACGTCTAATAATCTGACCATCGCCACCTTCTGAAGTGAAGATGTTTCCGTATTCTCTTAGACCAGCTTCTTTGTCTTCACGCATACGAGCGTCAACAACTTCTTGAGTAAGAAGAGGTTTTGGCATTAAGACACCACCTTTGGTAGCTTTGATAACTGTATCAGCATTTATGTCTGCACAAAAATAACGCTTATCACCAGCATCCATGTGTAAACTGCATTCTCTATATTTTCGGAATAAATATTGGTCAGTACGACCAGCAGAGGAAGCGTAAATAAGTTGATTAGGAAACATTGGTGGCTCAATTAAAGCGTCTGTTACATCATAATCAACACCATCACCAAATTCGGAGTTCTGAGTACAAAATGGTTCAGAGGTTTCAAATAATTCATCTGGCGAATTCATACATTCATCATAAAAATTGCAGTTTGAACGTTTTGATCTATTGTTATCATAAGCACCATTTAAGGTATAACATGCGCTATTATTGTAAAGATGGAACTGATAACTTGATGGGTTATGTGTGAATCCATTGCTATTCGCTTGGCTTTTAACAACTTCTCCTTGAAAAACATCCGTTAATGTCTTAAAGGAAGGAATTGCGTTAAAAGTTAATTTCTCTATCTTGGAAAATAATTCTATACTTTGAGATCCGACACCGCAGAGTATATATGCAGAAAAATTGGGCACGAGTAAAGTACGTGTCATTAAATAGATTGCACCTAAAATAGATTTTCCTGAGTTACGTCCCATACACCACACAACAAATTGTGCATTCCACGTATTCATAAAAACGTAACGTTGATAGTCCATCATAGAAATTCCGAATATTTGTTCCGCAAATAAAACTGGATTGCGCCTGCCCCATTGTATAAATTCGGAAATTTGCTTTTGTTCTTCTAATTGCTTTTGAGTTAGTCCATAATTTAATTTAGCATCAAAAAACTTATAGTCATCTGGAACTAAAATTCCACTATCAGTCGTTTTCAATGATTCTATAATTCTCATCAACAAGACCTCTGTTACGAAGATAATCTTTTAAATCCTTATTTTCCATAAGTAATTTTCGAGCATCCTCAACTGCCTTGTCTCTTTCTTTACTCAACTTTTCGACTAACTCAACTTTTATATCTTTTATTTCTTGAGCAATATTTTCATCATATCCAATTTGCTTATGACGAGCAGCCTCACTAATTTCTGCTACTTGTCTCATACCTTCACATGTACCTATATCGAAGGAATTAATTTTTGCATCACGCAAACCTATTTCTGTTAATTTTTTAATTTTACCAGATAGGGTATTAGCACCTTTGGATTTATTATTGTTAAAATTAACCGATATACCATTATCTTTCGCAAGAGTAGAAGCAACGTTCATAAGTTTCTGGGAGCTACTTGCCATTTTATCAATTAAAGGCATGTTATCAGCAGCATGAGATGAGTCACTGATATATTTATCAATCTGATCATTCAGTTTTTCAGCCTGATTGAGCTTTTTAACAATCTGAATAACAGCACCCATTTTCATACCATCATTTTTTGTCTCGTCATCAATAAATGAATTCAACTGAGCATATAAAATAGGCTTATCTTCTTCGACAGGATAATTTTCAAATGGATCATAACCAATAGCATGAATTGTATCTCGTCTATTCATTTTGTACTGTTCAATAATTTCTTCATTCTTTTCTCGTACAATATTATTATTTTCCTTTTGAGATTCCACAATTTTTTCTGTTTGCTCAGTTTGCAATCCATCAGAATCCTGGTACGTTAGGCAATTCCAATTTCCCATAGCGATGTTTTTTGAATACGCCGCCCAAACGTTTGATTTAATTTTTCCTGATGCAAGATTTTCAGACTCAGCAATACTAGCATCCCATACTGTTTCTAAGAATGGTTTGTTAAGGTATCGTAGGGCAAGTCGTACTGAAGTTTTATCTGGCTCATGTTCAATTTTATCTTTACCAATTGATAATGCCAAACGTTTTGCACAGTCTTTACAAATAGGAGTAAGACCACTTTTATTTAATGGATCTGTACTTACATAAAACTTATCCCTTGCTTTATGTGTATTACATAGATAGCACCATGCACCATCTTTTAATGTCTGTACTTTATTTTCCAAATCTTCAATTCGTTTCTTAGCTTGTGCAACTGTCATTTTTGTTGCAGATTCTTTTACTGTTGCCAATAACAGTCACTTCCTTTCTTTCCAATAAAAATAGAAGAGTGGTTAAGCAACACACTCTTCTTTGACAAGTCCAAGTCTTTCGACTAATATATTTTCCATATTTTTATATTCACTTTGTTTAATTCTAATAAGTTCTATATCATTATCTTTACAATAGTTATTTTTTATTTCATCATGTTTCTTTCGTTTTTCAAACTCTTTAATTCCACCAAATCTTTCTACGGGCATATCATGTTGCAATCCATCAGTCTCAATACAGTATTCCTTATTATTCAGTTTTAAATAAAAATCATATCTTAGTTTTATTTTTGCCACACAACCATCAAAGGTTTTCTGTGTTTCATAATTTAGATGGTATTTATCAAGAATAAATTGACAATGAGTTTCGATTTGACTTTTAGATAAAAGCGGATGTTTACAATAAGAAGAAATCATTGCTCCAACAGTTTGCTCAAATATTGGACTAGCACCTTCTGGTAAATCATTTCCAAGATATTTCCATTTGTATTTTTGTTTATAACCATAATATTCATTACTTAAAAATTCATAGTCAGGTCTATACAATTTCATAAATAAATTGATGTTATATACAGCATACTTATTGTTTTTTAAAATACTAAAACCATAATCTCTTCGTAATAAGAAATGTATTCTAACTTGATAAATAAAACCAATATCATCTTTGCAATATACAGGTTTATGCGAAGATTCATAATCTGATTCATCAATCATAGTAAAACCATTTTCTGCAAGATAATCTCTCGCATTGTCTAATGTCCAATCGGTCTTATTTTCTCTATCATAATAACAAAGTTTACATCCTGTACCACCATGTCTTATATGATTCCAATCAGTCCAATATGGTTCATGCGATTTATTTGGACATTGAAGCTTTACTTTTACTTTAGCATTTTCTTTTTTAATTTCTAAAATAAGATATCCATTTTTATTGTCATCAAGCCATTGTTGACAAGTTTCAATATTCCAATATGAATATGGAATAATATCATTACAAAATGGACAATAAGCAGTCCCTCTTCTTAGGTTATTCAAAGTTCTTTTAAAGTGATGATTTTCTTTACATTTAAGAGTAAGTGCGTTATTTATACAAGATAAATCACCGTCAACATATTCAAAGCCATATGTAGATATTTCTTTTATTTTTTGCTCAGGTGTTAATACCACATAAGGTTTTTCTTTTTTACATTCCTTACACGAAAATCTACCTACCTTAACATATTTCCATGCATATTTCATTTTGTTATTCGGATGTTTTAAACAATGGCAATCCGATTTTTCAAGATGATTAAAATCTTCTCTTGGAGTATCAAGATATAAGCCTCGTTCTTGAAATCCGTAAAATGCTTCTTCATAACTATTCTTTTTGTATTTTTGTTCCATTCATCATTTCGCCAATCTCTCCATATCAACAACAATAATAGAAGAGGAGAGAAGAGAAGAGAAGAGTGACTGGATATGGAGTACAGTCATTCACGAAGATGATCAGTCCTCGTTATTCTTCTCTTAATTCCAACTATCTACAACCGAAACAGTAACAATCCTCTCATAGTTGGCTATATATTTATTCTCTTTTTAAATACAAAAAGAGATTAGTATTATTACTGATCTCTTTCAAATAATCTTTACAATATTTTTTACAAATTGTCACGTAATTCTTTTGCTTTGTCTGCAATCCATGTTCCAGGAAAAGCGTTCATTATTTCTCCCAATAAACCATATGCAGTTGCAGAATTAGAAATTTCTCCATCTTCAATTTTTTCAATAATTTCTTCGGCAGAAGCCATATCTGTAAAATTCCACGCCATAATATTCACCTCCATATAACAATTATTGCATGTTAGATAAACAAAAGCAACATAGAATTATATTGAAAGTGCAATTTGTTTAGAACGCCGTGTTAGGGATTCGAACCCCAAAGACTTTTACATCCAGACTGTTTTCAAGACAGCACCCTCGACCAATCGGACACACGGCATGAGCGTAGTATATAGGACTTGAACCTATGCACCGAATAAACGATGACCTCTGATTAGCAATCAGGTGCAATACCAACTCTGCCAATACTACATAACAAAAGAGCCATCTCCAAAGGAAATGACTCTTTTATCAATCAGTCGCCAAACTGATTATAACTGTATGGGGGGCGGTAGTAAGTGGTAAACTTCCAAACCTAAGTTTCGTATGCATCCAAAAAAAATAGACTTTCACATCAGGCTTACCGCACGAAAATTATATTATGGTTCAGATAGATTAGATTCTGTAGTATCTACCTTAATTTCATCAACAGTAACTCCAACATTGTATGTCACATCTGCGATTACACGAATATTCTCAAACCCAATTGTCTTATCAAGTTCAGCAATTGTATTCTGTAAGTTATTTACATCTTCGGTAGAATATTCAGTAAATGTAACTGTAGAACCTGTAGTAGAAGTAGTTCCGTATATCTCCCAAAGATTCTTTAGCTTTGCCTGTGTATTTTTAATTAAAATTTTATATGTCATACTTTTCCTTTCTACAAATTAGATTTTATTATTTTAGTACAGGTAGTGAGACTTGAACTCACACGGTATTATTACCAGAGGATTTTAAGTCCTCTGTGTCTGCCTATTCCACCATACCTGCTTATCTTATGTCTTTCTCAATAAACTAAGGCAATTATAATGATCTGTAGGAGATTTGAACTCCTGTTGCCGCCGTGAAAGGGCGATGTCCTAGACCGCTAGACGAACAGACCTAATATGGGCATCTCACCCACTGAATCAGCATAAAGCACTAACTAGCTGATCTTGCACTGTACACATGCAGTTATTTAAAATATGGTCGCTTATCAGCAACCTAATTCATGCTTCCACATTTTACTCATTCCTAACTCGTGTGTCTTACACGTCAAATGCATGATATGTATATGAGCAACCGTTTACTTTAATGATTCTCATTGACGCAGAGAGGCACGAACATCTTCTCATTTCTAAGGCTGAGAGCCACCGATAATCCTAGATGTCGATAGGAAAGAAGTAGGTCTTATAATGCTACATGAATAACAAATGCCAAGATGTGATATAGTGTGCCTCGAAGAGGGCTGTTAAGAATCTAGCTTCGATATTTGGACACTATATTATTCTCTGTTTGGTTGCCCACTTAAGAGTTTTTTTATTTGTTCTCTACATTGTCGTCACCTTTTTATATATGCCTTTCGTGCCAGTTTATAAGGGCTTTATTTGGATGATACAGTGCTATCGGTCTGTTAGTCCGTCTGATTTTCACAGAGCCTTGTTGAGTTCCTATGGTTTCAGAGCATTCGACTGTATATAATTATTCTCTACTAAATGGAATATTTTGACAGAAAATGTCGTGTGAGTTATAATAGAAAAGACAAGCAAGTTCCCAACATTTTGATTTTGGCTAGATTGAAATGGTTAGACGGTTTTGAGTTATCCCAGGAATAGTGATAATCCTGTTTATATAAATCCTTTCAAGGAAATAATGAGAAAGGAGGATAACATAATAGATATTTTTGTCGCATTAATTGTCGGAACAGTAGGTAGTATCATTGCTACATACTTAGTAAGACTTATAGATAAATTGATACACAAAAATGACCGCCACTCGCCAAAGCACGGTCATTAATGTGTTAAGTATTTTATTTTTATATTTAGCCATTTTTGATTATTGGCTCAAACCGTTTAACGGGATTTGCTTGTTTCTTTTGACTTGTATTGTAACACATAAAATTGTGTGATGCAAGAGGAAATTAGACGAAGTATTAGATGAAAGTTTCATCGGGATTGCTTACAAATCAGAAAGTGATTTTTGTTCTACCTGTTTTATTTCTCCATCAGCAAAATATTTTGCAAATTGCTCATCTGCATCAATATCCTTGTACACTGATACCATATCTAGCGAACTCCAACCGACTAGCATTTGAATTACATCATCAGGAAGACCGCTTCGAGAACAAGAAGTTGTAAAGAAATGACGAAGGCTGTGAAAATAGAAGTCTTCTCCTAAATGTTTACTGAATGTATCAGCCCAACTATCAAGTGTCCCTGAATCCATAGGTTCATCTATATATTCTCCATTTACTTTCTTTGGAAATAACCATTCAGATTCAATTCCGTGTTCTTTCCTATAATTCATCCACAAATCAAAATATGGCTTAAATGGCTTTGCAAGTGTATATACCGTCAACATTTTGCCCCTAGAGCCTCTTCCCTTTGTTTGGATCTTTTCAGGTGTTTTATATAAAGAACCATATATAATATTTTCATCATCAAAATAGGATACTTTAAATCGTGGCAATTCACTCTTACGTCTACCACTAAATGCAGCTAATGCTAAAATACAAGCCTTGTCATATTTACCTTTCTCAACCCAATAATCAAGCATATTCTGCACCTGTTCATCAGATAATACAGTTTTGGTAAATACTTTCTCATTTGCAGGATTTTCAATTTTGCGTATAATTGGTTTAAAATTCTCATACTCATCATCCAATATAGCTTCAACATAATTTGAAAGCGATGAGAGAGTAGATTTTACTCTACGCATTCTAGCTGGCGACCACTTATATTCAGTAAGACAAAAGCTCTGATAACGAGCAATATCTCTCTTAGACAAATCAATAAAAAATTTATTGTCACAATGCTGAAGTAAATAAACCCAGAAAATGTAAAGGTCACGTCTATAAGCATTGATTGTATTTGGAGATCTATCAACTGAACGAAGATAGTCCAAAAAATCATTTCCTAATTCTATATTTTCTTTATTACACTGAGCCAATAACTCATCAGTAACAATATTGTTATGCTGTATTTTTCTACCCATTAAATCTCACTTCCTTTCAAACAAAAAAGAAGTGAGATAGTAGTAAACACTAAACCACTTCTTTCAAATATTTATTCGATATATATTTTATATATTTCTTCATTAAATAAGGATAGCGGCAACATATCACCTATTGCCGAGCATTCATGGTATATTTATTGTCCCCCACTAGGGAAAGAGGTGCTATCCGTATCCTCTTAATGGGCAGAGATGGATTCGAACCACCGATGTTTCTAGCGTAAAGAGTTTACAGCTCTTTGCCTTCGCCACTAGGCTACCTGCCCATAATAAAAGAGTGCGCAGCGACAACTACACACTCAAAATAAGACAAAAATGGCAAATTACCCTACTTAAAGGCACTTACAAGTCACAATTGTCTGATTATTTCAAACTACTCTAAAATGAATAATTTACCCATTAAAAACGTATCAAACTATTCACATCTGAATACTTTGACTAAACATTAAACGCTTTCAGGATCTTCTTAATATCCTTATCACTCAGATCCTCAGTTGTATAATATGAATAACTCACATAAGAACCATCGTTAACCTTACTTGCTGTGAATCCATGTATATAATCATCATCAAGCTTGTACATATTATAATCATGACTTATACAGTTCTCACAATCACCGTCACAATCGCAATCATCAGTTAATCCAAATAATATAACTTCCTTGTCTTCATTAATACAGTAATCTATTACATCCTGCTTTATATCTCCATCCATATTAATATAAACTATATCAACATCATTAAGAATAATTTCATCACCAATAGGGATAGCAGTAACATAACCGTCATTGTCAACATATACAAGATATTCATCTGTCTTGTACCAATCAATGAAATCAATTTTTTTAACACTTGTCTCAGGAATTTTTAACAAGATACTTGTGATATACTCAGCAAATTCCTTATTTACAATAATTCCTACGGTTTTTTCTGTACTAAATAATCTATCAAGAAAAACATCTACAATGTCCTCATATTCATCGACATTGATGATATCCATATCTTCATATTTTGTATGTTTCTTCATAAGCTCACCTCAATTAACCCAGAGTCTTAACTGCCGTAGAAACCTTAAATACAAGCTGATCTTCTGCATCTTTATGCCATGTAGAACCCTTATTATCCCCAAGCTGAACAGTACCAGACTTCTCTGCGACATGCTTTGCGGTGAAATTACCAACACCAGGAAGAGGAATCTTCTCTGTCTTGTCTTCAGTAACATTGTCAATAACACAATCTGCAAATGCTCTTAATACAGAGGTAATTTCCTTCTGAGTAAATTTCTTCTTTGGATGATTCTCATCAACATCTATATTGAAAATATCTGTAGCTCTATCTGTAACTTCTCTAATCATTACGTCTTTTGTCATAATTTTATTTCTCCTTTTTTCTCAATTAATAATAGTTTTCAACTAATTTCGGCACTTCTATAAATTTGCCGAATAACAAAAGAGGGTAGCAGCTCGATGAGTCCACTCCCTCATATGTGGCTTCATCAGCCCAAAAACCGAAGTTATTCCCATTTATTAATTGCCTGTTGGGTTCAGGTCTATTTACATCGCAGCAGTGACTCTACGATGCCATGCAAGTCGGACTACCAAAAGTAGAAGAGTAGTCCTATACTCACAGTCACTTGTCTCAATATTAAAAACTATGCATCTCCGTACATAGTCTACTTTGTCGTAAAATTAGTGTTTTTAACTAATAAAATCTAATGGAATATTATATGTTGCTTCTCTGCCATACACATCATTAAATATCATTAATGTTTGCCCTGGACGAGAATACAATCTACTATCATTTGAATAGTCGTCTGCACCACATAATGACCTAATCAATATGCTTTCAATATCAAATCGCTCAAACTCTTCAAGATGATGTTTGTCACCTGATACCGTATAATCAATTGTTTCACCAAATTTACGAGAGAAGATCGTATTAAGTGTAACTCCGATATCTTTGAAGTTCTTTTCCAAGTCACCGTGTACGCAACAGATATTTTTTCCAAGTACATTCAATTTTGTGAATTCCTTATATTCAGAATATAAGATCTCTACCTTTGAATTGTTTTGTAAACGCTGTTCAATCCACCAAGGGATGATTTTTTCCATATTATCTGAATGAATGGATTCACTTTTATTTTGTATAGTTCTCATATGATTACCATAACAAGAATGCAAAACCACATGATTTACTTCGTTAGATAAATCATTGATTGCTTCAGCCATAATTTCAGCAACATGCATCAACTGATCGCAAGCTTTTTCTTCAGATGCAATTCTACAAGTCGTATGAATTGCTCCATGTGATGCATCTCCAAGCATCACAATATTAAGTACATCAACATTATTTAAACGAATAAATTCTTTTGACATTTCCACAAAAGCTTTTATACGCCTCTTGCAAATATCAGTATTGTATTTGTTCCAAATATTATCCGTAACCATTCCATAGTGCCAATCAGACCAAAACATGATCGCCTCTTTATGAATATTTGGTTTAAACCATCTTTCATTGAATATCAATGGCTTTTCTTCATTTAATCTATTGGCAACATCAACAAGTCTATCCATTAAATGCTCTGAACGAGCATCAAATATAAGCTCTCTGTTATATTCTCTGCGTTGATCAGACAAACGTTTACGCTCTTTATACAGTTCATCCTTCTGGATCTGTAACTCCTTAAAATAAGAATCATCCTTGCCATCAGAATTATCCATGCTATTTTTCCACTTATAATATTCAGATACAAAAGCAGATCCTATAAGTGGTGGCTGAGACCCTTTACGAATCGTATCAGGATTAAATTCAAGTCCATACCTTGCGCAAATTTCCGACCAATCATCATCTGAAATATGTTGAACCTTATTTGAGCAATCCTGTAAAAGTTGCTCATATTTCTCTTGATTTAATCCGTATTTTGCTAATTCTTCTTCAAAATTAAACAATCAATCACCAACTCCCTACTCATCTTCAGTGATTACATCAAGATTCTCATCGGTCTTGAGCTCAACCGTAAAATCAATCACCTGATTCTTGAATGCTGCAAGAAGGTCAGATATTTTTATATCCTGTTCACTACCATTCTCGTCTTCATATGTAATAGTAGAGCAATCCTCTGAAAGTGTACCTGCCTTAATTGTTAATTTATCTGTTGTTGTTCTTGTAAACTTTAACTTACTATTTGCCATTTTCCTTTTATCTCCTTATCAACTAAAATAGGAGAGCACACTGCTCTCCTTAAATTATTTCATCTATATCACAATCTATGCCAATTATCTTATCAACTATATGGCGTTCTTTTGCTTCTTCAGAAAACATATAATATTCTCTGTCCTTGATTTCCTCAATAAAATCAGCAGTCATATCAGTGTGTTCTATCATAAACTTTGTCATACGTTCATCAAGCTTATCGTAAAACTTCGGGATATCCTTACCCTTGTTTCCGCTAGATACATAGCCTGTCTGTCCATCATGGTAGAGGACGATTGTATTTGGAAAACAGTAGCGAATATGTCCAGCAGCAAGAATATAACTAGCCATAGATGCACACTTTGCAAAACCAACTGTAACCACAGGTGTTTTTGAATATGTTATCTGACTCAATATTTGAGTACCAAGTACGCAGTCTCCACCATCACTGTTAATGTATATAAATATTTTCTTACGCTTATCTACTGGAAGATTTTTATCTTCTGAATTCCATTTGAGAATCATAAGACATACATTCTCTAATAAGTCATCAGTTATTTCCTGATTGATAATAATTCTTCTATCATTGAGATGATTCTTTATAATTTCGTTATATATGTCATCATCTTTGTTAATTTCAAATAGTAATTCTTCTATAATTGACACCTCCTATAATGGTATAATCATATCTTTCTCAGAACATTTTACCTTATAACACTTATCATTCTTAGATATTTCTTCTCGTAAATGCTCTTTCAAACAATTTTTTGCTTCTGTAGATCCATGTACCAAGATAAGCTGATTTGTATTCAAGTTACTGCCAAATTTTAATAAGTCATCACAAAATTAGCATGGGAACTGAACGTGCTCATCGTTATGCAATCTGCTCTATTAGGTACAGGAACTTTATTTATATTGATTGTTTTATGGGCTTTGCCATTTTTTATTCTATATGACAAATAAGAATCATCTGTTCCTACAAATCCAGAGAAACAAATCATAGAATTGACATCACGTAAATACTTATCAAGATAAGATAATATCCTCCCATTCGTGCAAAAACCACTACTTGAGATTACAATTTTAGGTATAGAGTCATTTACCCATGCCTTCGATTCTACCTTTTCACGCACATATTTTACATTTTTCCAATTATACACTTTTGCCCATAACTCATGAAAATCTGAATCAAGAATATCTTCGTAAGCTTGGCATATATCACAAGTTAGCATCGAATCAACGACTATATCTGTTTGAAAATCTTCATTTTCTCCAAATAGGAGATATAGTGTTGTCAATAATTCCTGAGATCGTGAAAATGAAAACGCTGGAAGAATAATAGAACCTTGTCTTTCTAGTACAGTTTCTATAGCAACTCGCAAATGTTCAACATCGAATTCACGAGTTTTCTTTATAGTTCTAGTATTTAAACCGTAAGTTGACTCCATGATTGATATATCAGAAAAGGTAGCTGGGATTTCTGTATTTTCAACATAATGATTTTTAGTATTTAACGCTCCAATGTCAGAAGTATATAGAATTTTCTTTGTTTTTATTCCATCATTTAAAATAAGCTGTAACTGTGTAGCTCCTACACAATGAGAATTTTTAAACCATTGAAAACTAACCACATCATCTAATTTGTAAACATGATTATACTCATTATATACATGAATATAGTCCAGTGTTTTATACACGTCTTCTTCAGTATATAGTGGTTCGTATTCTCTATTATATCTTTTTGATAAAACTCGTGCCTCATCATTTACAATAAAAGCACAATTAAGTAATAAATATTTCGACATAACCGAAGAAGGATATGTCATAATTATTTTTCCATGAAATCCTTCTTTAATGAGACGGGCTAATAATCCAATATGATCAATATGCGAATGTCCAACAAACACGTAATCCAGTTCATCAGGCTTAAATTTAAATTTTTCTGAATTTGCTTTATAAGCTGCCAAATATGAATTATCCTGTAATAAGCCACATTCAAGTAAAATTTGTTTATTTGCAAATCTTATATAAATCATTGATCCAGTAACATCTTTTGCATTATTACCACAAAATAAGATTCCATCATCTTTTAGTTTCGCTTTTCTTGCGATTGTAAAAACCACCTTTCTGTTTTAGTTTCATCCACAAGTGAAGAAAAGTGGAAGAGTAGCTTCGCCTTGGAATCGAACCAAGCTCCGAGAATTTATGGGACTCCCTCTGACATCCAGCCAGCCGCCAGCTAAGAGATAGCAGTAGTCATGCCTTCAGAAAGAAAGTACAACTGCTGCCAAAGAAATAATGATATGTTTAATTCTGCTTGAAAACGCCTCGAATCGTTCCCCATAGGTTTGATTCCTATATATCTTCCACAGAATGTATATGGTACAGTTTCGTTTGCTGTACTTAACTGGTTTGACGCACCACATACAAGTTTTTCACATAGCGTCACAGCAATGATTTATAGCTATGTGTTAGACGAAATATTATAATGTCTCTCGACAATTATATATTCTCTGTTTGATCAGCTAAGAAAAGCTGATTTCATTGTTTTCCATATGTGATATATAACACCATAAAAACAGCTATAAACCCTTATTCTACAAGGAAAACTCGGATTTTCTATTTGTGGTTATACGCTTTTTATTATATTTTTTATATCTTTCCAAGTCATTTTGTTTTCTACAGTCATCGCAGTATAATCGTTTGTTTCCTGTTTTTTCAATAATTCCACCACATCGTTTACAACGAGAATACTTATTATTGTGTCCACGCTTAACAGAATAATAGTCTTTTTGATAATTTTGGAAATACGCATTTAACGATCTATTGATGTACTTAACATAGAAATTATCCTCAGTGATAAAATCATAATTATTTACAATTTGAGTCTTATCTTCATAGTCCTCAATTAGCTTACAATTATCAAAACATTTTCTCAAAAATCCTTCAATAACATTTTTATACTCATTCCAAGATAATGTCATTTTCTCCATTTGAAAACGTTGTTTGAGTTTTTCAGCTTTGTCGATCGCATCATCAATAATATCTGTAACTGTATCTGCATCCATTTCAATTCCAGATAACCAATCGAAGTACATTAGCTTTGGTTTTTTTAATAAATCCATGTACTCCTTATTGAGAATTACTTCTTTATCAAAATATCTTGTATAAATATTATTGATTTTCTGCCTGATGATAGAACACCAATTTTCATCTTTAGTCATTGACTTATAATATCTATATTCAATTCCTGACAATGTATTAAATACTTGTCCAAGTTCTGTATTAAGCAAATCCTTTCTGACCTTAAAATGAATTGTTTTCGTATATGTGCGTCTTTTATTATCAGAAACCCATATTGAGGAACAGAACGAGTTGAATATCTCGTCCTTTACCTCATTATTCTCTGCTTCTTTGTAATCTTCTATAATTTCATATAAAAATGTTTCATTGCAGTCGTAAATATGTATCACCCACCTCAAATTCATAATATTTTCCAAGATATTCATATGAATTATCCGTCTTATAAGGAACTTCTCTTATTGATATATTTCTCTTTGGATTTGTGTTATTCTTGAGATTTTCAATGATATAATCACCATAAGCTGACCATGCAAGAGATTTGCTAATAGAAACAGAAGAGTAAGCAGCTTTAATAATATAATTTGCTATAATATTTTCGGGCAATCCGATCTCATTTAGAAGCCTTGTCTTATATTCACTTACAACTTCATCCATATTGAATTTATGATCTTCATCATCCGACATATCTCTATGTAGATTTAGATGCTGCTTAATATCAACAGCATACATATTTATAAACTTTCTGCATTTCTTTAAGACTTTTCTATCAGACAAATCCAAATCATTATCAATGATTAAGCATCTAGTATCAACCAAATCAATTTTATTATCCCATAAGATATTTTTCTTTTCCCAAGTTTCAATATAATCACATAACTCATTCATAGGAGAAGGAGAGTGGTATGCATTAAGATATTCTTTGTCCTCATCAGAAACATCTCTATTTTTTTTGACTATATTCATATAGGATTTCATTTTTTTAGGATAGTTATGAAGTAAGAAGTATGGAAGCTGTTTAAGATGCTTTCTAAGACCTGAATTCATATGCCATCTGAATCCTGTTTTAAGGAAGTCAATTTCTTTGCCCTGAAAAATTCTTAGAAGAGAAGAGTAATCAGAATATAATTTTTGGATATCTGGATTGGTTGTATATTTATTCTCTATACTTGTGGCAACATTAGTAATTTCACCAATACGATTATCTCTTGTCATTACTTCATATTCAATAAGATTCTCTTTTGTATATGGTTTTGACTGAGCAGTTACTTTATCTTCAATATCAAGTATGATATGCTTGTCTATTTTTGAATCAATAATGATAGGATCGTTGCTTAAATAGAAAATATCCCCATCAAAATCTGCACCGCCTTGCTGTGGAGCTGATACATCATACATATTAAACATTACTACATCTTGGTCTTTAAAATAATCAAACCATTTTGTAAGAATATCATTTCGTACAATTTTAATCTTATTTACTTCTGATGGATCAACAAGCGGAGAACGGAATGAACAGCAATATCCTGGTTCAAAATTTGCTGTATATAATTCTCTTTCTCCAAGACAACCAACTGGTTCTTCACCAACTGCATACTGAAGATAACCAATCATATCACCAACACCTGTATGATAAAAACCTGAACAATAAATTTTACCTACCTTCGCTTCATCAATGGATTTTTTGAGTTTTCTATAAATAAATTGCTTAACAGCAGGATCTTTAAGCATAACATCATTTACTAATGCAGCTTCAAGATATTTGCTTTCTGGCTCATAATCTTCGGTGTCAGCAATTCCCATGAATTTATATGTATAAAATTTGTCACCTTTGATGATTTTTTCATACATATTAGTGGTATATTTTGCAAGCTTAACGATTTTTCCATCATTTTTAGAATTTAATATATCATAATCTTTCTTTGTCTTATCTGTATAGCATTTAATATATTTATCATTCCAAAGATCCAGACATTGTAAATACTGAAAATTCATTCGTGTATATTTATTTAAATGCTTAATATGATGGCTGTATTTACTGATTCCAAGTTTAAATTCATACTTTCTGACAGTATTCATATATTCAATCCATGCGTTTTCACCATAAGTTGCTTTAAAAATTTTGTGACCTTTAAACATTGAGATATTCCAAATACAATCTATATCATCAATATTATGGACATGACCATAAATATCAGTGATGGTAGTATAGTCCCATTCTTTGAGAATTTGTTTAAATGGCACATACACAGAATATCCTTTGATAAAGGGTAGACGAACTTGTGTTCCTATAACTTTATAGTCTAATCCAAGTTGCTCGCTTACGGTATTCATAAAGTTTTCTTCGTGACACCCACATCCGTCAAATGGTGATAATCCAATATCTTTTAATCCTTCTTCAATTTCTCTAGTCTTATATTTCTTTTTCTTTCCAGTGCTTTCATCAACAAATTCTTTTTCTCTTTCAACTACATATTTGATAAGCTGATTTTTCAAAGTTTTTTCATACTCACCAATAATCACGATATTAGGCATATAATCTTTAATAAGAGTACATGAACTGAATGGCAAACATCTCTGAGCTTCGTACTTAGAAATAACACACTCATCAATTTTAATGTCCATCTGAGTAATCAAATATAACTCATCAAAAATTTCATCACATACAAATGCGGTTATTCCATCTTTACCTTGTGAAGCTGATTTGCCAAAACGAGAGTAATGGATTCCATTATATATGAATCCATCATTTAGAATTCTTCTAAGAGATTCTTCCTGTTTTGGATTTTTCTTTGCAACAACTAACATGAGTTCACTTATATGAGGTGATGATTCGCCACGAAGTCTTTGAATCTGATCAAATAAAGGAGAGTCGCCTTGCTTGATAAGATATTCTTTTTTGATTTCGGTTTCTCTATTAATGTGAATGTTAAAATTTCCATTTATAAGTTCTCTTATTGGTATTTTAACTAGTGTATACTGTACTTTTTTTATAATAATTCACCACCTTAATCTAAGTTCTCCCAAAATTCATTTTCAGAATCATATCCACCATAATCTAAGTTCTCTGCGAACTCGTGGGATGATTTTGTAGAAGCTTTGTAATAACATTGCTCCAATTCAGAACATTCTTCACATCTGAAATTGTTATCAAATTCACATTCTGAAAGTTCATCTATAATCAATTCTTTCATTTCTTCAATAGTGTTAAAATTATTATTCATATAAAATTACCTCCTATTAATTAGAATTTTCTTCATTCAAACATATTCGATTTCTATGTTCTCTATTCGATTTCCCAAAATTCTAATACTCACAATCCCTCATAGTCTCAATATCTACACCCAAAAATTTTGCCAACCATTCAGGATCTTCCATTACACATTCATAATGCACATACCTATTACCACCAGCAGTTAAATACCTACCTATATATTTTTCACCATCATAAATTCTTTCTCCACATAACTCACATTTATATGCCGAGAATGGCGTTTTACAATTAGGGCAACCAGAAACATGATCATTTCCAGTTACGCCACAATATTCACAACATTTACTCATATAATTTCCTCCAATCTATTATTCTCTACTTCTTCATATGCATATCCATCATTTGTCGTATAGTATATATGTCTTATTCCTAAATCCTTAATTGCAGCCATACAACTAGGACATGGGCGAGCAATTCCATATTCTGATCACAACGAGTCCTATATACATATAACTTTACCTTTGAAAAATTTATATCTAGATGTCGAATAGAAGAGATACAATTGATCTCTGCATGAAGTTTAGGATAAAAATAAGAAGTCTGTGGATGATATCTATATCTATTGTAATGTTTCTGCATAGGATGTGTTTTATTTGTGTTACAGGCTATTCCAATAATATTTCCTTGATATACTGCAACACATCCCACATGAGTCCTTTTATAATCAGATATTTCGGCAGCTTGACGAGCTTTCTGAAAATATCTCATATCAGCTCTACTCAATCTACTCATCTATACCACCTAGCAGATCATCACCATAGTCAAAGCAGTCCAACTCATACTTAATCCTTTTGATATAATAATTAAATTTACCAGCTTCAAAATTCTCGTTAATATACTTATTAAGATCATTCCTTATATTCTGTGCATCTGTTTTAATAATGATAGAAGAGTGGTCTTCCATGAGATCGAGATGATTAACCTGGTCATCTTTAATATAAAAATTCGCTGTGTACTGACCTAAAGCCTTATCCCAAAGTGCAAATCCAACTATTGAGTAGCCGTTATGTAAGCTTGTCTCTATCCCTATGTTTGAAAAATTCTCATATCTAAGCATTCTGTGTGTTCTCCTTTGTTTTCTTATCTTTTATATTATTTCGACAATCTCTATCAAATTTCCAATCTGACATTATTCTGCCAGCAATATTTCTTGTACCAACGTAACTCATATCAAAATCTGAAGCATAAATATTTCCTCCAAATGTGTTATGATGGTCGTAATTTCCTATGTAATTTGTCATGTGTTTTTGTTCTCCTTCTGATTTTAAAATTATTTTTGTTCATTCGCATCGCTCCTTTGTAGTGTTGCGTTTATTTGTGTCGTATGTTTATTCTCTGTTTTAATCATGCTTTATTTCCACTTTTCATTTCTCCAAATGAGTCTACATTATAGATTTCCAACATCTTAGTAATAGCCCATTCAATTTCTTGCTCATACCCTTCTTTATTAAGTACATATATATTTGGTACATTCTGCGGTGGTTTCTTTGGATCAGGCTGAACACTGCCAACTTCTTTTTTGATTAAAAGTGGTTCTTTGTCACCTATAGAAGAGGTGAGATATTGAATACATTGATTGATTGTATCCTTTGACATAGCGAGTTCTTTTGACATAGATTCTATACTTCGCCAAAAAGCTTCTGGTTTAGTTTCAGGATTATACGTAGATTCTTCATTATCTTTATTTTTAGGACGAATGAAGATATATGAATTAATATAGAGAAAAGCCATTAGTATATTCTCTTTATTGATACTTGATTCACTCATCATAATAAAATCAAGCTGAGAAGATGTGATTTTTGAGAACTTATCAACAACATCAAAATTTTCAGGAATGATTTTAATTTCAATGCCAGTATCATATCCAAGCGTGTCAAGATCCTGTTGAACTTCAATCATTTTGTTGTTAATCATATATTCCAATACATCAAGAATTTCTTGAACTGCTTTTGGTCTACGTTTATGTGTTTTATATCCGTAAAAATTTAAAACCTTTCTAAGCGTAATCCAACTATAATCCTCATATGATCTATATTTATCAATAAGAATGTATGTAATATAGAATTTTCGACTAACCCCATATTTAGTTTTGATGTTTCCTTGAATATAGTCATTTGGAAAACGAGTAAAGTATTCTGTTTTCTGTTGCAATAAAAATTCCTCCTTTATATGTGATATTTATTTATTCTCCATTTGAGATTAAGTGAGAAATAAATTTACGAGCGTTCAGTAAAGTAGGTCTGAACCCCCACTTGTTTGTTTAATTTTTAAAATTGGTAGGGGGCGAAACCTACTTTGCCGAACTGAAAGAAGATATATAACTTATTTAATAAGACAGACTATTCGTAATTTATTCACTACGTTCATAAATTACTCTTTAAAAATCGGTTCGATTGTTATTGATTGCTTATTCAAATTACTGTCTTAATATTTGTCTATATATTCTCTTGTCATTACTCATTTTCTCTCTGATTAAGATTCACATATTTATCACTATACTCAGCATTGAAAACTGGTAATCTATCATGGTACTGTTCATATATTTCTTTGCCAGACATGTGAGTTGTATATTTCCATCCATTAGGTAATTGTTTATAAATAGTTTTGTCATCTACAATACTTTTTTCTTCACTGAATCTATCACCTATCTTGCCGCAAATAGAACAGTAGCTAAGTAATTGTGTAGTAAGATTATCCTTTCCCATAAAAGAAAATTTATATCTAATAATACATTCTTCATATTGATGTTTGTGTTTTGATTTCTTTTTAACTTTGGATATGTTACTTCCTGTGTTTTTTCTGTACTTTGGTATTTCCTGATCAAAATTATTCATAATTATTCCTTCCTGCATAACATACTTAATACTTCATCTAATATAATTGTAGATATTGGGTAATAGGTGATCATATCTTTATTATTCTCTGTTTCAGGCACAATAAAATATAATTTATTAGCATTGTCAAATTTGTATTTTTTATATTGAGGATTTTTCTTGAATTGTACAATAACAAATTCATAAGCTTCTTTTACTGTTGTAGCATGTACCAGGATAAAATATTTATTATGTAATATTTCTTTTTTAACGAGTGCAATTGCATATATATTTTTATTCATGAAATATTCCTTTCTGTATCTGTGGGATTAAATTAACGAAAATGACACCTATTTTTGATTTTGATTATTAGATGATAAATTGGTCGCCTGATAGGTTATCTTTCAAATTTACATCGAAAATCGTGTTGTAAGTCCAATGATTGTATGTAAGTGACATTGTGGTTAAAGTAATATCAATCAATTATCAAATTTTCCTTTCTTCTGAATATTAGAGGTTTCTTGCTTATATATTCTCTGTTTGATGATTTTTTACAGATAGAATTATGTATTTACCCAAAATTATTTCTTGCTATGCTGCGAAAATACCATCCCTAGTCATAGGGACTATTTTTATTGCTGTACATTGAGTTTGCTATATGGGATTTGTGGAGTAAATTGATGATTTTAAGGGTGAATTTTAATTTTGATGGCTTGGTCGGTAAATTGGTAGGGTGAAGGGTTAGATTAAATTTTAGGGTTAAATTTGATGATATAGGTCGTTTGGGGAGAGGATAGTGTGATAGTTTTAATGCACCCCCCCTAGTAGATAGGTGTTAGTTGGTAGGACATATAGTGTTTTGATAGGAAAATGCGTATCGTAAAAAGTGCTTATTAATAAGGAAGAAACTAGGATCGGTGAGTGTGATTTTAGGAATGTTTGATTGTTAATTTTGAGGATTAGACTAGTGAATTTGTGGGTAAAATAAGGGATTTTACGATATAGGGTACGATAAAGAGTGTTTGATGGGTGAGATTGGATTTTGAGTTGATTTTGTTGGGAGATTTATGGATTTGGGGGAGGTTGGATTTTGGAGTTGGTGTGTGGATGAATCGGCTTATAGGAATATTGGAAAATAGCTGATCCATTCCAGTTTTTGCTACCCCCCCTATACCCTAAAAACCACGGTATTTCTATATTTTACCGTGGATATAGTTTTGAATACTACATAATGTAATATTGATATTATGACATATAGATTATATATTACTGGTTATCGTATTTTTAACATTCTGTATTATTTGAACTAATACAAAATATTATCATAGTTTAAAACTATAAAACTTATAAAATAATAGATAAAACCTATTCTAAAAAACTTTAAAAAAAGTAGTTGACAGCTACATCATAATGTAGTATCATACAGTTACAGTTAATCAACAAGTTATTCAATTTCATCAATTTTCAGGTCTTGAAAAAAGATGAAAAAAGTTGTTGACAACTACATTAAAAAGTAGTAATATACAGTCAAGCTAATAAAAAAGCGGTGCAAGTGCTACCAACACCCACACCGCAAGGACTTTAGAATAAAGCCTTCAGTTCCTTTATTCTATCACAATTCAGTGAACAAGTCCACAAAATATTAGCATTTTGTAAAAGTTCATCCGTGAACATTTACAAAATCGCACAAATTCCATCCGTGGAACGAGTGCAAAAAACCTACCTTGACAAAAGCAATATTTTACAATTAACCGCTATTCGGTTAGATAGGGTTCGGAGTACCTAAAAATAGGAAGTATGACGTGATTCTAACATAGTGGCAAAAAAGAATATTTTATACTTACTCATGTAGGAGGTGGCTACTGTCTGGCAGTGGTTGAGGTAGTAACCAAAGGTTATTGCTTTAGGTTAGCTGTAAAAGTTGCGCATTTGCGAACACAACTAGCCTTCGGTGAAAATCCTGCGACATTCTACAGGTGTCGTACTCTAAAATAGACTAGGGGAGAAGTGTTTCTATGGCTGAGATGCATTCAGACACAATATAAATTTGAATGAATTATTGTAGACGGATAAACGGTTATACATAGTAAACAGGCACACTTTTTATGGTGTGCCTGTCATAGTGTGCATAACACTACAATTGACAAGAAAAATAAAATAATCGCACCTATGCGTTAAATAGGAGAAGGAGTTATTATGAAAAATACAACTAACAAAAAAGTAGCTATTAATACAACATCTGTAAAGGTGCAGTTTATGACATCTTCAAAAGATTTTACCGCAACTATGGCAAAGTTCTGGGTAGCCATCAATGAAATGGCAGATAAGAAACTCATTCTTCAGAATAACTTACGGATTAGTCAGGAATGGGCAGAACTCAAGAAGGATGATCCACAGGCTCAGGCTATGTATTTAGCAGATGTAGAGAAGTATCAGGCACAGTATGACGTATTCAAGGAAGAATACAACGAACGTATTAAGTCATGTTATGAACTTATTACAGATGAACTTTACACTGCTTACACCACATCAGAGGAAGAGTTCAAAAAAGCTATAAAAGAGTGGTTCACAGCTCAGAAAATTGAGGCTACACCTACGCTTATTAACTTTATGACTATAGCAGTAGGCTATAAAAATAGTAGCAATAAGCAGTTGTTCAAGACTGGTAATGCTTTATCCTATAAGGCTAAAACTACATTTAAGAATAGCTTTATGAGAGCATTAACTCAGCTTATGAAGGATAAGAACGCACTCAAGACTGATATGTACAAGTACGTATATGTTGCACCTGAAAAAAATAAACTCACTACAAAATAGTGAGTTTGTATCACACCATGAAAGGAGGTGATATTGTGCTTAAATGTGTTCTTGATGTTATCATAGTAGTAATATTACTACTGGCAATTTGGCAAGATTGGCATGATGATAACAAATAAGTAAGTCCTATTCTTACATAATTTGGGAAGGTTAGCACCCTTCCCTTTCAAGAACAATATTATCATATCAAATATACAAAGTCAATTGAAAAAACACAACAACTATGTTAAAATGTAGTCACTAAAAATTGGAGGTGATTTGATGATAATATATAATAAACTCGGTGACTACTTAAAGTTGCATGGTTTAAAATATATTGATTTACAAAAAGAATTGGGATTAAGTCCAACATTGGTGGCAAAATTCCAAAAAAACAGACCAGTCAATACGGAAACAATAGACAAAATTTGTACATTTTTACATGTGCAACCAGGGGACATTATGGAGTGGATAGAAAATGAATCTGTCCTTGAACAACGCAAAATAGAAACTAAAATTGCAGAATTGCAAAGGCAATTAGAAAATCTAAAAAAGGAGAAATAACTATGCCAAATAGTATATTTAATGGTGGCACTGTCCGAGGCAATCAGTGCTTTGACCATAACTTTGTAGGTGATCTTAATGATTACACAAAGACAGAGCAGGAAGCTCTGCTTCGTGGAGAAGAGATACCATCTCTTTATGACGAAGATGGAAACGTCATCGAATGGACTTATATTTGCAATGATGATGACGAAGAATAACCCACAGCACCCAAACGCAAACCGCAAAGGGTGCTATTTTTATACCCAAAAATCAAATAGTGTTCAGTACAAAAGGCAGAGCAAAAGAACTCTGTCTTTTTTAGTGCATACTATTAGCACAAAAATATAAAAACGAAAGTGAGGTTGTTGAAAATGGCAAAGGTAAACGTAGTGTGGAAGGGAATGTATGTAGGTACAGAGAAGATGACTGCCGAGCAGATCCGCAAGGCAGAATATGCAGGTTTCACAATTACATATGCAAATTAGAATCTGTGTACGGATAGTGGGTTCGATTATAACCCACACAACTACGGATGCAGATTTAAAGGCAAACGTAGAATATTACATAATAAAAAGGCAAACTGGTTGCGACAGTCTGCCTAGAACAGTGATGTATCAACACAAATGAGTTTGTGCTTAATCATGATTATATCATGGAACTCATACAAGTTACAAGTCTGCTTGCACAAGGCAGACTATTTTAATGAAATGGAGAATAAGTAAACATAGAAGAATTTTAGGAGGTGTGAATTATGGCAACATGGGGAATAGAAATAATGAGATTAGCAAATGACTTTTGCTTAAATACTACAAAGGCAAAAGAAATAGTACGGAATGTAGAGAATATGTCCGTACCAGATAACGCAAACGAAGACATATGGAGATACGACAAGGCGCATTCAATGATAGTGCCTATGATAATGGCAATATAGGAGGTAATGCAAATGATAGCAAGCAACTATGAATACATAGAGGATGGGCAAAAATTGTATACGCTCTCTGAAGCAAAGAGAGAGTTAACACGTAGAACAAAGGCAAAACGGAAGTCAAAGGCATACAAACAGAGACTTTTGAAACAGAGAGTAATTGGATTCACTCTGTTATGTGCCGTACTGATGTTTGGTGTAGTTGGTTGGTATGCAATTACATACATGGCTACACCTGTATTGATTTGGCTAATATGTACAAATAAAGTGCATTTAGCCGTATAGAAGGGAGATAATTATATGACCTATGGAGATTTTTATGACATAGCCGAATATGGAAACAAGAATTGGAAAGGTGGTTTTACAGCAAGGGAAATTGCCTGTAATGCATATGATTATTTTGTCTCATTTACAATATCCAAAATAAATATAACAAGCAAACTAGGCAAACCAACACCAACTATAATAAGTTTACTTGAAAATTTGGATGAGGATATTCTGTGTGATAAAGACAACAAGGAAGCGAAGAAATACGCTAATCTCATACGAGAAGATTTAGGATTGAACCAGGCTATTTATGAATAATGTAACGCAAAGCGACTGCAAAATGTGGTCGCTTTTATTATACGCAAAAATAAGGAGGATAAAATTATGTGTAAGAGAGTTTATTTAAAGGCAAAGGAAGCAGAAATGGAAATACAGGAAGCACGGAATGCAGAGGGATTCACAGGTAAAACAGAGAAGCTTCTGATCGCAAATATGATAAAGGCAGCCAAGAATAATTCCAGGATCGGAGATAAACTGCTCATGGTTGTTGACCCAAAGCAGATTCATATTCCAGAGTGGCAGAGAAGAATCAAGCTTGCAAGAGCTTACTCAATAGGCAACAATTACAACTCATACAAGTGGGATGAGCCGAAAGTACTCTCCTACAAGGGAATTTTACTTTGTATAGATGGTCAGCACAGAATATATGGAGCGTTTAAGGCAAAGAAAGAAGATGTAGTTGTCGAAGTAATGGAGTGTAGTTTGGAAGAAGCAATCGACTTATTCCTTAGTCAGGGTATTGATCGTACAAAAATGCAGCCAATGGATATATACCATGCGGCTCTTGCGGCAGGTAAGCCAGAATATACTGCTTTGCGTGATATTTGTCATAAGCATAACGTAGCAGTAAAGGGAGATGATGAAATGGAGAATACAGTTGGTGTATTGACTTCAATCTCTGACGGAATAGGGTTTACAAAGACAAAACCAGAACTTCTTGATTCTATGCTTGGTTTGCTCGGCGAACTAGGATGGAATGGATATGCAGATAGTTATAACGGGAAGGCATATACAGCAAAGATAATTCGTGCATTAAAAAGATTATATGCCTACTGTGAAGGTAGAACGAATGAAATGGAACAGGCATTGCTTACAAGATGCAAGGGAACGGAGTTCTTTGTCAATAATATTATGGATAAGACACAGGCACAGATTTTTGATTACTTATTAGATATTGTGAAGTATGAAATGGAAAACCCATTCAAAAAGGAAACTCCAAAAAGAGAAACAAGGAAGATTATGACAATATAAAAGAGAATAACCAACAGAAAGGAGTGATGAATATGTCAGGACGACTACCACCAATACCATATAAAGCCTTTACAGATATATTAAAGGCAAATGGCTTCAAATATGACCGTTCAAAAGGCGGTCATGAAGTCTGGGAAAAGACGATCACGGATAGCGTATCAATTCCTGTGCATGGAGATATAAACGGAGGGCTTGCACGGAGATTGATAAGAGAACACGGATTAAAGGAGTAATAAAAATACGTTGTAGTAAATGGATATTTCATAAGGAAAGGTGATTATATGACAAGAGATATATCAAGTAAGGCAAAACCATGTCCGATGTGTGGCTCAAAAAGGATTTATATGGACGAACCGAATTATGATTTGATGTTTTCCGTAAAGATACAATGTGCTGATTGTGGGCTAAGTGGATATAAGAATTTTACTAATAAAGCTAAAAATCCGATAGAAAAAACTATTGATTATTGGAATACAAGAGCTTATGAAAAGTAAATAAATGCGTGTTTCATTAGAAAAAACGGAGGTAACGGATATGAGAAAAATTACGGTAACAGAAGACAATTTTGAAAAAGTCTTAGAAAAATTACGGAAAATGTGCGATAAATACAAAATGCTTGAATTCTACAGAGCTTTATCGGAAGATCTTACAGAAGTAAAATGTAAGACTAATTCAATGGGATTACGAAGTGAGTTTGATAAAGAATGGAGAGACAAGAATGGAGAATATAAGTACAAGGTAAAAAAGAAATTCTTTATGTATAGCAAGTATGTCTGTGTTACAAAACATCCTTTTAGAAGAGATTATGAAACTGATAAGGAATCATATAATGCAAAATATATGTATCCTAAAATGAAGAGTTTGATTCACCTTGATTTATCAGCTTCGTGTGCTTTAGTAATTAGTGAAGGAGATAAGGTGCAGTTTTTTCCTTTTGGTGGTTTCATTATATGGACAGATGATGATTATACGAGATTTGATAATCCACTTACGATATATAAGCACATTTATATTCCAGATTTTATAAAAGGTAAGATTAAAAATCTTGAACAGGAAAAGGAAACAAGAGAAAAGGAATGGAAATGGGAAGAAGAAGAAGATGCTGCATGGTGGGATGAACAATATGAAAAAGATATGGAACGTGAAATGAACGAATATATGTAAGAATAGAAGTAGTATTTGAAATTCGCATTTCTTTAGAAGATTGGAGGAAAGATTATGACATTTAAAGAGATGATTTTTAAAGGCTTATGTGATGGAACAGTAAAGATCATCAGTAATCCAAATGATGATTGCATTGCTTGTCAGATTGGAGAATTTTGGTTTTACTTTATTGGAAGTGAAGATGAAAATTTAACACCTGATGAAGTGTATGAGTCATATACCAAAGAACAACTTACAGAAATGATTTATTCAACATTGCAGGATATAGAAAAGAATGAATTTGATGAAGTTGAATATTATAAAGCATTTTTGGAAGAAAAATATGCATGTAATAAAGAGAAATCCGATGATATGAATATGATTTTGTGGAACGAACTAAAGAAACACAGAGGACATAAGGTGAGTATCGTATCATATGGAGATTGGGATAATCCAGAAGATGTATGTTTAGAATGTGAGGATTGTGGAGAAGTTGTACTTGATGCAGAAATCTATACATTGTGTGCAAGAGAAGATTTTTAAAATTTATATTTTGATTGAAAGGAAAGAATATGGTGGATATCAAAGAATTAAGAGAAAAATATATGAATAAAGAATTTGTAATAATTACTAATACTGAACGAACAGTATTGGTAACTGATATAGACGAGTTCTATATGACAGTTAAAGTAACAAAGAATAGATACAGTAGGCAAAATTGTGTCGGAAATTATTTTCCGTATGTGAATGATATTGTAAAATATCCTCTCACAGCATTGCCAGTGATGTATGAAGTATCAGAATGAATCTAAGATTTACTTGGAAGGAGTGAAGAGAAATGTCTAAGTATATATGTGAAAAGACAAAGGATGAAATCCTTGAGATTATTGCAGATGAGTTTGATAAAGTAAACAAAGATTACGATAATGCGATGCAGAATTATAACGAAAAACTCAAGGAACGGAATCAGGGTAGATACGTAGCAATGTTTGATTTGCTGCATAGGTTAGAGATTTATGAAAAGTAAATAGCAAACGCAAAGGCAGTTAGGAGAATAATCTACTAGCTGCCTATTTTATTACAAGAAAGTGAGGAACGATTATGCTAAAAGTAAACGATAAAGTAAAAGTGCATATGTACGACACATACAACAGAGAAATTAAAACACGGAATTATGGAGCTGTGTTTACTGTGAAAGAAGTAAACGGAAAGCTTGGTATTGACTGGAATACAGAGAAATCACCAACGACTTGTGATGGCGAAGTGTTCACACCATTTGAAACATTTTCATATTCAGTAATTTTTGAGAATGTAGAAAATGGAAAGAAGTACCATTGGAGCAATGCGGAAAACGGAATTGTAGAGGAGGTTTAATATGAGCAGATGGTTATATGATCCTGAAACGGATTCACGGAATGGAAAAGAGTTTACATATAACTCACCAATACATGAGAACGATACATTATTCAGTGGTTTCTCATATAGAGAAATTATGGATGTTGTAATTGCAAATTATGGTCACGACATTACAGAAGAACAGTTTGACAAGGCACTCAAAGAGTTTATGGATATGCGAATTGAGGATATGAAAGAGAACTTAATGATGTGTAAAACGAATATGTTAAAGGAAATTAGAAAGGCAGGTTGATTAGTATGAGAGAAATTAAAGTTCAGTTATATAGAGGCGAAGATGATAATTATGTTGAGCTTTGGAAAACAGTTGAAGAAATCGAAGGAAAGCACAGATATTATGGAAGATACACATTTGGAAATGAGGGAACTTGGTATTCAGTATGTGATCCACTTGGTTATTGTGAATTAAATGCACCGATGGCAGATGATGTAATGTTTATTTGCTGTGATGAAAATGGAAATGAAGTAATCAGATATTCAAATGCTGATGGAAATAAACTTCCGAAATTTGAAACAGTAATCAAAAGAGAATGGAATAAGGTAAAAGAAAAGCTTCAGCATAACACAGAAGATTTGACTAAAAACTTTTGGGCTGAGTGCTGGAACGGAGACACTACAATGAAAATAAATCAGTGGTTGTTATCTTATAAAGATCCAGACTTATATCCTGAAAAGGCAAAAGATTATGATGAAAACTGGACAAATTGTTGGGCAGAAAAAGAAATTGGATATGAACCTATTCCAGATACAGAATTTGAGTATTTAGGTCATAAATATCAGTTCACAAAGGTAAAACATAAACATGAATACTGTGGTGTTGAGTGGTACGAATTTGTATGTACCGATTCTCCTTATGTAATGCAGGATACACCTTGGGTAAAAGATAGGGCATGGATTCAGTCTTATATGTATCTTGGAAATTGGTTCAATGATAAGACTTATGGAACAATGTATGATCAAAGAACAGCAAGAGAAAGGGTAGTTGCAGCACTTATTAAAAAGTTCCCTATGAAAGAGAAATGGGACAAGTTACTTTATGTAAAGAAGAGAACTGGAAATGAATTTTATAATTGTGATTGCTGTTATGAAAAGTCATATTCCGATATGGCAGATGTACTTATTAACAGAAATTATCACAGAAAAGATGTTGACCATCTTTGTAAGTTCATTAACAAGGAAACAGAAGGAATTGTATTTGCAAGCAATAGAGGTAATAAGTACACAATCAGACAGATTTATCCAGATATTTATGACTATGATAATTGTTTGATATAAGAAATGAGGTGACTGATATGCAGGTCATAGATAAAGTTGTTACACCAGACGGAATAGAAATTGAGCTTAGAGATCTAAGTGGTGAACACAAACTACCAGATTATAACGGAATGGAAATTGTCTTCCGTACAATTGCAAAGAAAACATTTCCACCAAACAAAGGATGGTATGCACAGAAAGGAAAAGAATTTCATTCATGTATTTGTTACTATAAAAATTATACATCAGATATGTTGAAAGCAGATTATGAGGAGTTAAAAAATGGTACAAAAACTCTTGCAGATTTGAAATCATATTTCTGGAATGGTAAGAGAGACAGTTATGTACTTGGATTAGAAGGAAGTGAGAATTATGCAGAAAACATTAATGGAAATGCTGATTGAAGCAGGTTATCCGAAAGAAGAAATGTATCATCCTTCGTATGGATCTGATTTATATGTATATGTAATACCACTCACAACAAAAGTAATTGAGGAATGGTGCAAAATACATAATTATAGAATGGCTTGGCATTGTCCTACATTCAAAGATCAGATAACAGGCAAAATGATGTATGATTGTGCATTTCAGTGGTATGAAAATTAACAGATAGGAGCGTGATTATATGGCGAAACATATTATTGATAAAGACAATACATTAAAAGCGTTGGGAAGCATTAACACATTATTATCTCAATCGTTACAGATAATTAAAAAGGTAAACGAAGATGAACAATGGGATTTTTGTACAGATGATGTTTTGGCAAGACGAGTCAATGCTGCTGAAAGATTAATAAAACAAATATCAGACGTTGTATTTCAGAACGAAAAAGCAAAGTAAATTGTAATTTACTAAGAAAGAGGGTTGACATGTATGAACGAATTAGATAGGATCATTAAAGATTTATCTGAATCTATTGAAGATGACCAAAAATATATGAAAGAAGAGTTTGAAACAGTAAGAAATTATTGTATAGAACGGAAATTTAAGTTATCAGAGGATGAAATGAAAACAATTAAATCAATCGGTTTAGAATCATGGATTGAAGAATGGAGGAATGATTATGAAGAAGTATAATGTGACATTTACAACATATGAAGAATATGAAGTTGAGGCAGAAAATGAAACAGAGGCACTTAGAATTGCAGAAGATGAATTAAGATCTGATAGGTGTCGTCCAATCGCAGATACTCACTATGACGAAAGCGATGTTGAAGAAATAGAGGAATAAAAATATGGAAGAATATATTTTGAATGAATGTAGAAAACATATTTTAAAGTTTCATAATATGTCAGATACAGAAATTTATAATTGGATGTGTGATAATTATAAAGGATGTAGGAATTATGAAATGATAAGAAAATGTAGTTTTATAATATTTGAGGAAAGCAGATAGTTAAAAAGCTATCTGCTTTTTAGTGCAACAAAATAGAGAATAAATCAAGGCAGATACAAATAATTGTGTCTGCCTTTTGTAATGGAAGGAGAATGTGACAATGAAAATTAAAGAATATAAATTATACAAGACAGCTAAAAAGACAGCAAAGGAAAACAACCTAGAATATGTCGATTCATTTGAGACTGGCAAGAGAAATATTCTGTTTGATTTTTCATTATTAGATAATACAGATGAATTGACAGATGATGAGAAACAGTACATTAGAGAACACGCATTACGGAATTTACATGCTAGTGATTGTGAACAGTTTTATGGAAAAGAGTTTGATAATTTTACAGTTTGCAATGGTAGAGCATTATATTATCCGCATAAAGTTTATGATGAACATGGTTGTGAACGCAGATATGTAATTATGCAGCTTGCAAAGATTATTCATGCAAGAGGAACACGAAAGAGTGTTTATGATGATTATGAAACAACGGAAATTAAATTGGATAGTGGTTATACAGAACCAGTAAGAGATTATGAAATATAGAATGGAGGTTGATTGATATGGTAGAAATCAAAATAGATAACACAGGCGATGGGACATGGTGGTTATATAACAGTAATCAAGGTTGGAAAGATTATTGTGGTTGCGAAAACTTCGATGAACAGGTTGTTCTTACAGGTAATAGAGATTTTACAGGCTGTACTGAGGCAGAATGGTATCAGAATGCAAAAGAGATTTTGGATAATATTGATTATTATGACGAATATCCAACGAATGTATCTGATGAAGTGAATGCAAAATTAAGGGAAATGTATGATAAATGCAGATGTACAGAAGATATCCTTGTTGATGTAATCAGACTTCTTTATCCAGAAGACACATTTAAAACTGGAACACTCAGAGGGTATAGTCAGGGAGATTGGCAAGATTATATTATCAAGGGAGATGTGAATACAGATTTACTTGAAGCAATGTATTTTGGAAAGATCTCTGATATTACCGTAACAACGGATGAAGAAGAATTTGGAGATGTAATCACTCATGATGAATTATGGAGAGCAGAAAGAGAAGAGGGGTTAAAAGAATTTTTCAGAAATCATTACGAACTTGATAAGAATAAAGAAATTCATATCTTACAGGCAGACGGATATAAGCAGGTAGTTGATTGGAAAGCAGTTGGATAAAACCAAAGGAAAGAACTGTTTGATTAGAAATGGAGGTGTTAAAAATGACTAGATGTTATTTTTGTGAAGCATCAGATATAAAAATACCAAATTCTAAAATTACAATAAAAGGGAAAAAGAATGGAAATAAAGTCCAAAAGACAATTCGTATTTGTAATTGTTGTGGGGCTTGGAAGACAGATGAAGAAATATGTCAAGAAATATCAGAAACATTTGGATGGGATTAAAAGGAGAGTGATTAAGATGGTAGTAGAACGTAGATGTATTAATCTTTATTCTGACATGAATTCGTGGATGGATTTAGTTTTATTGGTAAATGATGAAGATTTTGATAAAGCAAAAGAGGTAACGGAAAAAGCCTTTAATGATTTTTGGAATGATCCAAAAGTTGAAGAAGAATGTTGGTGTTATGGAGATTGGGTTGGATGGAAACTGAAAGAAGCAGGTATCAAATATAATATGTATTTTAGAGGTAAGGAGGACGATTAGTATGTACAGAGTATATCAATTAACGGATGAAGAGAAAGATAAAATTGTGCGATGTCGTTGGGATGGAGATACACATTACTATAATGTATTTGAATCACAAGAAGAGTGCGATGAAGAACAGAAAAGATTAGACAAAATTGAAACAGAATATAGAAAAGAGAAAGCTGATTATTTGAAAAATTGTAAAGGAAAGTGACTAAGATGTTCAAATATATTATCAGCTATGATGGCGGTCAGTTAAGAGACAATGGAGAATAACTTAATAGTGATAGTTAAAGCAGAGATTTAATTATCTCTGCTTTTTCTATAAATACATATGAGGAGGTGTTAGAGTGATTAAACCTTACAAAATGTATGGCGACTTCTATGTACCAGGTTGTACAAATGCTTTTCCAACTGAGGAAGAAGCATGGGAATACATAGAAGAGAATTACTAACACAAGAGGCATCGGCTGGTGACGCAGCCGTGTAAGTCCTCGCTCCTATATTAATATTATAACACAAAATGGAAAGGAAGAATAATGTTTTGTATTTATCTAAATTGAAGAGGTGAGAAGATGACAAGCACAATAGAAAGAGATTTTGTAGTAAAAGATGGTGTAGCAAGCTTCCCGATGAAAGAATATCCAAACTATTGCGGAATTGAAGATATTGGATATATTTCACATGGAGAATGGGCAGACGCAGAACTTGAATACAAGGGAAAATTATTCAATGAAAATGTGGTGTCAGATGCAATGTGGGAAAGATTTATTGAAGATTTTCCTGATAAAGATGGAAATTATGAAGCCTTTAATCAGTATATGCATGACAATAAAAACGAAGTATATGAGTTATTAGAAGATTGGAGTGATTAATATGGTAGATCGAAATTTATTGGAGCAAGCTGCAACAGACACAGCAAAAATGATAAGAAGAGAAATTATGAAAACTTATAGCAACGAGGAAATTCGTGGATTAAACGGATTTTTTCTCACAAAAGGCGAATTAGATATAGATACAGCAGGTCTTGAAAAAGAAATTGAGGACATTATGAAACATCCACGAAAATACAAAGCAATGATAATGGCATTTGTATACTTTAAAAATATGATGATAAAGGAGTGATAAAAATGAAATTGGACTTAATTATGGTTGATGAATGTGGAGATGAAGTCAAAGTTGAAACATTCAATGTTGGGAATGATCTTGATGAAGATTATATGGAATTATGGAAAGATAGAAAAATAGAAAAAGCAAGAGAAAATTATCCTGAAGCTCAACGGTTTTATTTTGAACGACCATATTCAGATATGAGTTATGGTGAATTGTTGGTGTGTATGGATAATTAGAAAGTGAGGTTGAGTTATATGGATAAAGAAAAAGCATTAGCGAAATTACGGGAAGCAAAACAAGAAGCATTGGTTAATTCAACTGCAATTAAAGTTGGAAGATTAGAGCTTAATGAAGCAATGAAGGCGTTGAGAACGGTCATTGCTTTACAAAATGTTTTAAAAGATGAGTGATGAAATAGCAATTTTAAATGGAAAGGATGGTTGATGAATTATGTTAAAAGCAATTAATATTATGTGGAATCCGGATGGAGATAGTGAAATATTTGAAAATCTTCCGAGGGGAAATGTTAATACCTGATAAATTAGAGATTATGTACGAAAAAGATAAAGAATATGCACTTGAAGAAATTTCAGATTGGTTATCAGATGAAACAGGATTTTGTCATGATGGATTTGAAGTTGTAAAGGAAATCACAAAAGAATCTGTTGAGAATGAGTTATATGATTTTTTCAATAACAAAATGGAAACTGGTGATGCATCTGAGATTGAAAGAGTTGGTCGTTATCCTGGTATGTATGTCACAGGAGATAATGGAGTTGTTATTGATTGTGTGGGTGAAAAGCAGATTAGATTGATTATTCAAGTGGATTAAGGAGTGATTATTATGAAAACAGTAGAATTATTATTAAATGATTATATTGGAAATAACTATAATCCGTCAAGACAAACAAAGTTTACAATAACAGAGGAATGTCTTACTGATTATTTAAGGGAAACTGAAGATGATAGAAATGTGAAAATGTTTCTTGACACTTATGATAGTGGTGAATCATCTGTTATCTATGATTATGCTGCAAATGATGGAAGAATTTTATCAGAAGAGATTACTTATTGTGATGACTTTGTTGATAAATACGAAGATTTTATACGCAGAACGCAGATGTTTAATCCTGATATGTCAGCAGAAGATATTTCAAGTAAGGAAGATTATTATTGGATAGTGTATAAAGCACAGTGAACAAGAGTTTCATTGAGAAGAACGGAGGAATTTTACATGAAAACAATTACAGAAAAAATGATTATTGTAGATTTATTATGCGAATACGCAAAGGAAAGTAATTGGAACGCAGACGGTTCTCCATCAAATGACGACAGTTATTATAAAGTAGTACAAATCAAAACCAATCGTACAATATCAGAAATAAGAAAAGATATTGAAAAAGATGGGTGGTGTGAAGAAATGGCTAATAGTCCTGATGTACTTGATTTGTTTAATATGTCAGACTACGTGGAAGACACACTGGAAGCGAAGATGGTACTGTCGGAAATTGGGCATAAAGTAGTATAAGCAATTTAGATTGGAGGAAAATGTTATGGCGGTATATCAATTAAATAGACCAAGTATTGATACAATTATTGATTATTGTAACGACCTTGCTGCAAATGAAAAATTAGAAGTGTTTGAGTTTGGTAAGAATAATGATTTGGTTCTTCATATTTACAAAGACGAGGAATACGATGCGTCAAAAGACAAAGATTATTCTAATTTAGTCAACATTAGCACTGCAAAAGATGGAAAATGGGTAGACGACACAGGAGATATCTATGTAACAGATGGTTCTTTGTGTAGGGAATTAGAAAGAATCAACAGTTATGAAAAATTTTCCACATTATAACAAAATGAAACGATGATTTACTGTGGAGTAAAATTAAATTATAATGATGAAAGAGGTGTTTGAAATGGAAGATACAATATTTGAAATGGAATTGCCAATTGATAAAAATAGCAGAGAATTTGACTTAGAATTATTAAATTCTATCATTGGTAAAACTTTTAAAACAAAGAAATTTGAAACAGAAATGAGAAAAATATTTAGAAAGAAAAGTAGTTGTAAATTATGGTGGGATAATAAACCTATAGATTTATGGGATGGAAAAGAATATCATCGTGTGAATTATAGATGTTGTCCTTCATCTCATAAAGCAAGATACATTTTTGGATTAGTGTTAGACAGAGGTAAAGATAGTATTGTTGTCAAAGATGGATTTTTAGAAGCAGTATAAAACCCATTGAAACGGAAATTTATTTAGACACCGAGCGAAAGGAAAACAAGAACAACCTGTGGGTAAAAATTTACTCACAGGTTGTATTATTATGGAGGTAGAATTATGATAGATATGAACAAATTACATAATATGAGCTTTGAAGAAGGCAAAATATACCTGAAAGAGAATGGATATGTACAGAATGACTCGGCAAGTAGTATAGATACAACTATATCAGATAGAGTAGAGGATACATACTTTACACTATATGATGAGGATGATCAGGAAGTGGATGTGGTTAGTTATTGTATGTTTTACAACCAGATTGGTAATAGAGAGGATGAAGATATAGAAATAATATCTGAAGGTTGGGAAGCACTGGAAAAGGTAGCTTAAATAAGATATAATAATTACATGCTATGGAAGGGAGGAAATAGATAATTAATAACACTATCATATTATTAAAGGGCGAAGCAAATTTAACACGGAGGAGATAGGAGATACAATTAGGAGGTAAAGACTCATGAAAGATTTTATAATATATAGGAATTATGGAGTTCTTGGGGCTGAAAAAAGAAATGTGTATACATATGGAGCACCACATCTTAGAGGGGTCTGTAATGATGAGTTAAAAGTTAAGTTACCCGATGATTGCGATTGGAAGTTATTTGAGAATAATTTTGGTCAGACTATGATAGAATCCCCTTGGGGTTGGACATACAATCTCAATGAAGTGTTACAGGGAAATGAAAATCCATATTTGTATGCTTTGGATAAAGATCAGAAGGCACATAGAGTTGAATTAGTAATTATTGAAGAGAAATAGAGAATATAAAAGTAGAGTAAGCCATCGGATATAATCTGGTGGCTTTTGTCAAACATTAAAGAAAGAAGGTAATCATTATGGCACAGTTAATTGGATGTTTAGTAGCTTTTATTATCGTATTTGGTATTCCTTATCATCTTAATAAAAAAGAAGAATCTCGTAAGAGACAAAATATGTATAATAACTTAAATAAGAAGTCTGTAGACGAAATGGAAAAGTGGAGAAAATAGTAATATAAAATAAGAAAGGTGGTTGATGATTATGTTCGGAGGACTATTAGCGTTTTTAGGAATTTATGCAGGAAGTGCTGCAAAGGCAGCGTATGATAATTATGATATGAAGAAGACAACTCGTAGAGTTGATGAAAATGGGAACGTGCACTATATGGACAGATTGTGCAATGATTATATCAACGGAGAGAGAGTAAAAAGAGTTGAAACAACTGACAGAAACGGAGTTAAATTATATTCTACAGTTGGTGTGAATAGCAGTAAAGTATATGACACTTCTTATGGAAGAGGTACACAGCAGTTATTCGAAATGAGTGAACATGATAAACAGGAAAATTTGAAATATGGAAAAAATGTATATAGTCAATACAATCCATATTTCGGAAAAACTGTTACAACTGAAATTAGTTCAGGCAGAACAATTACCTGCTTGTTTAGTGGTAAAAATAGTAAAACTGGTAAAGAGTTCTATAGAGTGTGGTATTTTCGTCCAGAATGTCAAGGAAAACTTGATTACAATACTACTGTTGATGGTGATATGGGGATTGAAATTACAAAAGAAGAATTTAATAAGTTGAATTTTGGAGCTTTGACATGTACATGTATGCCAAGTGATTATGATGTAGTCCATGCATTATGGGGTGATAGGTAATGAATAAACAGAGAAGAGAAAAGATAAGGCAACTCAAAACTCAAATTGATTTGATTAAAACCGATTTGAAGAAAGTTTCAAGTGAGTTATCTTCTATATTAAGTGAAGAGCAGGATGCATTCGATAATATGCCCGAAGGATTACAGAGCAGTATGCGAGGTATGGATTCGGAAGATGCGATTGACTTGATGGAAGAAGCTATTGATAGCTTGGATGATGCAATAAAATCATTAGGAGATATATTATAATGAAAGCAAAATATAAAGATAAGTTAGTGGAAATCATTGAATTAAAATCAACATCATTTGTTGATTATCTACAAAAGCAGAGTAAAACTGTTCCACTATTTTCTGTAGATTATATATGTGCAGTTAATAAAGAGTATCAAATATATAGATATGTTGATGTAAAAGCGAACAGAGTCAAATATGCATTGGAATATATAATTGATTATAATACAGCATATGCAATTATATGTGATACTAAGATTGATTTTGAGGATTTGGTGAAGTGGTTTGAAAGAGAAATATTAAAGATTGGAGAGTGATTGATATGATTATATTTAAAGAGAATAAGAAAACAGGATTACAGTGTGGAATTAATAATAATGGTGATTTATTTTTAGGTGACGATAGAAGTGGGTACAATTTGCCGGATACAGAAGAAAATAGAGAACGTGTGATAAGAGATTTTGATTTTTATAATAAATAGTAAATAATAGATTCATTGGAGGATAGTAAAAGGAGAATATTATAATGAGTGATATATATTTTACAAAGCCAGAACGACCATTTTTGTTAATTTATACGGATATAGATGATTCAGTTTCATACGCATGGTTAGAAACAGAGGATGAATTAAAAGAAGTAATAGAAGAAGTAAAATCTTATGGTTGTACTATTCAAGATGCAGTGGAAATTGGATCAAGCAGAGATATTGAGTTTTAAAAACTAATGAATCCAAGTTTTCTTGTGGAAGGAAAGGAGAATGATTTAATGGAATTTGCAAAATATTATAATGCAAGTCATCTCGTAGAAGAGATGCAGAAAGCAAAAGAAATTGACTGCTACCCAACAGACAATGATAAATTTGAAGGTGTATATGTTTGCATGGATACAAACGACTTTTGGATTAGCAGAATTAACAAGGGATATAATGAAGAATATGAAAGGGAAGATGGAAAATATCTTGTAGAACGCAACAAAATCAGTATCTATGATGTAATGGATAAACTTCATGAACTCTATTCTAAGAAACTTCCTGACTTTAAGGAAAATGATTTACAATTTGAAATGAAAAATAAATGTCATGATTATTTAAAGAGATTCAAAACAAAAGACATATGTAAAGTAGTTATACTTTTAGATGATTATGATGGATTATCAAATTGGGATTGTTGCGAAGCAGATTCGTTAGAAGAGGCTATTGAAATTATTGATGGTGGATATGGAATTTTACCATTAGTAGCCTAATAAATCTAAGTTTCACTTTAAAAGGATATGATAGTATGAAAGTAGATAAAAAACAATGGATACTTGAATATATGTCACGGAATAAGAATGAATTTATTGATATTGTCTCAGAAAATTTTGTAAACGCATATGTAAATAAATTCAATCCTAAAATAATAGAATGGTATCCATATGGATCACCGAAAGTACCTGAAATCGGCAAGCTGCTTGCAGAATTATATAAAGAGAATAAAGTAAGTAGACATAGACATTATTGCGAAATTTGGCAAGACGGATATCCAAGATGGTTTTATATTTACACTTTAATAGACAATGAAATTTAACTTTCCTTGTCATTATGTGGGTAGCTAATATAGGGGCTGCTTTGACGAAAGCAAACGAGTTCAAGTCTCGTAAATCAGTAATCAGGCTGACAGAAGTAAGAATAGGTTCAAGTCCTATCGCCCACAATATAATGAATGAAGATTTCTTTAGTTTGGAGGTAATGATATGACAAAAAGTCAAATAGAAAAATTCGCAGTAGGTTATTCTTCTTATCCTACAGACTGTGTGGAAGAAGTATTAAAGGTTACTAATTTCGATGAAGATGTGACAAGAAAAATTTTAGATGACAAAAAGAAAACATTAGCAATTTGGCAGAATGGAACAATAATGATTGACGGAGTAACACTTTGTTGTGGATATGATTTCGCAGAAGATGCTTTTAGCAAAAGGATAAATATTGGTTATTGTCCGATTTGTGGAAGAAAAATTGTAATTAAAAAGCCAATGAATGAATGATTTACTTGGAAGATTGGAAGAGGTGATATAGATGGATAGAAAACGAAATAATCCTACATGGTGTTGTAATCAAATTGAAGAGAAGATTAAAGACTACAAAATATCTCTTACAGAAATTAAAGAAGAAGAGGTAAAGAGGCAGCTGGAAATTGTCATTGATGATTTAGAATCAATTCTATACAAGTAGATTAGAGGGGGTGATATAAAATGACCAATGGCATTAAAGAGAAAGACATTCGTGATATGCAAAAATGCTTTGATAAAATGGAATATATTCTAAAAAGGATTCAGGTATATAATCCTGAAGCACGAATTATTTGTATTGAAAGTGATACAATAGCTCTAGTTAATTTCAATGGTGAGTTTATTGATTCAGCTCCACAAATAAAAGATGAACATATTGTTGCAAGTCAAGACATACCAGCAATGGATAACTATTGTTAAAAGAAATGACGATTTCTTTGAAAAAGAGGGATATTATGTTTGATAATAAACAAGATAATAAAATTGAACTTATAAGGAATTTATTCATTGCAGGTTCAAGTGCAATTCCTGTAGTTGGTGGTACTCTTTCTGTTTTACTAGATAAATATTTACCTAGTGCAATAGAGAAAAGAAGGACTGATTTCTTAAAACAATTAGAAATAGATTTTAATAAATTGCCGTATGAAATAATTAATAGTTTGGAGTCAAATGAGTGTTTTTATTCTATTTTCTTAAAAGTTTTAAGTCAGGTAACATATGAACATAAAACAGAAAAAATAAATGCATTTAGAAATATCCTTATAAATTCAACGCTAATAACAGATATCGAATTCAATGAAGTGGAGTATTTTATTAAACTAATAAATTCTTTGTCGATAGATCAAATAAAAATATTACATCTATTTTATTTAAGAGATTATAAAAAGGAAATAGAATTTACTGATATTAACAAATTTATCGACAAGCATTGGAAAGTAGATCCATCATATCGTTGGAGTCTAGTAACAGAACTTATTAGAGATGGGCTTATTTCTTCTTCAATAGAACGGCAACATAAAAAAGGAAAGGGCATTCAATTATCAAAAATGGGAGAAGATTTTATAAATTACATATTTAACCCGGTTTCAATTTAATAAATATTTAGAAATGAAAAATTGCTTTCCCCTTAATATAAAGTGTAATTTAAGGGAAAATATTTGGATGATAAGGAAAGAACAATGGAAAATACATACAAATGTCCACATTGTAATAAAAATACTACAAATAACACTATATTAGATAGATGTATTGATTATATAAGTGAAGATATCTGTCAGGTATCAGCGGATAAGCAGTGTTCCATATGTGGAAAAATATACAATGTGAAGATGGTATATAAGTTAGATCATGAGGAAGTAACTGGAATATAACGTCAATAAAAATAAACATAAATAACAATTATGTAAATAATAGCAAACATTAGAAGCAGAAATTAACTGCTTCTTTTTTAATACAGAGATCGAGGTGATATTATGGTAACAATTAGAGATTTTATAGAAAACAACGAAAATGTACTAATTATAATTGAAACGGCAGAAACAAGAAATACAACAGATCCATTAAGAAGGAACTGTGGAAAGGTATGTTATATGATACTCCAAAAGATTTACAGAATCGGGAAGTAATTCAGGAAGGGTATGGGATTGTAGCTCAGTGTAATATACTAACAATTTTAGAGGATGGTGATGAAAAATGAGTAGATATAAAAATGGAAACCCAAAACGACAATCAAGATTCATATGTATGAAATGTATGAATGAAAATATGTTGGCTAGAGGAATCCAAAGACAAAAACAAAGAGAACAAAAACATGTTAAAGATTTGTATTGTTTGAAGTGTGGAGAGGTAACGAAGTGTATCGAAGTAAGATTTTGTGACTCTTATGAAGAAATTTTTGAGGCTGCGAAGATAAAAAGAGAGAATTATTATACGGATAAATATGAAAGAGAGGTTGGTTAATATGCAGACAAGAGATTATGCAACAAAGAAAAAAGGAAAAACAGAAGTACAGCCATTTTGGAATATGGAAGATATTAAAAATGTTGTTGAGTGGTTTGAGAAGAATAACGAATGGGATGGATATCTTATCACATTATTAGAACTACTTCTTGGTAGACGAATTGGTGACACAGTAATGATGAAGTGGTCTGATTTATATTATGAGAACGGAAATCGAAAGAGTGAGATTGATACTATTGAAGAACAGAAAACAGGCAAAATTACCAATCTTCCCGTAAGTAATATGGCGTTGGAAGCGGTTGACAATTATTTGTCACACGTCAAAATTGATCCAATGGAACATTACAATGAATACATCTTTCAGTATCAGCCTAAGACAGATTGGATTGATAGAAGAGTATTAAATATTTATTCTGGAAACGATATTGAATTATGGTGTAAGGTGCTGAAAAAAGACTTTTCTGATAAGCGAAAGGAAAAGATATTTAATGATTTTCATAAGCAGAAAAAATATTCATCATTGGGAGATTACCTTTATTATGAAGTTGAATATAATGATGTGGTTAAATGGCAAACAGATGATTATAGAAAGAAACTGAAAAAGGCAGTTGAAGATGTTGGTATTCAATATCAAGTGTCGAGTCATAGCCTCCGTAAGTCATTCGGCTATTGGATACACAAAACACATCCATTTGATCCTGATTGTCTATTATCATTACAGAAGTTATTCAATCATAGTGATCTTCAAACTACAATGAATTATATTGGATTAACAGAAGAGAAAAATAGACAGTTGATTAACGATCATGGAGAGTTCATTCATAATGTACTTGCAGGTAAGGGCGATGAGATAGTTAGAAATATGCCAGTTATCTCATTGAAATCCGATGATTTTGGGAAAATTATTCGTATGCTCACAGATGACGTAGATAAGTATCAGAAAGCAATTGACATGGCGAACCAGATGAGGGTCTTATAAGATAAATTACCATATTTTACCATGATACAGGTTGAATAAAAAGGTGTAAAATTATGTAAAGACGATACTTACTGGGTATCGTCTTTAGGTACAAATCGAACTTCCATTGATAAATTCATAGCTGAAAGCATATCAAATACAGAATTGCATTGTGGATTAGCAGTTGTAAAGAATTGGCTTACTGATTGGTTACTCTTTCCCAGGTTGGTTGCTACAGTTTTTTGTTGTATTTGGTTAAGAATCATAGCGTATTTTATTGCAGCAAGAAGCTCTTTTGTACTAGTACATTGAATATAATCCATTACATAAACCTCCATTCAATATATGTGTTGATTATACAAGATATATATAATTTATTCAATATTTTTGTGCAAAATTTTATCAATATATATATTGAATAATCGGTTTATATATTGTATAATCAGAGCTATCAAAGGAAAGGAGGATGTGAATATGGATATTAATACATTTGATATTCTACTTGTCGATTTTGGTGAAGTAGAATTCTGTGGCGAACAAGCTGGTGTCAGACCTGCTATAGTTATTCAAAACACAATGGGGAATAGGTTTAGCGATACGACTATTGTGATGCCGTTTACCACAAAAATCAAAAATATAGATCAGTCTACACATTCTCTTTTTATGAGAGGAACTGGTGGTTTAACACAAAGTTCAATGTTATTAGGGGAATGTGTTAGACAAGTATCAAAACAGAGAATAATAAAGAGGATTGGTTCAGTCAACGATAGAGCGACTAGATTAGAAGTCAAACGAGTATATGAATCAAACTTCGGGGAGGTATAAGCATGGAATATATCATGATGACGGTTGAAGAAGCAAAGAAATATGCAAAGAAAGATGCTATTGTCTTAGTAGCCACACAGGATCTTGCTTCACAAGATTGCAACATTGGTTTTGTAAAGAAAAGATTTGGAGAGTGCTCTGACATAATTGGTTCGGCAAAGACAATTGCTAATATCTGTGATGAGTTTGCTAATCAGCTTAGAGTATTTTCAGACATACAAAGAGATCCAATTAATTATGAACCAGTTGGATATTTAAATACCATACTATTTCGAGAGATGACACGAAAAACGGACACGCCATAAGATATAAATAAAATACAGAACAAATGTTCGATAAATATTGACACACTCGAACGGATGTTCTATTATAGAGTAAGAAAAAACGTAGCCAAGTGAATAGACGGTATTGGCAGTACCGACATCTTGGCTACGCACATAGGTTGATGTAGCAGAATAATACCACACCATATTTTATTATTACATAATATCCTAATAAATTCAACATGTTATTTGTTGAAAAAATTTTCGTGGCAGTTCAGCTATATTTCACAAACAGAAATAAAAAGAGAATAAATAATGGGTTATCGCCAAATGGTAAGGCAGTGGGGTTTGATCCCACGATTACAGGTTCGAGTCCTGTTAGCCCAGTTATGTGCTATTAGCTCAGTAGGTAGAGCACTGGACTTTTAATCCAGGTGTCGAGGGTTCGAATCCCTCATGGCACACTATTAAATTGCGCTATTTTTGCGCTGAAAATAAAAAGGAGGGATTGATGTGGCGAGATATGCTATTGGGAATGGCAAGGGTTACATAGCCAAGGATAGTCTTGGTAGATTCACGATAACGACTAATCTTGCAATCGCAGAAATATATTGTCGTGATAAGGCAGAAAATGTGTACAAAAGTTCAATATCTAAGTCCTATAAGGCACGAGGATACAAGGTAGTGAAGTTGGATGATGACGCTCCTGATAGTGTTAGACAGATAACAACAAAGGAGTTGAGGAAGAATACAGAAAAAGTGTTGGATGTTGTAAACATACAGAAGTGGCTAGATAAGATAGCTGACTTGAATGGTTTAGCTGCTGATGCATTACATAGAAAGACAGAACTAATTGAGCAATTGAGTAAAGTTGATAGAGAATTGAGTGATATTGCACATTACATCGAATTTAATAATCTAAATGCTGCACAAGGTTACAAAGCCTACAAAATGGAGCATGAACGGAGAATAATTAGAAGATCAATCAAGAATGAGATACAAGTTTTGGAAATTATTCTTGGAAAGAAGATATCAGAAACGGTCACTGATGAGATAAATAATGCTGTGGCTGGAATGGATCAACGTTCATATGAACCAAGAGAACTTAATGAACTGTTTGATTTTTAATTACATATTATATATATAAGGTAGGTGCAGGTAGTGAATAATGAGAAAATGCAAAAAGAATTAAATAATCTTTCTCCACAACAGATGGAGTGGCTTGAGGAATATTGTGCAAACGACATGCAGAAATTAAAGAAAATAAGCTATATTGCATTTCATGGGTATAATATTCCAAACTTTGAACATGATGAGCTTTATGATGATGCTATGAATGTATTGATGGAAAGTGTAATAGATTATGATACATCTAAAAATGCAAAGTTTGAAACTTATCTGACCAATAATATCAAGAAGTCAGTTATTGATTGGTACAGAGATAATTATCAAAGAGGTAAGCGAAGAAACTTACTTCGAGATAAGGATGGTAAGATAATAAAATTTGATCAATATGGCAATGTAACGGACGATGATAAAGGAAAACCTGTAGTTGTTCCAAATACCTCATTTGATGCACCTACAAGAGATAATAGTGAAGTGGATTTGAAAGAAAAAATAGCTTCAGATTTTAATGTGGAGGCAGAAAGTGAATTTGATTTTGATGATAGCGATAAAGTTGAGGAGTTTCTTGAATCTTTACCAAAGACACAAAAAAATATTTTGCTTCTTCGGATGGAGAATATTCCTGCTGATGAGATAAGACAAAAATTAAATATCACAGATAGAGAATATAATAGTGCAATGAAGTCAATTAAGATGAACAAAGGTCTCTCCTTGTTTACAAAGAATAAAAATGATGGAAATTACGATGTGGAGGTAGATGAAATGGAAGACAGAATTATTGAAATTAGCGAATCTGAAAACTATAGAACAGACAAATACAGTATGTATTCACTATTACAGGATAAGAAAAATGGAGATATGAATTGTAATTACATCTTGCAACGTGAACCGTTTCAGTGGACTACAGAAGAAGCAAACAGATATTTTTGTCGTATTCTTAGTAACCTTCCTATTCCCGAGATTATCCTTTGTGAGCAAAAGAAGAAAGGATTAACAATTTCTCATCTAATTGATGGTTTACAAAGACTTTCATACGCTGAAGCATTTAAGGAAAATCGTATTAAAATTGGTTCGGTAGGCGCAGAAAGACATTTAATCCAGTATAGAGATTATGTTTTAGATGAAAATGGTAATCGTGAATTAGATGAAGACGGACTTCCTGAATACGAAATGAAAGTGTTCGATGTGATTGGAAAGTATTATAAGGATTTACCAGATGAACTGAAAAAGAGATTTAATAATTTTAATATTAATGTAACTAAATTCTTTGATTGTACAGACGAACAAATTGCAGATCATATTCGTGATTATAACAATCATGCGAGTATGAATAAAGAGCAGGGTGGGCTTCTTAACGTATCGGCACAGACAGCAGGATATATTAAAAAGATCTCACAGAAGAATACGTTCTTCAAAAATTGTGGGAAATTTACAGATAATAATGTTATTAAGGGAAAATTGGAACGTGTTGTTGCAGAATCAATAATGTTAATGTTCTTCCGTGATTCATGGAAAGCAAAACTCGACACAATTTATAAATATGTTGATGAAAATGCAACAGAACAGCAGTTTTTAAAGCTTAATTCACATTTTAATAGATTGGAATTAGCATTAGGTGATGACAATAAAGATTTGAAGTCATTACTTACTCCGACAACAATGCCAATGTGGATTACTGTATTTGATAAATTTACTACATATAATATCGAAGATTCAAGATTCGTTGATTTCTTAAACGCTTACAATACTGAACTTAAGGATAAAGAAATTGATGGTGTTTCTATGGCAGATTTTAAGGATCAGCAAACAAAGAAAAAAGCAACAATCACAGGTAAGATTGATTTGCTTGTGAAGTTAATGAATGAATATTTACATATTACTGAAGATGCATCAGTCAACAACGAAGAAACATACATAAGTTCTTCAAATGATGATAGTGATGACGAGATAGATCCATTACAGTTTATAAAGGACAATGTATCAGAAAGAGTGTCTGAGGAAGATATAGATGATTACTATACTTTAATGGATGATTTTCAGACATTACATGGAGTAAATTCAGAGTCGTCATTATTTGATTATCATAATGAATTAGCATTCTTAGGGATGATTGCTTATTCATTTAAATTTGACAAGGATTTGGACAATTGGCTTGTTGATTACACCAATCGCAATATTACATATAGCACTAATCAGACAGAGAACCTTGAAAATATGATAGCTGATTTCAAGACGTATGAAGAAAAGAAGTCAGCATAGGAAGGAGAATATACATATGGAGAAATTAAAGTTAGTTAAAATTTCAGATATCAAAGTATCACGTAATTTCCGTAATTCTGTTCCATCACCAGAGAAGATGGATAGATATAGAGACGCTTATTGTCTTGGTAAAGATTCGAAGCACTCTTATGAGAAATGTGCAGGTCAGGTCAAACCAGTCATATTAAATGAGAATAATATGATAGTAGATGGCTATATACAGTATCTCGTCATGAAGGAGATGGACGAGGAGTATTGTTACTGCTGCATTGAACATAAGTTGGTAGTGTATACACTCATTGATGGCGTTCACACAAATGGGAATAGCAAAGAATATACTTGGAGAGTTCCAGATAATACGAATTGGGATGAGTTTAAGAGCAAAATTTCATATGGTGATCTGATATGGGTTAGGACATCTAATGGAATAGCTCCAATCATCGTAACAAATATTACTACGATAGAAGCAATTGAAGGTGAATTGTCGGGATTAGAGAGAGTTGCAAAAAAGGACATAATGAAAGGTGAGCTTTGGAAGACCATTGAGATAGACGAAAAAGTGCTTATTAAAAACAGTGTGTCAGAGGAGTGGATACCAGCTCATTACGCTGGACTTACATATGACAAGAAACCTATGATATGGAGTTTGGGAGGAACTTCATGGACTACTGATGCGTTTAGCGTACCTAAATACGTTAGATTGCCTGGTAGTGTAAGTTTTGGGAAGCATAAGGATCATATGACTAATCTTTTGGCAAGATGTTAGTGAGAAGAATGTACAGATATGGAATTATACTTAGTAAATTAATAATAGGAGGATTATATAAATAATGGCAACTATCATGGACTTAAAAAGTGGAGCAAAAATAAACAATATTTATAGCGACCAGTTATATATACTGGGAGATTATGTGGATAATCATACGAGAAAACTTCTAAACCCCGATAGTTTAGAAATATGGGGATATCTCAATGAAGATACTATGCGTAATTATGTGCCAATATCAAATATGAGATTACAAGGGATTCGTTTATGTCCTTTTTGTGGTGGAACAGCTAGGATAAGAATGGATACAAGACAAGATGCAGAATGTCATTATTCAGTAAAGTATATTGAATGTAATAAATGTGGATGCAGTACAAGGAAAGAAACTTGTGGTGGATATTGGGGACATGATTGTACTGATGAACAAATAATAGAAATATGGAATAGAAGAGTGTAGTAACTTTATCTACTGAAAAGAGAATATATAAATGGGTGGCTCAACTAGGTCGCCCGAATAATGGGTTGTGGTGAAAAGGTCAACACATCGCACTTTGACTGCGACATTTGTGGGTTCGAGTCCCACCAGCCTAGTTATGTGCTACTAGCTCAACTGGTAGAGCACACGACTTTTAATCGTGGGGTTACGGGTTCAAATCCCGTGTGGCACATTACTATATAAATAGTAAAAATAATTAAAAACAAAGGAGATATTATCATGGGAATAACAGCAAAGGATTTTGGAAAGAAGAAAAGTATTATTGTTAAGGTACAGAATAGAATTGAGAAGGAGAAGGCAATTATGATTGCTAATAAGAGAGACAAGAAGAATAGAAATAACTAAGGAGAATATCTATGAGTGAATATTGGACGAGTAGTGGTATTACAGTATATGACTTTGATAAGTGTATTACGGCACTCAAGAAACGACATGAGGATCAACTAGATAGAATCAAATATCTGGAAGAAGAAAATGGAAAGCTGAAAGATGATGCTTATAAGGACGCAGAGATGGCAAAAATGAAGTCACAGTTTGATGAGATGAAAAAAGATTATTATAGAGGATTTCCTATAACTGAAAGCGAAAATCAGAAAATTAAAGAGTGGATGAAAGAACATGATGTTGAAGCTCATGGAGTAGTGAATAATACAGATAGATTAAGACGAGCAGGTTGTTGTGGGGGTAATTACAGCTATGAATTCATACCAACTTCGGTTGGAACTATCGGCTATGTGAAGTGTAGTTGCGGTACAAAGTTTGAATTTCAGGGAATATAGAAGTAAGAATGTTCGATTTCTTTGGAAGAGAGGTTAAGGAATGGAAAATATAAGAAGATGGTTTGAGAACGACCAGATGAATAATGGTCAGAGTTACGAGATTGACGAATACGAAGGTCATTTAGAAGCAAGAACAGATACAGTTATTTTTATGGTAGTAGAGCCTCATAGTGGAACTAAAAACAGATGGATGCTTAGAGTTTCAACAAGAAGTGCTTTTGATAGATGGGCTAATTCTACAGCTATTGAGGAGTTCTTTAATAGTGACATCGAATTATGTAATTATTTACATGAACATCAGTTGGATATTTATAAAGATTTGGTTGAATATTTGTCAAGTGAATATGATGAAGTGACAGAAGAATATTAAGTAGAATAAATATATAACTTTGAAAGGAATATACGAATATTATGGAACAGATTCAGGAAAATGAACAGTGGAAATTGAATGGCAACTGTGAAAAATGTAGAAGAAGTAATTATTGTTCAACGCCATGTACTCGTCATAAAAGGAGAATAAGAGCAGAATTCACAGGTCTTGTTGCAGATACAATGAATAAAATGACAGGTGGTGTAATGAGAGAAGTTATTGATAAAACGGTAAATGGAATTTGGTAAATTGATAAGGAGATTTATATGGTTACAAAGACATTATATATTTGTCAATTCTGCAATACTGATTATGCAGATAAAGAAAAGACAATGGAATGTGAGAAAAATCACAAAGTTTTGGAAACAGCAACAATTATAGGTGACTATAAATCGTTAAAATCTATACCAGATGGATGTCCTACGAAGGTTAAAGTGAAGTTCAAGGGTTCAGATAAATGGATTGAGTATAAGAGATAATTAGGAGGAAACAAATGGAAGTAAATGTTAATACAAAAGCAATATGTACTATAGATATTGATTCAGCAGAAGCATTTAGAATTTTATGTAAAACTTTACATATGGGTTTTGTTCTTGATGAGGATACTTATTACTTTGTATATAAAAATTCCTATGGTGAATTAAATGTATTTAAGACAGTTGATGGACATGATTCATGTGTAGATGAGAGAGGAGATTTGTTTGTAGCACTTCGTAATGTTGCTGTAAATATGTTTCCAAATACATTGTTTAGAAGTGCTGACTATATCTACAATAAGTGATAAGAAAACTTCGATTCATTAGAATTCAGAAAGGAGACAATGTGTTAAATATAGGAGATTGTGTAGGGCAGATTAACAAAGATTCATCTGGTGTATGGAAGTTATATAAGGATAAGATAAATAAAATCACAATAACAAAGAAATATGGTAGAAGATATTTTACTAAGACAGTGTTTCGACCATTAGATGCAGATGATGTAGATAACAATACAAAAGATATGGAAGAGTCGATTGGCAAAGGATATATCATCGTAAGAGAAGTATTTGGGTTAAATGATAAGACTGAACCTTATGCTGAAAGATGGATAAAATGGGCTAATGAGAATCCAGATAAGGCAACTGGTTTGATATAAATGGAGAATATAACAGTAGAAACAATTAACAAAAATAAATATAAGAAAGAAGAGGTACAAAACATGGATGGATTTATGAAATTTAAGGAGGCTTTACAGAAGCACTTCGATGAAATGCAGAAAGAGGCAACGCATTTATTTGAGGTAAATGTAGATAAGGATGAATTATGGAATACATATCTTGATAGCTTCCCTGCTGGTACAAATGAGATTTTCAGAAAACGTAGAGAGCATGATTGTAGTTGTTGTAGACAGTTTATTAAGAATATTGGTTCTGCTGTCACTATCAAGGATAATCAGATTCATACAATTTGGGAACTGAATCTTGGTGATACAACATATCAGCCAGTATGTGATGCACTTGACGCTTTTGTAAAGGCTCATACAGTTACAGATATTTATACAACTAAGTTCCCTAAGATTGGCACAGATTTTAACTTTGAAGAAATTAATGGAAAGTCTCATCAGTGGGATCATTTCTTCTTAGAGCTTCCAAGTAAGTTTGTAAATAGAAGTAGTCGTTCTAATGAGGAAGTTAAAGGACAGTTCAGAGATACAAGAAATGTATTTAAGCGTTCTCTTGATGAAATTACTATGGATGCACTCGATACAATTCTTGAACTTATCAATTCAAATACACTTTACAAGGGCGAAGAGTGGAAAGGCGTACTCACAGAGTTTAAGAAGTATAAGAAAGAATATGATAAGCTGACTTCTGATACTGAAAAGGATTTATATGCTTGGGAGAAGTCGGTAACAGCAGGTATGGCTATCGGTAGAATTAGAAATCATTCTATTGGAACACTTCTTATCAATGTAAGTGAGGATATGGATCTTGACACAGCAGTTAAGAAGTATGAGCAGATTGTCGCTCCAAGCAATTATAAGCGTCCAAAGGCTATTTTTACAAAGAAAATGCTTGAGGATGCAAAGAAGACCATTACAGAACTTGGATATATGGATTCATTACAGAGAAGATTTGCTAACCTGAATGATATTACTGTAAATAATGTACTGTTCTCAAATAAGAGTGCTGCAAGAAGAATGGTTGGTGCAGATGATATTTTTGGACAGATGGAAAAGGATATTGCTGTAAGTCCTAAGAAGTTTTCTAAGGTTGAAGAGATTTCAGCACAGGATTTCATTGATAAGGTACTTCCAACTGCAAAGGAGGTTGAAGCTTTTGTAGAGAATAAACATGAGAAGAACTTTGTTTCTATGATTGCACCTGTTAATCCAGACGCTAAGACAATGTTCAAGTGGAATAATGGATTATCTTGGGCTTATTCAGGAAACATTACTGACTCTGATATGAAGCAAAATGTAAAAGCTGCTGGCGGTAATGTTGACGGTGTACTCAGATTTTCAATTCAGTGGAACGAAGATGGACATGACAATTATGACCTTGATGCCCATTGTGTTGAGCCAGATGGAACAGAAATCTATTATGGTAGTTACAAAGCACCAAGAATAACTTTTATGGGCGGTCAGTTAGATGTTGATGTTATTGATCCATGTGGAAAAGTTGCAGTAGAGAATATTACATGGCAGAATTTATCAAGAATGAGACCAGGAACATATAGATTCTTTGTACATCAGTATTCAGGTGCAGTAAGGCATGGATTCAGAGCAGAAGTTGAGTTCAATGGAGAGATTTATTCATTTGATTATAGCAACTCTATGAGAACTGGCGAGAATGTTCAGGTGGCAGAAGTTACACTTGATGAGAATGGCAACTTCTCAATTAAGGAAAAGCTGTCTGGAAGTTCATCTATTTCAAGTCGTGAGATTTGGGGTGTAAATACAAATCAGTTTGTTCCTGTATCAGTAATTAGTTACAGTCCAAACTATTTTGACGAGCAGGATGGAATTGGTCATAGACATTTATTCTTCTTCCTGAAGGATTGTGTGAATAACGAAAGTCCTAATGGATTCTATCTTGAGTTTCTTGACAATGATTTAATGAAGCATAAGAGAGTGTTCGAGGCTTTAGGTGCTAAGTGTTATGTAGAAGATACTGACGATCAGCTTTCAGGAATTGGATTCTCTATGACAAAGAGAGCAGATTTAGTTGTTAAGGTTAAGGGTGCAACAGAGCGTATAATGAAGATTAAGTTTTAATTAGAAAAGGAGATTATTATTATGACAAACAACGAATTATTTATCAATGCAACAAGAAATAACTATCAGTTCCCATTCAGAGGAATGATTAACGTAATTGATTTGTGGGATTTATCTCTCACAAATCTGGACTCAGTATTTAAGACACTCAATGCGGAAGTAAAGAAGTCTGAGGAAGAGAGTCTTCTGAATATTAAGTCAAAGGAAGATGAGGAGATTTCTAACGAGATTGAAATTGTTAAGTATATTGTTAGTGTGAAGCTGGATGAGAAAAAGAAGAGAGAAGACGCTAAGAAAAATGCTGAGATGAGACAGAGATTACTTGAAATCAAGGCTAAGAGACAGGATGCAGCACTTGAAAATATGTCTGATGAGGATCTGGATAAGGCACTTGCAGAATTAAGTGAGTAATTGTTACAAATATACCATATATAGTATTAAAAATAAGCAATATATACTATATATGGTATATATTTTATGCTAGAATGAAACGCACATTTCATTAGAAAAATTGGAGGTAAAATTATGTTATTTTGGTTATGTTTTATTGTATTAATTGTAGGAATTGGATTGATAACTGTTGGAAATATGGAGTGGTTTGATACTAGAAATGAAAATAAGTTAAGAGAATTTCTATATCAGAATAAATACACAATTAAAAGTTCTGGTTGGATTACTGTTATAATAAGTGGAATTATAATGGTAATTATGATTATTGTCATTGCTTGTAATTATATTGGTGTAAACGCTCGTGTAGAAAAAACAAAGAACAATACAATGCCATCACATATAAAGTAGAAAGTGGTGCTTGTCGTGATGAATTCGGTTTATTGAATAAAGAAGTAATTGATGAGATTCAGGATTGGAATGAGAATATAACATATTATAAAAATATTCAAAAAGATTTTTGGGTTGGTATTTTTGTTCCTAATGTATACGATCAGTTTGAAACTATTGATTACACAAAATATGGGAGAGAATAATATAATGTCAAATTTATATGTATATCTAATTCGTTCTCGAAACAAGGATATTCCAAATTTTAGGAACTAGTAAAAACAGATATATAAAATCTTGGAGGTTAAGACAATGACAATTGAACAGATTAAGGACAAATTAAAATCAAAAGAATATGACTTCCTGAGAACAGATAAGAATTTGGGTAACAATATCATTATCTTAACTCTTGGTGGAAGCCATGCATATGGAATGAATAAAGAAGGATCTGATTTAGATGTGAGAGGTATTGCACTCAACAGCAAATCAAATATTTTACTTGGGACAGACTTTGAACAGGTCGTAGATGTTGATACAGATACAACGATGTATTCGTTTAATAAAATGATTCAACTTTTAACATCAAGCAATCCTAATACAATTGAACAACTTGGTTGTCTACCAGAACATTATTTACATTTATCTGACATTGGTAAAGAATTATTAGATAATAGAAAAATGTTTTTATCAAAAGTTTGTATTTATACTTTTGGTGGTTATTCGTCTTCACAGTTAAGACGCATGGAGAACAAAGCTGCAAGGTTAGTTGGTCAGGCAGAAAATGAAGCATATATTTTGAGAAGTATTAATAATGCTCAATATGAATTTAAAAATAGATATTATCCATACAATGAAAGTGATTTAAAACTGTATATTGATAAGGCTGTTCAAGAAGGATATGATAGTGAGATTTTTATGGATGTAAACTTGCAACATTATCCGTTAAGAGATTGGGCTGGCATGTGGAACGAAATGAAGTCCATTGTTAGTAGTTATAGCAAATTTGGTAAAAGAAATGAAAAGGCTGTAGCACATGATAAATTAGGAAAACATATGGCTCATTTGATTCGATTATATATGATGTGTATTGACATTTTGGAAAAGGAAGAGATTATCACTTATAGATCAGATGAACACGATTTACTTATGAGTATTAGAAATGGAGAATATTTAGACGAGAATAGACAGCCTATTTCTGAGTTCTATGATTTATTAAATGAATATGAAAAACGTTTTGAATACGCAAAAGAAAATACATCTTTGCCTGATAAACCTGATTATAAGAAAATCAATGAATTTAAGATGTATGTAAATGAGAGAATTGTAAAAGGAGATATCTGATGGAAATATCAAATAGAGCAAAAGAAAGATTCTGTAAGGATTGCAATATACCAATTAGATTATTCCAAGAGCCATATTTTTTAGATAGAATTAAGCTTTTTGATGAGTTCTATGGAACTGTTGACAAGTGGATTAGATTTGCAAGTGAATTACAGCAATACAATTGTGAACAGGATTACTTTGAGGAATATAATCATGTAAAGGATGCAGCTATTACAAGCATCAAAAATTCAGAGGCATATCAGAGATTTAATACGGAAGATATGAACAAATTCACTGTGATTCATAAAAATTTATCTAATAAAGATATATTTAAGCCAACTAATACTGGAAGAGTTTTTATCAGTATTGATATGAGAAAGGCTAATTTTTCATCTTTACACGAATATGATAAGAATATATTTCGTGGGACTGATACATGGGAAGATTTTATTTCTCAATTCACGGATAACGAACATATTGCAAATAGTAAATATATTCGCCAGGTTATTCTTGGTAATTGTAATCCTAAAAGACATATCACCTATGAAAAATACCTTATGAATCAGACATTATCGTTATTATATGACATCATTGGTGAAGAGAGAATTGTATTCTTTTCAAATGATGAGATTGTTTATGATATGACAACTGCAAGTAATTTGCACATGTTAAGTCTTGTGAGAAATTGTGTTGAAGAAAGATTAAGTACAAAATCTAATATTCCATTCAGAGTTGAATTATTTTCGCTCCACAAAATCAATGGTACTGACGGATACTGTAAAAAAATCTACAAAGAAAATGAAGAATATAGTATTGAGTTTAAGTGTTTGGATAATTATATGATGCCATTCGTACTTAGATATTTCTTGGGAGAAGAAATTACTGAAAATGACAAGGTATTCTACCATAAAGGACTATTGGCAAAGTTTATTGATGAACCGAAAATTGAGGTGAATTTGGATGAAAAGATTGAAAATTGAAATTCCATCTGGTGCAAATGAAATTATCCATACTTTACAGAGTAATGGATATGAGGCATTTTTATGTGGTGGTGCAGTGAGAGATAGTATTCTTGGCAGACCAATTCACGATTATGACATTACGACTTCTGCCACACCAGATGAAATGATGGAAGTATTCAAGGATAAGAGAATTATTGAAACTGGTTTGCAACATGGAACTATTACCATTGTAATTGACGGTGAAGGATATGAATGTACCACTTACAGAATTGACGGTAATTACTCAGATAGTCGTAGACCTGATAGCGTAACATTTACACGAAATCTTAAAGAAGATTTAAAGCGTAGAGATTTTACAATCAATGCGATGGCATACAATGATGAAGTTGGACTTGTAGATCCGTTTAATGGCATGGAAGATATTGAGCATTATAAAATCAGATGTGTTGGTAGAGCAGAGGATAGATTTTCAGAAGATGCTTTAAGGATTTTACGTGCTATTCGGTTTGCTTCACAACTGGGATTTGTGGTTGATTCTGATGTAAGTTTGAATATTCATAAAATGTATAAGAATTTAGAGAATATATCTATTGAGAGAATCAACAGTGAGTTCTGTAAGATTGCATTATCAAGCGAGTTTTATATACAGATAGGATTATTCCATGAAGTATTCTCGTTATTCATCCCTGAAATTAAAGACATGTTTGGCTTTCAACAAAATAATCCATATCACATCTATGATGTATGGAATCATACAGTACGTGCAGTACAAGCTTATGAATGTGATTGTGAACCCGACTTGAATCCAAGAGATTTGATTACGTCATTGGCTGTATTCTTTCATGATATTGGAAAACCACATTGTTATCAGGATGGAGAAGATGGTGTCAGACATTTCAAAGGTCATGGAAGAGTCAGTGCTGATATGACAGATGAAATAATGAAGCGATTAAGATTTGACAATGATACAAGAGAGAAAGTTGTTGAATTAGTCTATTATCATGATGCTACTTTTGAGGTGGGAAAGAAATATATCAAGAGATGGCTTAATAAAATCGGAGAAGAACAGTTCAGAAGATTACTAAATGTTCGCAGAGCTGACATTAAAGCACAAGCAGACATGAATCAGGAAACTAGATTGCAAAAGATTGATAACATTGAATATATTTTAGAAGAAGTCTTACAAGATGATGAATGTTTTTCTCTAAAGGATTTAGCAGTTAATGGAAAAGATGTAATGGATACAATGCTTATTAAAAGTGGAAAAGAAGTTGGCTACTGGCTCAATGAAATCTTAACTCGTGTAATAGATGGAAGATTAAAAAATGATAGAGAAGATCTTATTTATTGGATGACTGGTATTACAGATGGTTGGATAGAGTATTAACAATAAAATATAGCAGATATATTGATATGATTCAATATATTCAAGTGAAGGGAGATATGTAAGGTATGATAAAATTATTTACTCATACCGATCTTTGATGGAATCGGTTGTGGTATTTTGGCAAAACTTGCATTTGGAGATGATGTAGATATTTCATATTGTGATTATGATAACATTGATTTAAGTGTCAAGGAGTTTATTGATAGTGAAACAAAATTTGATATGTGTATTATTACAGATATTAGAGTAAATGAAGATACAGCGAAAATTATTGATGACAGATTTGATAATTTTTATTTATTAGACCATCATCCAACAGCTCTAGGACTTAATAAGTATTTTTGGTGTTCTGTGACTATCGAGTATGAAGATATGGAACTTGGAACTATTAAAACCAGTGGAACAGAGATGTTTTATTATTGGTTAATCGAGAATGGTTATTTAAAAGATTCAGAGACATTGAGAAAATTTGCTGAACTTGTAAGAGATTATGATACTTGGAGATGGTCAGAACTTGGTGAAGATGGAGTTATTTGTAAGCAAGTGAACGATTTACTTTACCTGTATGGTCGAGATGATTTTATTCATTGGTGCATTTCAGAAATCCATGATGAGGTATTCCCAAGATTATATGCTAAAGATGAGGTTGTTTTAAAGATTAAGCAGGATGAAATTGATAGATATATCGAAGAGAAGAATGAAACTATGTTTACCAGTCCTATGTGCGGTAAGGTTTGTGGTTTTGTATTTGCAGATAGGTTTGTTAGTGAATTAGGTAATAGACTTTGTAAAATGCATCCTGAAATTGATTTTGTGGCAATGATTGATATTGATGGTTGTACGGTATCTTATAGAACAGTTAAAGAAGATATTGATCTTGGTAAAGACATAGCAAGTTTATTTGGTGGCGGTGGTCATCCAAAAGCTGCTGGCTCAGAATTTAGTCAAAGTATTAAGTTGAAAGTTATTGAAGGAATCTTTGAATAGTGAAGGAGAGTGACTTGGTGATGGTTCAGAAGATACTTATGAGACAGATACGGAATTTGTTTCTGGTAACGATACTCATTTGATTACAACTGTCCGTCATCAGCATTTTGATTATAATCGTCCTTATCAAGAAAACGAACATATAGAAACAACAAAATTTAGAATTAAAGTTAAAATGATAGAGTGAGGTGAAATATGGCAGTATATGTAACAGGTGATATACATGGAAATCCTACACGATTAAGTAAAGATAGTTTCTATGAACAGAAAGATTTTTCTGGTAATAAAGATGAGAACACTGTAATTATTCTTGGTGATTTTGGTCTTGTATGGAATCGAGATGGAGAAAGTAAACAGGAAAAATATTGGTTGGATTGGTTAAATCAGAAACCATTCACAATTGTATTTGTTGATGGAAATCACGAGAATCATAAAAGACTTGCAACTTATTCTGTAAAAGAGTGGCGTGGCGGTAAGGTTCATGAAGTCAGATCCAATATATTACATTTAATGCGTGGCGAAGTGTTTACTATTGAAGATAAGAAATTCTTTGCTTTTGGTGGTGCGTCAAGTCATGATATTCAAGATGGCATTCTTGATTATAATGACGAATATTGGAGAGAGAAAGCCAAAGAGCTTGATAAGCACGGTAAATATATGTATCGCATAAAAGGTTTATCTTGGTGGGAAGAGGAATTACCAACAGTTGAAGAAATGCAGCATGGATTAGATGTTTTAAAAGAGAATAATAATGTAGTCGATTATATTATTACGCATAGTCCTTCTACATCTGAATTGTATCTTATGGGTGGTAAAGGATTATATGAATCAGATATATTGACTAATTATTTGGAAGAAGTGAAAGCTACAACTGAATACAAAAAACATCTGTTTGGTCATATGCATTTAAATAAGGCAATCAATGACAGAGATATTTGTTTGTATGAACAGATTGTTAGGATATTGTAAAGTGAGGTGAAATAGTGAAATTAACAATTGATATTCCAAGAGAATACGAACGAGATTTTATCGCTGAAAAGTTTAAAGATTTCTTTTTAAGAGTAATTACAGATATGGATTATAGTGGTCTGTGTGGGTTTTATGAAAAGGAAATTGCAGAAATGTTTTTAGAAGCGTTTGATAAGGCTATCGTTGGCGATGTTAATCCAAATGCAAATGTTATTCCAGTTGCAAATATATCTTTTGACAAAGAAGATATGCAGAAGATGATTCAAGATGAATTAAAGAAGTTTCAAATAGAGAATAATCTAATATAGAAGCAATTCTATTCACGGCTGATCAGCCAAATTTTTCCAAAAAAGTAACAAGAAATATTTTTTTCTTATGGTTTTGTAGACGTGCAAATTCCATAGGATTTTACAACAAAATAATATTAAAAAAGAAAGGAATTAAGCAGTAACTCCTAGGTAATTATGGTTACGTAACCTCTGTAAAATAGTGTATTTTGACAGAGAATAATGAAAAAAATAATTCTCAAGGGCTACGAGTATTAAGTTTATGTGGTGGCGTTGAAACAGGATTGTATGCGTTACAGCAACTCGGAATACCTATAAGAGAATATCATACATATGAAATTTTGCCAGAAGCCATAGCAGTTTCTCAGTACCATTTTCCGTTTGTGGTACATCATGGCGATTTATATGAAGCGGATTTTGAACAGTTCAAAGGATTTGATTTACTGTTGGCAGGAACTTGTTGCCAGTCACTTTCAAGAGTACGAATTGAAAGTAAAGAGGTCAATAATGGTCTTGATGGTAAGTCAGGAATTTTCTTTAAAGCAATTGAGTGTCTTAGGGCAATTCAGCCCAAATATTTCATGTTTGAGAATGTAATACCAAGTAGTGACGAAGATCTGAAGACAATGACAGATGAAATTATACATAATTATTACAATGATGATGAATGGGAGATGGTGGAAGATATTACTTACTAAAGAAGTTAAAGTAAAAGCAAGAAGTAGAAATACAAAATTATTCGAGAGTTTGGGGTATAAGATTCCAAGAGACAAAGATGATCGAGGAAGAACTCGTGTAGTCCCTAATGCTACCATCATGGTTAAAATAGAGGATTTACCAGAAGGGAGCAACGCAATAGTTGAATATCAATGTGATGATTGCGGTTCAATACATACAGTACATTATTCTGATTTAGCATATAGAAAAAATAGTCGTTTTAAGAAAAATGGTGAAACGTTATGTATTTATTGTTCTAATCATAGAAATTCTGGACAAAATAATCCTCAATATAAACATGGAGAACAAAGGTATTCTGAATATAGAAGTAACGCACGAAATAGGGGAATAGAGTTTAAACTGTCAGTTGAAGAGTTTAAAAATATAGTAAAACAACCTTGTCATTATTGTGGAGGATTTTCATCAGAGTGGAATAAAAATAGCAGAGGTAATGGAATAGATAGAAAAAATAGTGACATAGGTTATATTTATGAAAATTGTGTTCCGTGTTGTAGTAAATGTAATTTTGTAAAAAACAATACCCCATATGATAAATTTTTGATATATATACGGAGGTTATATGAGACAACAAAGAATTATAAAATTTCGAAATAGAAAGACAGGTGAAATTCAAACTTTTTCAGTAAGATTGATAGACTCTTCTCTATTTGGTTCTCAAAATCGAGAAAGATATTATTGGACAAACATACCATTAGGTAAATTACCTGGTGAATCTCCATTAGTTTTGAAAGATATTATGGAGAATAGTGTAGATGAGAAATATTTCTATAAGAAAGATTTTGAAATCTTGGATATGAGCAAACGTGTATGTGCAGAGTTAAAAGTCAATTCTATGGAAATGAATAGAAGAATTTATAATCCAGATTTTAAGTGCTGCACATTGACTTGTATAAATGGTGGATATCATGAAAAGAAAGTATTAGATAGTGGTAGACCACGAAAACTTACAGAAGTTGAATATGAAAGATTGCAGGGATTGCCTGATAATTTTACAAAAATTCAGCTTAACAATCGTTGGTTATCATACTCAAAAAGATGTAGTTTGATGGGTAATGGATGGAATGAACCTACTGTTGAATGGATCTTGAGTGGGTTAAGAGAATAAAAGAAAGGAGTAAGAGGTTTGGTATACCGAAAACGCAGCGTTTACTCCTGATACATAATGATAATAAATAGAATTTGGCAGATGCCAAGTAGTAATACATTTTCAATCAAGCCAATCAAAGAGCTGATTGAGAAATATGCAACTGGTAAGATTGTTGATCCGTTTGCTAATAGCAATAAATTGGCAACAGTAACAAATGACTTAGATACACAGTATGATACCGATTATCATATGGATGCATTGGATTTCTTAAAGATATTTGATGATAATTCAGTAGATGTAGTGTTGTATGATCCTCCATACTCGCCACGACAGGTAAGTGAATGTTATAAAAATCTTGGACAGACAGTAAATATGCAGACAACACAAGCTTCATATTGGTCTAAGCAGAAGGAGCAGATAGGAAGAATCGTAAAGAAAGATGGTATTGTAATTACTTGTAGCTGGAATAGTGGTGGTATTGGTAAGAAGTATGGCTTTGAAATTCAGGAAATTTTACTTGTTCCTCATGGTGGTTGGCACAATGACACGATTGTTGTGGTTGAGAAGAAGATTAAGTAGAGAATAACATAATATGAAAGGAAAGAATAATGAAATTATATATTAAGCAGTGTAGACCTTATCAAGTAAGTCTTGGTGGACAAGGTTTTAATGATAATTGGATTCCGTTAGAAGATTGGCAGGACGAAGATAATGAAGCTGCGCTTCGAGGAAAGTATCCTGATGAATTATTACAGAAGAAGGATGCATTTTCAATTTTGAAATTTCAGTATAGATATGTTGAATATAAAGAATCCAAGTAAAGCGGAATTTCTTGTGAAAAATTTAGGAGGTGTGTAGATGAAAAAAAATTATGAATTAGAACTATATAAATTACTAGTTAATCCAGAAGAAGATGACATTGATATCTCATATGTAGATGAATTTGGATGGGTTAGTAATACAGAGTTTTATATTTGGATTAGTCTTAATTGGGTTAATGAATTTGTCAAACGATTGAATGATATTTTTGGCTATTCGCTTTTTGATGAAGGTGGAATTGAAGCAAGAATTTGTAGTGATTGTGTATGTATCGACTTAGAAGAAGTTATTTCTGGATATGGTGTTGATCTTGAAGAAATATTTCCAAGAAGCAAGTATACACATTAAGAGAATAATACATTGAAAGGAGCAAGAGATTTGCTGCAGCATTAAATCTGGATTTGCTCTGAGTAAGAAATGTTAGATATTAACAAAATATACAATGAAGATTGCCTTGAAGGTATGAAAAAGATTGATGATAAATCAGTCGATTTCATCTTCACGGATCTGCCTTATGGAACAACTAATAATTCTTGGGAATGTGAAATGCCGTTAAATGATTATGTGAAGTTATCAGGTCAATATTTTTATGAAACAGATTTATTCGAGTTAGCTCAAGTAACAGATAGCAGTCTTAAATATACAAGAGATTGGTTTTATGAGAATAAGAAAGATGGCTTATGGACTCATTACAATCGAATCATCAAAGATAATGGTTGTATTGCATTATGGGCACAGTCACCATTTGATAAGAGGCTTGCATGTAGTAATGAAAAACTATATCGCTATGAATGGATTATCGAAAAGACCAAAGCAACTGGTCATCTAAATGCGAAGAAAATGCCTATGAAGGCACACGAAAATATCTTGATTTTCTATAAGAAACTTCCTACTTACAATCCACAAATGACAGAAGGACATACACCTGTTCATTCTTATACAAAGCATACAACAGATGGTAATTGTTATGGTGCTACAAAGACTGGTATTTCAGGCGGTGGTAGTACACAAAGATATCCAAGAGATGTTTTGCAGTTCAAATGGGATACTCAGAAAAATAGCTTACATCAGTGCCAAAAGCCTATTCAAGCGTGTGAGTATTTTATTAAAACTTATACAAATCCAGGTGATTTAGTTCTTGATTCGTGTGCAGGAAGTTGCACAACTGCGATTGCAGCTATGAATACGAATAGGAATTATATATGTTTTGAGAAAGACAAGGATATTTTTGAAGTTGGAGCTGCGAGGGCTGTAAGGCATATGCTTGAAGAAATTTGTAATAGATAAAAAGCAACAAAAAAAAGAAATCTTTTATGTCAAATTTAGGAGGCATAAGAATGTTAAAAGATAATGGAAATTTACGAAGATTTAATAATGATCATGTTGAAATGATCTTTTCATACAAAGTTCCATATGGGAATAAGTACGGTTTGTCTACAGGAAATAAAGGTGGTTTTTGCACAAGAGAAATGTATGAATTTGAGAATGTAACAGAAATTGAAAACCTCATGTTAGGACTTGCTGATATGTTAAATCAACTCAGATGTGATAATGGTGGCAATTTGAGATAAAAAATAATACGAAAGGAGTGTGAGTGGCAGCCTTAAAGATATATCGCTCTGAGTAGATTAAATGAAATATATGGGATCTAAATCACGTATAGTTGGTAATATTTTACCAATTATTCAAGAAAGATTGCGAGATTATAATATCAAAACATACATAGAGCCATTTTGCGGTGGATGCAATGTAATTGATAAGGTTCAGTGTAATACAAAAATTGCATCAGATAATCACAAATATCTTATAGAAATGTTCAAGAATCTAAATCAGATTCAAAATCTCCCAGAATTTATTACAAAAGAACATTACTCAGATGTAAGAGAATGTTTTAATAAGAAATTAAATACATATCCTGATTGGTATATTGGAGCAGTTGGCTTTCTTGCGAGTTATAATGGACGCTTCTTCGATGGTGGATATGCAGGTATTGTTCATACAAAAGCTGATACTGAAAGAAATTATTATGATGAAGCTAAGAGAAATTTGTTAGAGCAGATTCCAAGGTTAAAAGATATTCAGTTCCAATGTGGAGATTATGAAGAGTTATATTCTGACAAAGTTGACTGCTTGTTTTACTGTGATATTCCATACAAAAATACAAAACAGTATGGATCAAGTAAGAATTTTGATTATGACAGATTCTGGAATTGGGCTGAGAAGATGAGTGAGAAGAATGTTGTCTTAGTAAGTGAGCATGAAGCTCCTTCAGAATGGGAATGTATTTGGCAACAGGAAATCAAAAGAACGATTGACAATACAAAGCGAGTTAAAGCAGTAGAAAAGTTATTTGAAATAAGAGAATAATTTAGTGAGGTGAACGAGATATGAATATGTCTGATTTAATTGGTAGAGAAGTAAAAATTGGCGATAAGGAAGGTGAAATAACTAATGTATTGGGTATTGGTTATGAAGTGACATTCTTTAATGTTGCTGATGGTAGAGCATTTATTGATGCAAGAGATATTTATGATTATCTCGTTTAATGAAACGGAGGCGAATAAATGGCTGATAAATTAATCAATAAGCAGTTGGCAGACATTGACGAATTATTACAGTTTCTATCAGATAATGGATTTGATATTGATGATGGAGTTTGGAATAAACACGAAATGTCCTTAAGAGAAGTGTTTGATGAGTACAAGAAGAATACTATTCCAGATGTAGAAATTGGACAGACTGTATGGGTTATTAGCAGAAATTATCATGACATATATTCAATCAAAGAATGTTATGTGCATAAGAAACAGATTGGAGCAAGATATACGTTTTCTGTAAGAGGTAGATATTATTATTGCGGAACTTTCACGAAAAACAGTATTGGCAAGACTGTATTCTTTTCAAAGGAAACTGCTATTGAGTCATTAAAGGGTAAAGAATATAAGTTGGAAGAGTGGACTTGAAAACCACGTTTCTTGTGGTTGTGAAAGTAGGTGAGAAAAATATATTGGGATTTAAATATTGAAGAATGGGAGTTTAAAAATGATTATGAAGACATCTATTTTCTGCTTCATTGTTTATACAATGCAAAAACTGAGTTATATGACAGAACTCTTACTGATATGAGAAGCAGGTATGATCCGACTGAAGCATTTATAGATGGCTGGAATAGAAGTAGATCGAATTGGTATTCCAAGAAATTATACGATAAATGTGTGAAATGCATTGAGTTAAAAACAAGAAGTTGTTTTATACACAGACATTGGAAAGAATGTGTTTGGAAGTACGAAGGTCTTTCAGCACAAGGATGGATAAATTTATATCAGCAATTAATTAAAGAAAATAAATACGACAGTTGGATATTGGAATATATAGAAGATTGGAAATAGGAATGAAGCATTTCATTCGAGTTTTTGAAAGATAAAAAGAGGATATATACATAGAAGATAGAAAGAGAGGTGCTGAAATGGCAGAAAGAGCATTAGCACATGTAGAAAAGATTGAGTGGATCAGACCGATTGAAGGAGCCGATAATATTGAACTTATTGGAGTTTTAGGGTGGGTTTGTATCGCTAAGAAGGGTGAGTTTAATGTGGGAGATATGGCTGTTTATATTGAAATTGACAGCAAGTGTCCTGAAACAGACGAGAGATTTGCATTTTTAGCAAATAAGAAATTCAAAGTTAAGACTATGAAACTTGGCAAGTTCAAGGTAATTAGCCAGGGATTAGCCTTACCATTATCACTTTTCCCAGAATTACAGGATAGAAATATTGGTGATGATATTACAGAAGCTTTGAAGATTACATATGCTTCAGAAGAGGATGCTGCAAGAAAGACCAATAAGATTGATCCAAATGCTAAATATAAGTCAATGGCAAAGCGTAGACCAAAGTTATTCGCTAACCCAATTGTAAGAAGGATTATGAGATACAGCATTGGTCGTAAGATTATGTTTTTATTGTTTGGTCACAAGAAAGATAATCCAAAGAAGTTCCCAGATTGGATTGTCAAAACAGATGAGACGAGAATTGAGAATGCACCATTTTATCTTCAGAGTACCGAAAAGTGGATTAAGACTGAGAAATGTGATGGCACAAGCTGCACATTTGCAGTTGATAGATTGAAGAAGGACAAGAACAAATTTGATTTTATTGTATGTAGTAGAAATGTAAGACAGGCTGATAGAGAACAGGCTTGTTATCACGAGTCAAATATTTATTGGGAATTGGCTGATAAATATGACATTGAAAAGATTCTTACACAGTTTGCAACAGAGAATAATTATAACAGAGTTGTGTTACAAGGTGAAGGAGTTGGCTCAGTTCAGGGCAATCCATATAAATTTACGGAGAATAAGTTATTTGTATTCAATCTGATTATTGATGGTACAAGACTTGGAACAGTAGAAATGGCTGATTTCTGTAAGAGTCATGGATTAACAAGTGTGCCAATTATTGATACGGCTTATGAGTTACCTAAGACTATGGAAGAGATGAAACTTGAGGCTGATGGATATAGTGAGTTAAACCCAAAGGTTAAGAGAGAGGGTTTTGTATATCGAAGTCTTAATGGGCAGCAGAGTTTTAAAAATGTGAGTCGAGAGTATTTATTAAAGCATAACGGATAGGAGTTATTTATGAATAAACCTACGCTATGGATCATGTGTGGCTTGAGTGGTAGTGGTAAATCAACCATTGCCACTCAGATTGCCAATGAAAATCCAAATACAGTAATCGTATCATCAGACGCAATTCGTGAAGAATTAACTGGTAATTACGAAGACCAAGAACATAATGAAGAAGTGTTTAAGATTTTCCATGATAGAATACGCAAGAATTTAGAAAATAAAAATAATGTAATTGCAGATGCAACTAATCTGACTATGAAATCTCGTAGAGCAATTATGATGAAAGTGAATGGTCTTGAAGTACATAAGGTTTGTGTAATTATTCCAAAGCCATTTGAACAGTGTAAAGAAGATAATTTACATAGAGAACATCCTGTACCTAATTTCGTGTTGGATAAGCAGATTAGAAAATTTCAGATTCCATTCTATGAGGAAAATTTCGATGCCATTAAAATTTATGATTTACATAAAAAACATAAATTATCCGTGTCAGAGATGATACAACAGATGAACAATTTTGATCAACAGAATCCTCATCATACAATGACGCTGGATAAACATTGTAGAAATACATATGAGTTATTTTGTAAGAAGAATTATCCATTAGAGTTTAACATAGCTACAATATTGCATGATTATGGGAAACTATTTTGTAAAACAACGGATGAAAATGGCATAGTACATTTTTACGATCATAATTCAATTGGTTCATATTTGGTATTGGAAAACTTAATTGGCGAATATAAATATGGTCTTTTAGATATTTGTTTCCTTATTAATTACCATATGATGCCTTTTAGTTGGGATACTGATAAAGCAAAGCAACGTTGGAAAGAAAGATTTGGAGAATATAAATATAAGATGCTTTTAGATTTTAATGAATGCGATAGAGCGAGATAAGGAGAATATTAAAATGGCAAATAGATTATTGTTTGAGGAAGATGTTATTAGAGCAGTTGATAAACATACAAATGATGATAGTCAGTTAGATGATGATATTAGCTGTATTCTTGAAGAAGTAAAATCACCAATCTTTGTCGGTTCAAAAGCAGCAATGAATAACTTTAAAATAGAGAATAAACCAGTACAGAAACAGAAACGAGTTGAACTATTCGAGAATGAGGATGTCGTCTTAGAGCAGCGTGGTAACAGATATTATTTATCTTTGTATGATAAAGAAGGAAAATTCCAGAGAGAAGTAACTATTGATGTGAAAGACGATTAAGTAAATTCAGGTTTCTTGGTTGTAGTATGGAGGTGAAAATTTGAAAGATATTTTAGGTAGAGAGATTAAAGATGGTGATGTGTGCATTGGAATGGCAATAGGTAAAAATTCACCAGGAATGCATATTGGAGTTTTTCAAGGAAGTTCAGTTGTTTATTTAGGATATAGTGAAAAATATATTAATAAAAGTTGTACAAGCAATACATATCTGATTGAAAATCCAACGAAAAAGGAGTTGGAAATTAGAGATAAAATAAATATATTTCTTCAGAAAGAAGCAGAAGAGCGAGAGCGAAAAGCAAATTTAAAAACAATTCCGTTAAGTAAATTAGAAGTAGGTAGAATTTACAAATCAACCCAAGGGGAAACGTATTTATATCTTGGTAAGAGAAAAGTAATTTTTGAAGATTTTGATTATGGTAATACTGATATTAAAGAAGGGTATTGTTTTGCCTATGTATATGATTATGAATCAGATGAAAAAATCTTAGAAAGAGCTTTGGAAATTAATACATATCGAAAAAGTCATTCTATTTCAATTTTAAAAGGCAATAAAAAGTTGACAGATATTGTTAGGAAGATTGATTTGAAGTTTCCACTAATCAAAGAGGAAAAGCAAGAAGGTAATTGGAGAAATCGTGGAAACAATATGAAATTGACCATCGAGTAGAGAATATTAAAGCAAGGATAAAATCAATGATTTTATGAACTAAGAAAGATAAAAGAGGTGAACGATTAATGTCTCTAGCATATAAAAATGACACATACAACTATAATGGCGAATATGAAATGGGTTCATTAAATGAGTTTGCACAAGCAGAAAGAAGATTGTCAGAAAAGAAACAAGCATTAGATGACATGAAAAATGAATATGACCTTATTGAACAACAGGCATTTCGCACTTATAAAGAGAATATTGCGTATATGCTACTTGATCAGCCGTCTATGATTAAAATGTGTAGAGAATGGTTAAATATGTTATCAAAGAATCAGGATGCTGATGGTAATAAGCTTGACAAGAGAAAGAAGTATAAAGAAAAGGAAATGTATGATTGGTATATTAATTATATAAAAAAACTTCTTGATGTTGAGTACATGAATGATGTTAAATTTATTGACTATAATTTTGGTCAAGCTACTTATATTCAGTTTGAATATAAAGAGCATAATTGGCGTTTAGGAATTCCTCATATTAAAGCTATCAAATTAGATGCATATAAGAATTATGGTAGCAGTGTATTTAAACTTGCGTTAATACACAATGATGCAGAATATAGTTGTAGTTGGTCACAGTTTGGCTCTACATATGAGGAAGATGAATTAAGAGATATTATGGCACAAGGTATTGAGAAATATTGTAATTAATTGGGAGTAACTTCACAGGAATGCAACATATCATTGGATATAGAGGTAATATATGAAACGAGACAATTTAGAAAAAGCAACAAAAATTAATCAAGAAATCAAGAGACTTGAACAGGAAATTGATTTTCTTGACGATGCAAATATGAGAAGAACACATTCAATAGTTAAGGCGTTGATGCCAAAGAAGTATACATATAAGGGATATTTTTGTTCAGAGCGAAATATTGATTCTATTGGTTCATGTGTATATTTAGATCATAAAGAATGTGTAGCTCTTGCAGATTTTAAACGAAATGAAATTGAAGAATTGCAGAAGCAATATGAATTATTGGATTCTGAATAAAAGAGAATAATACATTAGAGGTGCTAAATGGATAATTATAAAGTGCTTATTGATTCAACTGAACTACAACAGAAAATATTGGATTATATCGCTTCAGAAGAATTTGGTAAGATGGTTGATTCCACGGTGTTTAAAGATAACAATCAGTGTAAAATGGCTATTATTCACGGAATGTCTATTGCGTCTATGTTAACTTGTAGATGTGAACAATTTTATATAAATTTTAAGTTGGAGGTGAAACATAAATGAAACCAGTAGTATATTTTGATTTTAAGGAATGTGAGAGCGATAATAATAGTGTGGTAATTACAAAAGATAGATTAAAAGAAATTTTAGATGAAGTATATCAAGCAGGATATTCAGATGGGAATTCAAATAAAACTACTATTACAACAACTCCGTGGAATTGGAGAGATAATATGTATTGTAGTGGCAATAATGATCAAATGATTCCTAGAGAAATAACAACAGGAACATCATTGAGAACTAATGAAGCAATCTTTGCATGTAAAAATAAAGAGCCGCAGTAAACCAATCTTTCATGTGGAATAGAAAAGAGGTGAAATAGTAAATTGAAAATATCAGAAATGCAATCTGCTTGTAAATATGATGATAGTATTATGGAAGAATTTAAACACTGTCATCCAAGACAGGTTATAAGTGAAGAAATTCCTATTCCCATATGGCGAGTAAAATATAGATATGATACTATTCGTGGCAATCCTAAGACGGCTACAAAGTATATATTTTTAGAAGAAAGTGCATGGGACATGGTTGATAATGAATTTATGAGCCATATAAAATCTATAAATGAAAAATATCCAGAGCGAAAGCTATCAAACGTAGAAATTCTTGAAGCTGAGTTTATGGGTAAAGTATATATATCTCTTGAATAATTATATGTTTTTCAATCGTATCAAAATCCCTGTAAACAGGGTTGTATAGCGAGATGTCGTGTATTACCCACGAAACATAGTGACAATTTAATAATGGTTAAAACGTAAAATCTTTCACCTTGACCTAAGATAATTGGTTTCTAAGAAAAAGATAGACTCCTTTAACAGATTGGTAAAATCTAAAAGTTAAAGGAAAGATTACGGTTGAATCCAATATACAATGAGTATATAAAGTTTTTAAGAGATACATCAGGTGAAAAGTTACCTGAGTTTAAAGAAGGTTATTTTTGGCTTGATAAACAAATCATAAAAGGATTTGATTTACAAGGTCAGGAACACAAATTTTATAGAGTGAAAGTTTCAGATAATTTAGAAACTGTAGAAGTAATAAAGCTAAAAAATTATGACAATATATCAGATGTGGATTTAGCAAGTTGGCAAGATTTAATCGAATTACAGAAAGAACATCTAACGCAGCTTGAAGCTGATTCATTAGAACTAATCAAAGAAAAGACAGAGAAGTTTAATACATATACTTCAATAATTCCTGTTTCTATGGGTAAGGATTCAATGCTTACCTGTCATCTAGTCAGAAAATTATATCCAGAAACTAAAGCAATATTCAATAATACATCACTAGACTGTGCTGATACATATAGAATGGTTAAGACTTTTCCTAATTGTGAGATTATGAATCCTGAGAAGGGATTTTACCAGTATGTAGAATCAGATCGTATGATTCCGTCACGTTTTGCAAGATTTTGCTGTAGAATTTTCAAGGTTGGTGTTATGGTATCACAGTTTAACCACGATCATCCGTACCTTATGTGGATGGGAATGAGAAATGAAGAGTCAAATACTCGTAGTGGTTATCAGGATGAATGGATAAATGAGCAGGAATGGGGCAAGACCTGTTGGCAAGGTATTCTTCCTATTAGAAAATGGTCAGAAATGGATGTATGGCTTTATACAATTTGGAAGAACATTGAGATAAATCCTAAATACAAGAAGGGGTACTCTCGTTGTGGTTGTAATATTGCGTGTCCATTCTATACAAAGTCTACTTGGATTTTGGACAAGTATTGGTATCCACAGGCTTATGAGAGATGGAGAAACATCTTAAAAGAAGACTTCATTACAAATAAGAAATGGATAATCATGAACTGCACGATTGACGAATATCTTACACAGGCTTGGAATGGTGGAACATTTAGAGACGAACCAACTGATGAGGTTATTCAGGAATTTGCTGAGTACAATGGATTGAATGTTGGCGATACGAAAGTAGCAAGACAATATTTTAATAAGTATTGTGATGAGTGTGAAAAGAGAATAAAAGATAAGACAACGTTGGCAATGAATATGAAATTCCACGGAAGAGATGTATCAAAGTTTTTGTGTAAGAAATGTTTCAAAAAATTATACGAGATGGATGATGATAAGTGGAATAAGTATGTGGAATCATTCAAAAGAGATGGTTGTGCGTTGTTCTAATAGAGAATAATATGATGTAACAATTGATCATATCTAAGCCATTCGGCTATGGGAATCCCAATAAATAAGAGAATATTACAGTGTAACTAATAAAAATATTACATATAAAGGAGAGAATAAATGGACAAAGAAATTAAAAATAAATTAATTGAATGGGTAAAGAACAATTATAGTCCAAAGGCATGTGGATATACAGAAATAAGATCTTCTGGAAATGAATCCGATGTATTTTGTGACGGATATGATTGTGGCATATCAAACGCTGCATATGAAATTGGTTGTATTCTTGGTATGAAATTAAAAGAACCTGAAGAGCAGGACTATGGCTTCTAAAATTTAAATGAAATTTTTCTTTTTTATGAAGATTGGAGGTGTGAAATGAAAAAGTATTATAGACAAGTAATCGCATTTTTTTGGATATGGTTCTGTAGTGGTGTAACGATGTATTCATATCAGGTAGAAAATAAAATACTTGGAATTACTTTTACATTTTTAAGTTCTTTATATTGGTTCATTATAGACAAAGATGATTAGGAGAATAAATACATGACACAATTACCAAAAACGAGTTGTAGTATTTCAATGCCAGAAGTTGCAGCTATTTATAATCCAAAAGTCATTGCAAGAATAAAGCTCTGTGGTGGTGCTATAACGATTAATGTTAATGAAATAATGGCATGGAAGAAACCAACTAATGAGCAGATTAAAAACTTACATGATTTATTTTGTATTGATGTTGAGATATTAGACAGAGGAGAATAACACTATGAAAGGTAAATATAGAGGTTGCGACATAGAAGTAGAGCGAGGTGGCTCAGAGTTCTTGACCTTTGCAGTATTCGATGATGGATATGAAGTTACAAGTGGATTTTCTGAAAGTAGAGACTCTGTAAGAGATTATTATAGCTATATGAAAAGTGTAGTAGATGACTATAAAGAACATCCAGAAGATTACGAATAGGAGGATAACTATATGGATAATTTAACACGTAGAGAAGAAGTAAATCTTTATGAAACAATTCAAAAATCGTTTCCTAAAATTCTAATCAAGGATCTTACAGAATACGAAAGAATTTGTCCTGTCTGCAATGGTCTTGGAATGAGAATAGAAGACAATATTTATGGAATCAAAGGCGATAGTTCTGAAGCTGGTAGAAAATATTATTTCCCATATAAGCATCAAGCACTTTCATTCTGCCAGAGTTGTTTTAATGGAGTACAGAGTTTGTGCCATTATTGTGGACAACCATATAAGAATCAAGGATATATGCATTGTGACTGCGAAGGACAGAAGAAAGCTGACGAAGAAGAGAGAATAAAGAAGTGGAATGAGAAAGTTTCTAAAGCAGTTCCAGTTGAAGAAAAAGATGTAGACACAATGCTTTACTGTGAAGAGTTTGACAAGTATTACGACACAGTTGATGATTTCTTTGATGATTATGCAGTGAACTATATAGATAAGGAAGTATACATAAAACCTGCGAGATTATGGGTATGTAGCGTAGAAAAGATTCATATTGATGCCGATAATGTAGCCGATAATGCTTGTGAAGAGTTACATGAAGATGCTTATGAGCAATGTGATATTGGTAGTCTACAAAATCTGTTGGATGTTTGGTGTAAAGATCAGACAGGAACGACAACATATTACCCTTGTTATAAGCAGTATGTAAAAATTGATTGGAGTAAATATGAAGATTGTAGCAGGTGATTATTTCGGTAAAAATATTCAGTTTGTATGTAGATGCTGCAACTGTGTATATGAAGTTGAATCAAAGGATGATTGGAATGTTCAGATGATATTTCCTAACTATTGTAGTTTTAAATATAAAGTTCCTGAATATGGAGTAACTTGTCCTAATTGTGGTCATGAAGAATATCTTGGTTGCGATCAAGATGACTTGATAGGAACTGAATCTGAAAACCTACACTGTCCTTGGATTCCATTATTAAAGAAGAGAACAGATTGGAATGAACGATATAGGGTTGAGCCAATAAGAGAATAAGTAATTGTAAACAATAATTTTATATCATAGGAGGAAATAAATATGATGAACAATTTTTTAAATGGTATGTTTGGTAAGGTAGGAAGTGGAATGTGTAGACTTTCTATGAATGGTGGAATTGCAGTTAAGACAAATGGTGGTTATAAGACATATAACATCAAGACTGGCAAGCTCACAAACTGTAGTAACTTTGTATTTGATATCGGAGAGGAATTCTTCTTTATTATTCCAACTAATAAGGTAGAGAAGGGTGATATCATTCTTGTAAATGGCAAACCAAGATGCGTTATTGAAGCTGATAAGACAAAGATCACAGTAATTAATTATGAGGACTCAACAATCGAAACTGTACTTCCTGAAAGACATGTATTTATGGGTAATACATATTTTTATGGCAAGATTGTTTCAATGTTTGGTAGTGACATTATCAAGGGTAAGAAAGGCACAAACAATATCTTCAAGTATATGATGCTTTCTCAGATGATGAAGGGTGACAATGGCTCTACTGGCATGATGAATGGAAATGGTGGAATAAGTTCTATGTTACCACTTATGATGATGGGTGGAAATATGGGTGATATGTTTGACGGAATGTTCGACTTTGATATGAGTAGCAACGATGACGATGATACAGAAGTAGATGAAGAGGAGGAAGCATAATATGGGATGTGGTTCATGGACAAGAGATAGTTATGTAAGTTATTCAACAACAAAGGGTATGAGTGTTTCAACGGATGGTATGATTAGAGGTTCTTATTCTAATCAGGATATGTTTAAGGCAAGAAATATTGATTCTGCACTTGATCCTAAGAATGTTATTAGAGAGTGTTGCGATACAGAGGAACATCCAAACACAATCCCTGTTATTCTTGCACTTGATGTTACAGGGAGTATGAATGATGTTTCTGTTGAAATAGCAAAGAAACTCAATGTTATTATGACAAAATTGTATGAAGATATTACGGATGTTGAATTTATGATTATGGGAATTGGTGATTTAGCTTATGACAATTCTCCTATTCAGATTTCACAGTTTGAATCTGACATTAGAATTGCAGAACAGTTAGACAAATTATGGTTCGAAAATGGCGGTGGAGGTAATGATTATGAATCTTATACTGCTGCGTGGTATATGGGCAGTAGACATACTAAAATAGATTGTAACAAAAGATATAAAAAAGGAATTATTATTACAATTGGGGATGAAAGACTTAATCCATATTTGCCTAAAAATGAACTTGAGTATATTACAGGAGATAAACTTCAGGGGGATATTGAGACTAAAGAACTTTACCATGAAACCAGTAATAAATTTAACATTTATCATCTTGATGTAGATCATAGATGCCATTATGATGCAGATAATATTAAGTCATCTTTTATGAATTATTTGGATGAAAATCATTTTAAAGTAGTTAATTTAAATAATGTTGTTGATGAAATTATCACGATTATTAAAAATGAATCAACTAATGGAATCGTTCACAACGAAGATAGTAATGGAATTACATGGTAAAAAGAAAATTAAATTATCCAAATGGGATGATAGTAGATCTATCTAATATTAGAATATCAAATAACAAATATGAATGGGATAAAAGCGTTGGAGCAAAAATCCCATTCATATACAATGGAGTAGAGGATTACTTTATATTAGAAGATTATAAAAAATCAAAAATAACAATTTCATATAAAGATTTAACAAAAACTATTTCATGTAGCCACTTTTTAAGAGAAGAAAGATGTGGAAGTGTTACCGATTTATTTCACAGGATAGCTTTGTTAAAACCATATTTAATTGATTATGTAGAAGACAGAAAATTATTCTTTTCATTATCAAGTGCAAGTAAAAAGAAGATTTGGTTTAAATGCCCATATTGTGGATACCGAGAATATATTTCTGCAAGAACTCTTTTCAAGCGTGTTAATATATGTCCTATATGTTCAGATGGTATTTCTTATCCCGAAAAATTTATTAGTAATATGTTGCTTCAATTGAATATTAAATTTGAAAAACATAAAACTTTTGATTGGTCTTTTGGTAGAGAATATGACTTCTATTTTAAATATAACGATGAAGAATTTATTATAGAGGCTAATGGCAGTCAACATTATAGAGCTGAATTTGAACGACTTGGTGGAAGATCTTTTGAAGAAGAATATAAAAATGATGTTTATAAAGAAAAACTTGCCAAAAATAATAATATTAATTATTACATAAAATTTGAGTGCTCAGAATCAAATAAAATCCACATGATAAATGCGATATATAATTCTATTTTTCATGTATATTTTGAAAATGAGGGGATTTTTAACAATATAAATTTTGAGCAATGTGATTATTTTGCCACAAACAATTCTACTTTTAGAGACATATGTAATATGTGGAATTCAAGTAAAACAATTACAACAACAGATATTGCTAATAATCTAAATTTAGACATAAGAACAGTAATTAAATATTTAACCAAGGGCAATGAATTTAACATGTGTAAGTACACAACAGAAATTGGAAAGAAACGTGGCAGAATCAAATATGAAAAAATACGATACGGTAATCAATTAGAAAATAATGTAGGATAGGAGATTTAAGAGATGAAAGACATTAAGATTGTGATAGGTGCTAACTTTGGAGATTGTGGAAAAGGATTAATGACAGATTATTTCTCACAGAAACCTAATAGTATTGTTGTTTGTTCAAATGGTGGTGCTCAGAGAGGACATACCGTAACGACTCCTGACAGAATCAGACATGTCTTTCATCATTTTGGATCTGGAACATTCAATAATGCAAGTACATATTTATCTGAGGATTTTATTGTTAATCCAATTATTTTTAAGCAGGAATATGATGAATTGATGAAATTAGGATATGTCCCAAATGTTTATATCAATCAAGATTGTATGTTGACTACACCTTTTGATATGATGGCAAATCAGATTATAGAGGAAAATCGTGGAAAAAATAAACATGGTAGTTGTGGCTTGGGAATTTTTGAAACTACCAAAAGATATAAAGCTGGCATAACTGATGTAGATAATCAAATCAGAGAATATTACTTAGAACAATTTGAAAGAGAGAATATTATATTAACAGATGAATGGTCAAGAATATTCTTTGATAATGGTATATTTGAACACTTTTTAGATGATTGGGATTTTATGAATAATCACTCATTGGCTATATCAGATAATTATTTCTTAAATCAATTTGACAATATTGTATTTGAAGCTGCACAAGGTTTATTACTTGATCAGAACAACACAGAATATTTCCCACATCTAACACCGTCTAATACAGGTATTAAAAATCCCAAGAGAATAATTGAAAATGTTGAATGGAATGATGAGATAAATATTGAAACTTGTTATGTATCTCGTACTTATTTAACAAGACATGGTGCTGGTAAATTTCCATCTGAATGTAATAAGAGATTTATCAATGAGTATATGTTTGATAAAACAAATGTACCAAATCCATTCCAGGATACATTAAGATATGGAACACTTGATTTAGGAGAATTATATAGTAGATGCTCAAAAGATATAGGAAACTTTGGAGATAAAAAATCAATCGCCATTACACATTGTAATGAATATGATTGGGATAATGATAAATTGATTGAATTATTTAAGGATTGGAATATTTATTACTCAGATGGCGAAACACATAATGATGTGAACTGAGATCATGAAAGATTCGTTTCTTTTGAAAATTTTTACAGAGAATATAAGAACAGGAGGTAAAATTAAATGCATTATTGCGTTCATTTACTCACAAAAGAATTACCAAGTGAGAATAAAATTGCAGCAATTATGAAGCCATACAATTCAGAACTTATATATGGCTCAGATGAAGAAGACAAGCAGATTGATTATCCAGTTTTTACATGGGATTACTATCAAATCGGTGGCAGGTACAAGGCTGAATTAAAACTAAAAGTAGATGAAGAAGGATCTGCAAATAGAGAATATTATAATTGGGGCTATTATGACAGACAAGATAGAAACGGCAGATTATTTTTGTCAAGTCTTTTATCAACATTAAAAGAGAATATTACACCTAAATGGATGTACCATGAGGAAGATTGGTTTATGAATATGGGTTTTGGCGATGGATATATTCTTGTTGATGGAGCAAAACAAAGCGATGTTTTAAATATTAACAAGCTTGGATGTTACATATGTATTCTTCCTGACGGTTCAGCTATTGCAAGAGATTCATGGAATGGTAAAGATATTATCAAAGATGAAAAATTCGATGAAAAATATAAACAGGCTATAACAGATAATATGGATGGATTTATTACAGTGCTTGATATTCATGATTAAGAAGAATTATCGGTTTCCTTGGGAGGTGAAATAAATGACTTGTAAGTATCCAATAACTAGCAGAAGTTATAAATTTTGTTTAGGCTGTAGCGATATAGATTGTTGTGAAGATGCAGTTACTTCTAATATACCTATGCCAGAAGTTCAGCCACCAAAGAATGTTATTCCGTCTGCATCAGAAGCAAATAAAATGACAAACAATGCAATTGATAGTTACACTACACAGCAATTAGCAGAGTTATCAAAATTGATTAGAGATGCAATTGCAGATGGCAAATTTTCAATCAGTGAAGATGGCTGTTTAAAACCTGAAACACGAAAGAAATTAGAGGAACTTGGTTATAAAGTTGAAACTGGTACTCAGTACAATGAACCATATTACAGTATTAGTTGGAGAGAAACGAAATGAGGTGTTACATATCGGAAATTTGGTTGAAGAGATGAAGAAGTATGATGATGTAGATGAACAGACATTATGGTGGATAAATCAAGCACTTTCGTACTCTGATTATCCAAGTCATGTAGAAAAGCAAAAAATAAAAGAACGTATAAAGGAGATTGAAACGATGGAGAATAACAAAGTAAGACAGTTTGTAGATTTATTACTTAATGGAAACACAGTTGAAAACGCAGCTAAGACATCAGGCGTTGGCGACATGAAGATACATGATATATTTGTTGCTATTTCAGGAATGGAATATGCAAATACACTTGAAAGTTTTGTAGTTCATACAAAAGAAGTTATTCAGGCAGTTAAGGATCTGGATGATGCGTTAGTAGATTTAAAGAAATCTTCTGAAAAGTAGAGAATATATAACAGTAGAACAGATTGCACAAGTTTGGCGACCTAACAATCTGCTCTACAGAGAATAAAATATAGGATAAACTATATTTGTTCTATTGTAACAAATCTATTTGGCTAATTCAAGCCAGTTTATCCTATAACAGGTATTCCAAAAGAGAAATCAATTGGATAGTGGGCGCGGGTTTCGTCCGTTGAACTTAAAACTTCAAAAATACTAAGTAAATTACAAATACATATTTGATGTTTTATGACTATGTTAATTTATAGGGTAACAAACCTTACAACAGAGCGATTAAATGAGGTAAAAGTTTTAGAATTATGTTAATTTAAGGAGAACTTATGAAAGTAAGTAGAGTAGAACAACATCGAATAAGGAAAAGTAAGAAGAATAATAAAGACGATAAACTGTTCAAAATTATAGATGATTTATGTTGGAAATCTAAAAACTTATATAATTATGGGAATTACATAATTCGGCAGGAATTTATAGAGACGTCAAAACAAAAAGAACAAGGGTTGGTCGAGGATGCACGTTGGATTCAATATAATGAATTATTTCAATTATGTAAAGAATCTGATTGTTATAAATGTATAGGAAGTAATGTAGGACAAGCCACTTTGAGAAAATTAGATAAAAACTGGAAGTCGTTCTTCACAGCTATCAAGGATTATTCAAAGAACCCATCTAAATATCTTGGCAGACCGAAGTTACCAAAGTATCTTCCTAAAGAAGATGGACGATTTGAATTGGGATTAGATAATATCAAATTCAAAATTGTTGATGGATATATTTATTTTTCTTGGACACCTCTTAAAATCATGAATAATATTTTCAGAACAAAAATCCCAAATGATTCTAAATTAATACAACTTCGATTTGTTCCAAAAGGCAATGAATATATTATGGAAGTAGTTTACCAAATAGAAGTTCCTGAAACAAAGGATATAGAATCACAGAGTATTGCTGCAATTGACTTAGGTATTGATAATTTGATGACCATCACAACAAATTGTGGTGTGACCCCAATTATAATAAATGGAAAACCATTGAAGTCAATTAATCAGTATTATAATAAGAAGATTTCAGAAATGAGATCTGCATTAAAGCTGAGAAATGATAGTGATTGGTCAAATGAGATGCAAAGATTTACAACTAAAAGAAATAATCAAGTAGATGATTATATTCAGAAATCAACAAAGATGGTGGTAGATTTTTGTAAAGGTAATAATATTGATACTTTAGTTTGTGGCTATAATTCAGGTTGGAAACAAGAAACTGATATGGGCAAGAAAGTCAATCAAAAATTTGTATCTATTCCATATTTAAGTATTGTACAAAGGCTTAAATATAAATGCGAGAATGAAGGAATTAAGTTCATTAAAACAAATGAAAGTTATACAAGTGGCACATCTTTTCTCGATGGAGAAGAACCTATCGAGAAGAATTACAATAAAGATAGAAGAATTTATAGAGGTTTATTTCAGAGTGAGAAAGGAGAATATATTAATGCAGATGTAAATGGAAGTTATCAGATAATGAAAAAGGTATTCCCAAAGGCTTTTGCCGATGGGGTAGTGGATGCAGGTTCACATCCAGTAGTCGTAAATATACCACTACAAATGGCTAATGTTATCTAAAAAGCCGATGAATTTTCGATTTCTTGCGAGGAGGTGAGACTGGTTGGCAAAACGCCAAGAGACATTAGATATTGAAGCTGTATTACAAAAAGATACACGAATTAAGAGAATATATGGTTGTGAGGAAATAACAATTGGTTTTTATAACAATGGTCATGGAAATGAAATAGTTGACTTTATGACAATGGATTCAAAAGGAATTATTAAATGTTATGAGATAAAAGTCACTATTCAGGATTTTAAATCTGATGCAAAGAAGTCTTGGTATGGTCATTACAACTATTTGGTGGTTGGCAAAAAATTGTGGAATGAGCATAAAGATTACATACTTGAAAATACACCAAAACATATTGGGATTTTAGGATCATCTCTTGGAAGTTATCGAAAATGTAAAAAGCAGGACATATCACAAGAACAATCACAAATGTTGAAAGAGAGCATGATTCGTTCTATGTATTATAAAATGGTCAAATATTACAACGCTTCCGACTTAAATGAAATCAAAAGACTCAATAGTGGTATTCGTAAGTTAAAGAAGGATGTTGAAAATTACAGAGATAGAGCAGTTAAAGCGGAAAATCTGATTTACAGTTACGAAAATTATAAAGCATATAATGACGGAATTGACGATTTTGATTTCAAAAAGGCTGTTGAAGCAGAAAAGAAAAAGTATTTGGAGAATGTAAAAGCGGAGGTGAAATCTTGGAGAAAGTAATTAAATATAGATGCTCTAAGTGTGGAGAATTATTTGATATCCCCGAAAATGCTTTGGCTTGTGAATCAAGACACAAAAGAATTGAGAAAGCTAATGAGATGCTTGATGAAGGATATACATTAAAGCAAATCAATGACGAGTGTAAAATTTGGGGCTCTGTGCCAGAACATTTAGAGAATGTCAATAAGGATAATTGTTTCAAAATCAGCTATTGGCAGTGTTGTGATAAACCTGCATATCGAATTACTAGTATCTTTTTTGACGGAAGGGTAAACGTAAGAGGTTGTGGTTCGTGGAGTGGATATTATGGTAATCAACTTAGACTAGATAGTAGAGATTTAAATAATCCAAGACCAAAAGAAGAGTTATTTGTAGATAGTAGATATACAAGTAGATGGTGATTATAAAGGAGAATATACATATGAGTAATTTGAAGGAAAAATTAACAAAAGGTGGAGTAACAACAGTTATTGTCATTACAATTTTAGCTGTATGCTATGGACTTAGTTGGATTGTTACATGTGGAATAATCAAGCTTATTACAATGTGCTTTGGATTAACATTTAAGTGGTCTATTGCAACTGGTATTTGGCTGATTATCTGCATTTTAAGATCAGTTTTTAATGTAACAGTGAAGAAATAGAGTCGAAGGAAACTGACATTTCTTTGGCTTTACAAACCTAGTATTTACAAGTGTTTCAGAGGTCAAAAATTTCAAAAATGCTCAAATCGAGCAAAAATCCATAATTTTCAATGATTTTTAGAGAATAATAAAAATGAGGTGCTGAAAACCCTTATAAATCAAGGGTTTTACAGTATCAATATCAAGAAACAGAGAATATAAGAATAGTAAGAAATCACTGTTTCATTCGGATTTTGAGGAGGTGAGAAGATGTCACAGTTTAGATTTAATGAAGATTTTGCAAATAATTGGAAGTCAGGACAGATTGTTACTTGTGAAGAAAAAGAGAATGATTATTTAGTTGATAATGTGGCTCTTATTGAAAAGGAAGAACTTCTGAAACATGGTGAATTTATCACAATGAATGTTGAGATTTTAGGACATATGGAATCAAATGGCGCAGATGATTTATTTGTGTATGATAGAGATTTTAAACCAGGAGACACAGTGCAACATTTCAAAGGTGGTTTCTATAAGATTGTTGCCATTGGAACTAATACAGAAACAGAAGAAAAGATGGTTGTATATCAGAGTTTAAAGGATAAAAGAGTATGGATTAGACCATATGAAATGTTTATCAGTAAAGTGGATAGAGAGAAATATCCAAACGCTGATCAGTCATATAGACTTATCAAAGTAAAGATTACTGCTTAGTAATCAGTCTTGAACAATTCAGTTCAAAAATTCCAAAAATCAAAACTGAATAGAGGATATAAATATGGGTGGAAGAACAGCATACCCTTGGGTTTTTACGCTCAAAAATCACTGATTATACATAGATGTTTACATAAATTAACTTCTGTGTTCCGTCCTTTTTGGGCGTTTAGATAGATTGTTTTATTAACAATATTTATATAAATTTTTTAATTTTAAGGAGGACAAGTAATTTGGCAAAGACAAAGGAAAGAAAAGCATTAAAAAAAGGTAAGGCAGCATTCAATCTTATTGGTCGTGTAAAAGTAACAGACAAGACATTCAATCTTGACAATAGTTATGATTCTGGTTGGACAGATAACAGTATGTATGTAGGTGTTGATTGTGGAAACTGCAACATAGTATATGCAGAGATGAGAAGTGGTTTCTTCCCTGACAAGGATAATGTAATTCGTGCTTACAGTAAGGATGAGAAGGACGATGCAGGAAAGAGTAAGTCAGTAGAGATTGCGTGGGAGGATCGTCTTGATGAGTCTCTGTATGATAGCATTTCAGATTCTTCATTCTTAACAGTTGGTGTTGAGAAAGATGTAAAGGATAAGACTGTATATAAGAAGTTCCTCACAGCTTATGATGCAGTAGAGTATCTGAACGAGCATCTTGAGGACGGAATGATTGTAAATGTAAAGGGTACAATCGGTTACAGTGAGTATGAAGGTAATGTTTCTACAAAGAAAGAGATTACATCTATTGTACTTTCAAAAATTGACGATGAGGCAGATTTCAAGGCTACATTCTCACAGACAATTCTTGTTGATTCAAAGAGTATTGGAAAGAAAAATGATGATAAGGGTACTATGGAACTGACAGCATATGTTGTTGACTATGTTGGAAAGCCTAAGATTGACGGAGAGAAGATTGAAGTTAAGAAGAATGTTACATACCCTAAGACATTTGAAGTTGCTATCAATGAGAATCCAGAGATTACAGCTAAGATGCTTCAGAGATTTTTCAAGCCTAAGAAGGGTAAAATTACTGAGATTACAGTTACAGGTAATTTAGTAGAGGGTGGATCTACTGTGAATATTACAGAAGATGATATTCCTGATGATATCAAGGAACTTATTGAAATGGGACTGTATTCAGAAGAAGAAGCAGAGAAGAAGATTGCAGTAGGTAATGGCAATCGTGAGAGAAGAATGATTATTGTAAAGCCTGACATTACATATGTGGGAACTGGTGACGATAGAAAGCCTACTGTAGCATTTGAAGATGGCAAATATGATGAAGACGACCTTTATTTCTACGAGCAAGCATTACTTGATGCTGGTGCAGAACCAAGTTCAGATGATGATACAGATTCAGAGAATGAGGAAACTTCGTCAGAAGATGATGACCTTCTTGCAATGCTTGAAGGCATGAACTAAAAAAAATACGCTTGCCCTGTTTAATACAGGGTGAGCATTTTATTAAAAGAATATATACATTTTAGGAGGACAAAAAATTGGCATTTAGAAAAGCAAGAGAAGCAAAGATTGGTGGAAAATTTTTAGCATATGGTTATGAGGGTTCTGGTAAGTCATGGTTTGCTCTTACATTCCCAAAGGTTGCATGTATCGACTCAGAGACAGGTATTGCTCACTATGAGGGCAAGGATATTACATTAGCAAATGGCAAGACTTACAACAATCTTATTTTAGTAGACGACACATCAGACCTTGATGATTTAGAGGATGATATTGACGAAGCAGTAGATTCGGATGAGATTCAGACACTTGACATCGACTCGGAGACTAAGTTTTATGCAACAATGCAGGTTGGAGCTACAGAAGTTGAAGAGAAGAAAGCTCGTAGAAAGGGTGGAGATGTTGACGATACAGTAGTTTCTCAGAGACAGTGGGGACGTATCAAAATTATCAACATGAAGCTTCAGCAGGCTAAGATTGATCTCTCTGCAAAGGGTAAGCATGTTGTGTCAGTTGCACAGGCAACAGAAGTATATGAAGGAACAGGCGATAACCGTAAGTTAGTTGGCATTAAGCCTGATATGCATAAGTCAGTTAAATTTGATTATGACACAATCCTTGAGTTCTATAAGGAAGAGAATGGTGAGGATGTTCGTTATTTTGCAAAGGTTAAGAAGGATAGAACAAATGTAACTAAGGTTGGACAGATTATTGAGAATCCATCTTATGATATTTGGAAGGATTATTTTGAGTCAATGCACGATCTTGAGACAAATGAGACATCATACAAGAATGACTTAAAGACTTCTACAGATTCTATGGTTGACAAAGCTGAGAAAGCAGAAGAGTTGGCTGCTGAATTTAAAGATGTATTAAAGTCACTCAAGGATAATAAAGATGCTTTGCTCAAAGTAAACAAGCAGATGAAGGATAAGGATGTTTCATTAAAGAATCTTGAAATGCAGTCACCAGATACTCTTACAGAGTTAATTGATTTTGCCAAGTTACAGTTAGCCTAATTAAAATTATGCTCCGACAGGTTAATTGCCTGTTGGAGTTTTTAAGAAAGGATGATTTGGTAAATGAGAAATATAAAAAAGAAAGATAACAAGCAGTGGATTGAACTATGTGAGTATGTAAAGAAAGAAATTCTTGAATACGATGATAATATGAAATTTCCACAGTATCTTGCATTAAAGTTACAAGGTATTAAACGTGGCGAACATATAGCGAATAATAATCATGAAGCAAAAGCTAATTATGATGATTACACAATTTTATGTACTTTTAAGTTGTGTAAGAGAAAAATTGTTACATATTTACATGAAAATGAAAAGAAAATCAAAGATGAAAAACATAAAATCAATCTTATTATGAAAATGATTGAGCCTGAAATCAACGATGTGTATTTGAGATTACAGAATGTTAAAAAGACTGAGGAGAGAGTTGAATCTAAAGACTTCAATAATCAGAATAATGAGAATGCTGGATATGTAAAAAAGACTAAAGAGACAAGTGACAGAATGAAGAAACTGTTTTGAGGAGGTACTAATTGGCTGAGAAAAAAGAGAATAAAAAATTAACTCCTTATCAGGAAGAAGTATTAAAATGTGCAAAACAGATTCGAGAATACAAGATAATAGCAGAAGCTAATATAGTTGCTATTTTATATAAACAACCAGAATTAATTTTTGATTATACATTGCAGCTTGAAGATTTTAGTGAAAATACATGGCGAGTCTATTGGCAGATTGCAAATGACATTATTGTAGTAGAAAAGAAATCAGTATTGGATGATATGACTGTTGGTTTATATCTTGAAAAGCATCAAAAACTCAAAAAGGAATATGAGGATTATGGTGGATATGAAACGATTGATAAAGCCAAAGAGTATGTAAACATTAACAATATGGATGGGTATGTCAAAGAGTTATATAAGTGGAAAACAGTTTTGGAGATGTTAAAAAATGGATTTCCTGTAAATAATCGTATCAATGAATTCTGTGATATGTCTTTAGATGAAATATATGAAGAATATGAAGCAATGTTAAATCATATTTTCATCAATGCAGATGATGATGTACAGTCATATTCATTGGCTGATGGCATTTATGATTTAATTGATGAGTTAGATGCAGGTATTGCAGTTGGTCTTCCTTATAATAATATGGATATTCTCAACAAGGAAACTGGTGGTCAGTTACCTGGCAATATAACACTGATTGGTGGATTATCTAATATGGGTAAAACCACATTAACAAGATCAATGTTAATCCCAAGCACGATTAAATATGGGGAAAGGCTTGTCATAGCTGTAAACGAAGAAGGAATTCGTAAGTGGCAGAGAGAATTACTTGTATGGGTTGCAAATAATATCTACAAACAAGACTTACAGAAGTTTGTTGTAAGAGATGGTAAATATTCAGATGAGACAAAAGATTTGTTAAAGAAATGTGCAGATTGGATTGTTGAAAAATCTGAGAATAATATGCTTACTCTTATTCCATTTAAAAGATATAAGACTCAGAAATTCATAAAAGTTCTAAAAAAATATGCAAATCTCGGTGTTAAGTATTTCATTCTTGATACATATAAAGCCGATTCAGGCAGTCGTTCCGATAAGATGTGGTTAGATATGCAACAGAATATGGTTGATATTTACGACACAATTAAGTGCAAAGAAGAAGGTGGATTGGAAGTTCATGTAACTATTACATTCCAGTTAGCAAAGTCTTCAGCACGTCAGAGATTTTATAGTCAAGATAATATTGGTATGGCGAAAAGTATTGTCGATCCTGCAAGTACATGTTTAATGCTGAGAGATGTATTTGAAGATGAGTATACAGGTGAGAAAAATGCTTTAAAGGTATATAGATTTGATGGAAAAAACAATAAATCAAAAATACCTGTCAAACTGGACGAAGGCAAACATTATCAGCTTATATTCATTTGTAAAAACCGTGAGGGTGCTGCAAGTAGTATACAGATTGTATGCGAGCATGATATGAGTAGAAACATATTGAAAGAAGTTGGTTTTACTTCTGTTCCAGTTGATTTTTAAATTTGTGATGGAGGCGGTGAGCGTGTATTAATGCAGATGAACTAAAGGAATACATCATAGAAAATAATTGTATAGAACAGATTTTATTATCGTTGGAGTGTCATGGACTACACGAATATCCTACTGAATGGAGAGCCGCCTTACCACAAGGTAATAATAAGACTGCTATATGTGTAAAGAAAGATACATTATCAGTAGCGATTAGAAGTTCGGAAGAAAACAAACGTGGAGATATTTTTACATTGGTTATGACAATAAAGGGTATATCTTTTGGGAAAGCTAATAAATATCTCCACAATATTTTAGGTTTGAAATATTCATATAGTAAGAGTGACAACAAAGATAATAAGAAAGATCCATTAGCAATCTTCAAAAAGGTGAAACGCCAAAGATACACAATTGATAAAGATGTTCCAGTGTATGATGATTCATGTATGAAAGAATATACTGATTTACCATATATTGATTGGGTTCGTGAAGGCGTTATGCCTTTTGCATGTAAAAGATTTAACATTGGATATTCATATGATAGAAAACGAATTGTTATTCCTGAACGAAAGTGGGATGGAGATGACAATGAATATATAGGTATCAGTGGGAGAACTACTGTACCAAACTATGAGATGTTTGATATTCCGAAGTTTTTTAAGTTATCCAAAACATATCCAAAAGGAATAAATGTATATGGGTTAAATGAGAATTATAAAACAATTCAAGAGGCTGGTTATACAGTCGTTTTGGAAGCGCAGAAATCGGTGCTTAAAAGGTATTCACGAAAAGATGGTACGGCTGTTGCAATAGGAAATTGTGAGCTTACAGAAGAACAAGTTAGGATACTGATTAGTTTAAATGTAGAAATTGTAGTGGCTTTAGATGAGGGAATTGATATAAACCATATTAGACAGGAATGTGATAAATTTTATCCTATTAGAAAAGTAAGTTACATATATGATCGTTGGGATTTGATTAAGAAAGGTAGTAAAGATAGTCCTGCTGATATGCCAAATAAAGTATACAACTTCCTTCTCAAGCATCGTGTTTTATATGATGAGTCAGAAAGGAGAAAGTTAAGAGATTGGCAAGAAAGACAAGTAAAGAATTAACAGAAATTTGTAACAAATTTGGTGTTGATACATTATGGTCATGGTCAAGATATCATTGTTACAAACAAGATAGATGGGAATATTTTTTGAAATACATCCTACACAAGAAAGAAGATAGAACAAATAGTATTTATTGTGTATCAGGTGGTAATGTACATGATATTATTGAGCAGCTATATACTGGCAAAATTAAATATGAGGATATGCCAGATTTATATGAAGATAGCTTATTTACAATGAATTGTGCAGAACTCAAATACAATCGCAGCGATTCCGATAAAAATGATGCAATAGCAAATAAATATGAAAATTGCATTAGACATTTCTTTAAAAATCATAATCTGATTACTTTTCCACATAAAGTTGAGCATTTTATTACGATTAAAATTTCTGATGATATTTATATGCAAGGATATATTGACATGCTTTATATCGAGTCATACAAAGATGAAAATGGCTATGAGAAAAAACGTGTACATATTGTAGATTGGAAGACATCTACACGTTATCAAGGCGCAAAAATTGACGCTGAATGTGGTCAGTTGGTTATTTATGCTGAAGGTATTAGACAAGCATTAAATATTTCATTGGAAGATATTGTATGCGAATGGAATTTCTTAAAATATGTCACAGTTACCATCGAACAGAAAAATGGTAAGAAAAAAGATAGATATATAGAAAGAAATTCTATAGGCGAAAGTCTTATCAATACGGCAAAGATGTGGCTGAAAAATTTCGGATATGAAGATGATATTGATAAATATGTTGATGAGATGGTATTAAACAACAATATTGATTGCTTACCAGATGAGGTTAGAGAAAAATTCGAAATCCATGATTGTTATGTACAAGTACCTCTAACAGAAGAAAAGATTAACGATTTAAAAGAAGACATTATCAATACAGTCGAAGAAATTAACTCTAAAGAGAGAGAATATAAGAATAGTGAAGATGAAAATATCTTTTGGCAAGAAGTGACAGATGCCGATGAATTTAGATTGGCAACCCTCTCAGGATATTCAAGGGCATTGCATAAACCGTATGACCAATATTTAAAAGAGAAGGAATTGTTCAAAGAAGAAACCGAATCTGATCCTGATACAGACGAAGATGATTTATTGGCATTTGTGAATAGTTTATAGACATAGGTAGGTGAGAAGTTGAGTAATTTAACAGTATTACATTTACATAGTATGGACTCTAACCCATATAGCGGTCTTGAAGTTGACTCAATCACACCTTTTCAGGCTTATATTGACAAGGCAAAAGAAGAAGGAATGAAAGCCATTGCTTTTACAGAGCATGGAGCAGTCCTTCATAATGTTGCAAAAAGACAGGCATGTGAAAAGGCTGGATTGAAATATATCAATGCAGAAGAATTCTATGTAACAGAAAAAATTGATATGGATAATCTGCAAAGAGATAATTATCATTGTTGCTTATACGCAAAGAATTATGATGGGGTATTAGAACTTAACAAACTTTCTTCTGATTCATTTAATCGTAATGATGGTCATTTTTATTATAATCCACGAATTACCTTAGAGGAACTTGAGAATACATCAGATAATATTTTAGTATTAACAGCTTGTGTTGCAGGTATGTTATGCAAAGGAACGAAAGAAGTACAGGAAAGATTTCTAAAATTCCTTATTAAAAATAAGCATAGATGTTGGTTGGAAATACAGCCACATAATTTTGACGTTCAGATTTATTACAATCAGTATCTGTATAGAATTGCTCAGAAATATGGAATGAAGCTTATTGCTACAAGTGATGTACATGCTATTGATAAGGATCATATGATGGGTAGAGCAGTAATGCAGAAATCAAAAAATGTTAATTTCCATGACGAGGATGCATGTGATTTATCATGGAAATCTTATGATGATATGGTTACTGCCTTTGAATTACAGAATGCATTGCCCAAATCAATTTATCTTGATGCAATCGAAGAAACAAATAGATTTGCAGATAATATTGAATCATATGAATTGGACTATAGTAATAAATATCCAAGATTATATCCTGATGCTGAGAAAGAATTTAAGGAACGAATAGTTCAAGGCGTAAAAGAACGTGGGATAAGCAAACTTCCAAATTATAAAACAGAATATATTCCAAGGATACAGGAAGAATTAGAAACATATAAACATAATGACGCTATTGATTTTATGTTACTCGATTCAGATTACAAGAATTGGTTGCTGAAAAATAATATGCACTATGGATGTTCAAGAGGTTCTGTATCTGGTAGTGAGATTGCATATTTGATTAAATGTACTGATGTTGATTCAGTTAAATATAAGCTTAACTTCTCACGATTTATGAATCCTGAAAGAATGTCATTGGCTGATGTAGATACTGATATTTTCGCAGAAGATAGATATAAAGTGCGTGAGTATCTATTTAATAAGGAAGGTTTGTATTGTTGCAACATTATTACTTTTAATACAATTCAGTTAAAAGCAGCGATAAAAGATGTCGGTAGAGCATATGGGATGACTCCTGATCAAACCCAAGAATTATCAAATATGGTAGAAACTGATGATAAAGGCAAGGATTATATGCCAGAAGAAATCAGAGAACAATATCCAGAAATGTTTAAATTTATTGATATGGTAATTGGAACAATTACATCACTTGGCAGACATGCAGCAGGAATTGTTTGTAGTCCTACAGATATAAGATATGATTTTGGAACATTATCTATTACATCAGATCCTCGTCCTGTAAGTCAAATAGATATGCACGAAATTGATTCTTTAAACTATGTAAAGCTAGATTTGCTAGGGTTAAATGCTGTTGGACTAATTGATGGTGCTTGTAAACTTGCAGGTATAGATTATTTAACACCTGATAAGGTTAATTTCTCAGATGAAAATGTTATTAACTCAATAGCAAAAGATACTACATTGATATTCCAGTTTGAAAGTGGTTTTGCAAGTGATTCATTAAAAAGAACACTTAGTAAGGAAACTTTGGAGAATATTAAAGCACAGAATGATAATATCTCATATCTTGATGTAATGGCTATGGTCAGTGGTGCTATCAGACCAGCAGGTGAATCTTATAGAGAACAGTTATTCAATGGTATTTACAAAGATAATGGCAACGAAGCACTTAATAATTTCTTAAAACCTACGCTTGGTTATTTAGTATATCAGGAACAGATTATTGATTTCTTACATGATTTCTGTGGTTTTACTATGGGACAAGCAGATATTGTCCGTAGACATTTTGCTAAGAAAACAGGTACTGAAGCAGATATACCTATTATTGAAAATGGTGGATATATGGTAGATATTCACGGTAATAAAGATGATAGATATATTCCGGGATTTATTGCAATTGCGCAAGAGAAGTATGGAATGACAGAAGCTGAGGCAAAAGAAGCTATAAAATCATTCTTGATAGTAATCGAAGATGCATCTAATTATTTATTTTCACGAAATCATTCCGTTCCATATAGTATGATAGGTCTATTTATTGGATGGTTAAGGTATTACCATAAGATTGAGCTATTAACATCAGCATTAAATGTTTATGTAGACAATAATGAAAAGATGTCAAACATTAAAGAATATATCAAATCACAAGGTATAGAGATTAAAGGAATAAAATTCGGTAAATCTAAAGCACAGTATTTTATGGATAAAGACGAAAATGCCATTTATCAAGGAATTTCTTCTATAAAATATTGTAATGAACAGATCGCAGATGAATTATATGAATTGTCTAAAAATCATTATGATAATTTTGTTGATTTACTTTCTGATATTATATCAAAAACATCTGTGGATGATAGACAATTACATATTCTTACAACACTAAATTTCTTTTCTGAATTTGGCAAGAATAAATATTTACTATCAATTATTGATATGTACAATTTGTTAGGAAAATGTAAGACATTGAAAAAAGATAAAATTGCATCACTGAACATTAGAGAAGAAGATGTAAGAAAATGTGCAGAGAAAGAGACACCTAAACAGTATAGCAATGTTGATAAAGACAAACTTATTAAACTTATGATAAGCGGTTTAGAGAATAAGCCATTATCAATAAAAGAACAGATTGTATATGAGCAAGAATATCTTGGAAATATAATGTACAAAAATCCAAAAGCACCAAAAGACATGTATTATGTTCTTGAGTGTAAGTTCTATAAGGATAAAACAAAACCGTATCTTATGCTTTATAACATGAGAGATGGTGAATATCTTAAAACAAAAATCACTTCTGGAAAGTCATTCATTGAATCCCCATTTATAGCAGGAAATGTCATCAATGTAAAAGAATTTGGTGAGAGAAATAAAATGAAAAAGGTTGGTGGCGATTGGATTAAAACAGATGAAAAAGAGAGAATAGTAAAGAAGTGGGACGTATATTAGAAGGAGATGTAAAGTTGGATAAAATAATTGAGTTTAAATGTGTACCTGAAAGACTTGTATATAATTCTACTGACTTCAAAATATATGGCGTTTCTGTTAATTCATTTGAATATCCTGATGTATTGATTGGCAAATATGGCACAGCAACTATTAAAGGTAATATTTCAGAACTCAATCTTGGAGTTGATTACATTGTAAAAGCAAAGGAGGTATCCGATTCTCATGGAGTCGGATACGATGTAATCAATATTAAAAGAGAGAAACCTACTACATTAGCTGCGACACGAAATTTCTTATATGAAATTCTTACACCAAATCAGACAGATGTGTTATTAGAAGCATATCCAGACATTGTAGATAGAATAATGAATAACAGATTAGATGGCATTGATTTATCAAGAACAAAAGGTATTAAAGATTATACATTCAATGTTATTAAGAATAAAGTCATAGAGAATTTCAAATTAGCTGAGATTGTAGAAGAATTCAGAGGATTATTTAATCTTTCAACAGTAAAAAAACTGTATGACAAATATACTTCTGTTGACAAAATCAAGGAAGTTATTAGAGAAGAACCATATCAGTGTCTTTGTAGGTTAGGAGGGATTGGTTTTAAAACTGCTGATTCCCTATTGTTGACATTAGATAAGGATGGCAAAGAATGTCAGAAGAAAGGGAAAAAGCCAGTTTTGTTCTTTGGATTTGATCTTATAACATCATATCAGAGAGCGAAAGCTTGTGTAGATTATCTACTTGATGAGAATGAAAATAATGGTAATACATATATACATGTTGGTGATTTGAAGAAACAGTTTGATGTATTAGTGCCAGAAGCAAAAAGCAACTTACCTCTTATTCTCAAAGGTGATAATGATGTGGTATTTAACAGAGAGCTATTAAGCGTATGTAAGAAAGAAACATACGAAACAGAGAAATATATAGCAGAGAGAATAAAAGAAGGATTGCAGATACATACAAAATGGGAGTGTGATTGTTCAAAGTTCCAGGAACTTGATGGTTTTAAACTAACTGAGAATCAGTGTAAAACATCACAATATATGTGTGAAAATAACATTGTTCTTCTTGTTGGATATGGTGGTAGTGGCAAATCTTCAAGTACACAGGCATTTGTAAATATGTTAAATGCTTATAACAAAAGACATTTACTTTTAGCACCAACAGGCAGAGCTGCAAAGGTACTGTCAGGTTTTACAAATGAAAATGCTATGACAATTCACAGAGGTCTTATGTATATGCCACCTGCTGATTGGGGGTTTAATGAAGAGAATAAATTACCATATGATGTAGTAATTGTAGATGAGTTTTCAATGGTAGATATTTTTCTTTTCAGAAAATTGCTTGAAGCAATAGATTTTGAAAAAACAAAATTACTCCTTATTGGTGATGACGCACAGATTCCTTCTGTTGGTGCTGGCAATGTACTTTATGATTTATTAAAATGCGAGAACATTCCCACTATCACACTTGATAAGGTATTCCGTTATGGCAAAGGTGGTTTATCTACGGTTGCCACAGATACACGAACTGGTACTGAATATTTAGATAAGACCAAAACAGGTATGCAAGTATTTGGTGAGGATCAGTCATATATATTTATGCCGATTCTTCAAGATAAACTTGTTGGATATACTGTAAAACTTTATCAGACATTATTATCCAAAGGATATTCTGTTGATGATATTGCAGTGTTGTCTTGCTATAACGTAGGTGATTATGGAACAGTAGCATTAAATAAGAAGATACAAAACGCAGTTAATTCTAATCCAAAGGCGAAAATTACATTTGGAGATACAGAATTCAGATTGAATGACATTGTGATGAACTATGCTAATGATTACAAAGCAATTATCTATAATGAGGAGTATATTGATGATAAAAATACAACATTTATTGCTAATGGTGAATCTGGTAGAGTTGTGAAAATTCTAAAAGATGCAATGGTTGTTGATTATGATGGAACACTTATCTATATCCCAAAAAGTTCTATGAAAAATATTCGATTGGCTTATGCCATCAGTACACACAAATCTCAGGGTGGTCAGTTCAAGGTGGTTGTTTTAATTACGCCTAAAGCGCATACCTTCATGTTGAATTCCAATTTGTTATATGTAGGAGAAAGTAGAGCAAAAGAAAAATGTTATCACCTCGGAGAAATTCGTACAGTAAATAATGCACTTAAAAAGAAGGAAAATTTCGATAGAAAAACAATGCTTCAGATATTTATGAAAGCAGAATAGGAGAATATATGAATAGTAAGTCAAGCATTTTTGATTCGATTTTAAACACAATTGAATCAGAAGATATTAGAAAATTTGCAGAAAGATGTATTGAAACAATCCCAGATTATTTTTGGAATGTGGGTGCGTCAAGTACGGGAAAATACCATCCTCAATATGCTCTTGGTGATTTAGGATTGGCAAGACATACATGTGCTTTGGTAAGATTCTTAAACCATATTTTTGCGGTTGATTGCTTTGGTAAGAATTTTACTCAAAGAGAGAAAGATTTAATGAGAGTTGCAGGAATGATACATGATTCACGAAAAAGCGGAAATGATGATGACTTCACAAAAAATAAATATACAAAGTTTGACCATCCTCTTTTAGCAGCTAATGTTATTCGTGAGTTAAAGGGTAATGAACTTCCTGATGAAGAAATCGAAATGATTGCAACTACAATTGAGAGCCATATGGGTGCATGGAATACTGATAAAAGAAGTTCAACGGTATTGCCATTACCTAAAAACAAATATCAGACAATTTTACACTTAGCAGACTACCTTGCAAGTCGCAAGGATATAGAAGTTCTATTTGATGGATTTGAAGTACCAAAAAAGGAAGTTGTTAAGTTAGAGGATTATGTTCTAAACTTTGGAAAGCATAGCGGTGAAAAGCTTGTTGATGTTGCTCAGACAGATCCAAGTTACATATCATGGGCTAAAGAAAATATGAATAGAGAACCAATTAAGAGTTTATTGGCTCAGTTGTAGAGAATAATAAAGTAGAGGATTTCTGGGATGCCCATAAATAGGGCGTTTCAGAGACTCAAAAAGCCAAGGAAAGACGGATTTTATGTCTGTCATTTGTATGAAAGAGAGGTACAAGTATGGTTTATGGAGTATTTGGCGGCTGTTATAGTGACTGGTATATAGTCGGATATTTCACCAATCGTCAAGATGCAGAAAAATATTGCTGTGTATGTGGTAATGGTGATTATTATGTAAAGACATTAAAAGATTTAACTGATGAAAAAGATTTGTCAAAAGTATCTTTAAAATATTGTCATGAAGTTTTATTTGATTGTAAAGATGATGAAAACAGATGGGTTATGAGAGAAGAACCTGAAAGATATAATTGCTATATTGATAATGATTTAAGATGTAATAGCGTAAGACAAGGAACACTATGTAGAAATAATTGGGTGTGTTTTAGTATAAATATTGACCATGATGATAGAGAATTAGCAGAAAAAATTGCTCAAGATTATTTAGCTGAACTTCGTTATTATGGCGATGGAAAAATTTATGAAAAGAATATTGAATTGATGAATGATCAATTCGCAGCACCATTCAAAGAAAAAGAGAGAATAAGAAAAGAAGAAGAAATTAAACAAAAAGAACTTGCAGAATTAGAAAGATTAAAAGCTAAATACGAAACAAAATAAACGACAGTTTCTTTGAAAGATTGGAGGTAAAAAATGGATACAATTGTTGTAAACTTGTTTGGTGAACCATCAGCAGGTAAAAGTACCTGTGCAATGGATATTACAGCACAATTAAAAAGACACGGTATCAATGCTGAATATGTTTCGGAGTTTGCCAAGGATAAGGTATATGAAAATAATGGTGAGATATTTAAGCATCAGGAATACATTTTTGGTAAACAGTCATTCAAAATGGGACGTGTGAAAGATAAGGTACAAGTTATGATTGTTGACTCTCCTTTAATATTAAGTGCTGTATATAACACTGACGAAGTGTTGGGAGAAGACTTTAACAAGACTGTACTGAATGTATTTAATTCATACAATAATAGAAATTATCTACTCACAAGATATCACTCTTATGAAAATGAAGGAAGATTCCAGAAGGAAGACGAAGCAAAAGAAGTGAGAAAAGAAATTATTGATAAGTTAAATCAGTACAATATTAAATATAAAAAGATTGCTTCTACAGAATCAAATTGTAAATACATAGTGGAAGAAATTATGGAGGAAATTGGAAATGAATAGTAAAGGGCATTTATTTATTAGTTTGGGAAAATCAGCAATCAGAGTAATTGGTGGAATTGTAACATTAGTGAATGGTTCGATTATTCCATTAGCAGTAGGAATTATTGTTGCTGAAGTTGGTGGAGTGTTAGAAGAATTGGTTGATGAGAGATAACAAGAATCCATTATTTCGTGTGGAGATGAGGAGGAAACATATGGGAATAAGATATATGTGCAAAGAAAGAGAAGATAATTTAATTGATATCAATGTATATGGTCATGGATGTATGGAAGGACTATATGAGTGTGAAGGTAGATTCAATACAAAACATGTTTTTAGTGATGGATTTAACCCTGATAATGGTTGGTATCGTATAGCTGATTACAGAGTAAATGACTTGAAAATTTTTAAGAAGAAAGGAATCAACATTACATACGATGACAACTGTAAATACGTTAAAAATTTAGTAGAAAATAATAAATAAATCTACAGTAAACTAAATTTTCATAAGGAGAATTTTATGAATGAGTTAAAAGAAATTATTAAAAATTCAGACAAATATAATAAATTTACAGTATTGAGCACTCCAATATCATTTAAAGAATTATTTAAAAATGAAAATTTTGATTGTGTACAGTTACATTCTACACACATATTTTCGGATAAAAATGGGGTTAAAGATATTATAGGATTTTGTGGAGTGTTTAGTTGGATAGATAATATGACCAAACCGTTAGATGGTGATTCATACAATGATAATTTTACGGTTCTTGGTTATAAAAGATTTTCAACACAAAATGAAAATAACTGTATAGATATTCTTGTAGGAGATGATTGGTAATTATTCATCACGTTTTCTAATAATATTCAGAATATTTCTTAAAGCAATTCGCTTATTATTTCACAAGCAAAAAGAGAATAAATAATGGCAAAATTTGAGATGCAATTGGACTTTATTTGGATTTGAAAATAGGAGGATTAAGATTTGAAATTTGAAACAAGTAAAAGAATAGATAATTGGGCAGAGAATCATAGAAAACAGGGATGTATAACTTGTGCAACAGCAGGTGAACAGTTTGTATATAAATTTTTGCCAAGTGGAATTGTAGAATGTCAGACAATTAAATGTCTATGTTGCGGCAAAGAATTCACAGATTACGTTGATTAAAATAGGAGGATTAAATGGGAACAGTTACTATTACAAACGACACGACAAAAACACCAATTACAATGATTGGATTTTATGCAGGTGTATGTCAGGGTGCTGATACATCTAATCAGGAAAAGAATTATAAGCGTGGCTTAGATTGTATTGAAAGTGTGCATGGGAGAACATGGGAGTTTCCAGATGTTTATGCAATTATTGATGGATATTCCGCAAAAGTTCTTAGGGAATGGTACACACATATAGGTTGTTTACCAACACGTTTACAAGGTTCAACACGTTATATTGATTATTCTAAAGGTGAAGGTTTTGAATATAAAACTCCACCCTCAGTAAAGAAGAAACAAGAAACCGAATTAGAATGGTGCGGTTTTATGAAATATGTCAATTCAAAAATTCAATGGTTTATTGAAAATGGAATTCCTGTTGAAGATGCAACAATGTGTTTGCCATTAGCATATAGCAGTAATATGGTTGATAAACGTAATTTCAGAAACATAGTAGACATGACCGCACAAAGATCTTGTTCGAGGGCATATTGGGAATATAGAAATGAATTGATGAAAGATTATCTTGATGCTTTAAGAGAATATTCTAATGAATGGAAAACATTGATTGATATGACGTGTAAACCTAAATGTGAAAAATTAGGATATTGTGAAGAAAAAAAGTCTTGTGGTAGAAAACCAAAGAGACAGTAAATGTTCACTTCAATGGGAGGATAATAGAAAATGAAGAAGAAAATAATTGGAATAATTCTCATGATTTGTTTGGTGTTTAGTCTAACTGGTTGTAGAACAGCAGACATAGTAAACCATAATCTATCAAAGGATGGAGACGAATTTAATTTGTACAGAAAGATCACTGTGACTAACGCAAGAACTGACACTATTATGTTGAAAGCTGAAGGTTATATGAGCCTTAGTAATAATAACAACAATGAGCTAGTAGTTACAATCAAGACAGGCGAAGATACATATTATAAAGATTATATCTACTTAAATGATTGGACATGCTATGTTATGGAACAGACAGAACCGACAAGCACAGATAAGTATCATTATCAGTTAGTATTCTATCCAGAAAGAGTTATTCCAGATGTTGAAGTTAAATAGGAATAAGTGAGGTGATTAAAATTAGAAGTCCAGCACGAATAGATAAATTTACAGTAGAATTAAATAGAATATGGAAGAAATATTTTCCTGATTGGAGATATTGTCAGCTCATGATGAATTTTCTTGGATGGATCGCACACGAAAAGAAACTAGATCCGTTTTTTATTGAGGAGAATAAAGCAATTACATATTTAAAGGAGTATTGTGGAGAGGAGGCAGATGATAATGGACAAGTTTGATATAGCACGAAGAGTCAGATTGTTGAATGAAGCGTCTGATGCATATTACAATACAGGTAATCCTATTATGAGTGATAGCCAGTTTGATCAGTTATTAGACGAACTTAAAGAATGGGAAGATGAGACTGGAATAGTATTGTCTAATAGCCCAACACAGAATGTTGGTGCAGCAATTCTTGACAGCATCAACGAAGTAACACATACTGTTCCGATGTTATCTCTTGATAAGGTTCATTCAGTTAAAGAAATTGAAAAATTTTCAGGCGGTAATCAGCATGAACTTGTTGCTTCTGTAAAACTTGATGGAATTTCTTGCAGACTTACTTATCAAGATGGGGAATTAACTAGGGCAGAATCGAGAGGAAATGGTATAATCGGATCTGATATTACCGAGCATGTAAAGCAATTTAAAAATATTCCATTACATATTAATAAGGAAGGAACTTATGTAATTGATGGTGAAGCGTTGATAAAACTTGATGATTTTGCCGAGATTAATAAAAACGGAAAGTTTAAGAATAGTCGCAATCTTACAGCAGGTACATTATCAAGCCTTGATACATCAGTTGTGAAAGAGAGAAGATTATCCTGGTATGCATGGAAAGTTATTGAGGGAGCAGAGCCTGATGTTGATGATAATTCATTTTATGATACTTTAAAAGAAGCAACATTGCTTGGATTTGATGTCGTTCCTCATTCGGCAACATTTATATGTATTGGGAATATGTGCCAGAAAATGATTAACACAATGTTAAAATATGCACATGATCTTTGTTTGCCTCAAGATGGTGTTGTATTTAGATTTGATGATCTTAAATATGGCGAATCCTTGGGACGAACTTCACATCATTTTAGGGGAGCAACGGCTTGGAAAGCACCAAATAATTCAATAGAAACAACTCTAAAAAGAATTGATTTTACTATGGGTAAGACAGGTATATTAACTCCTGTAGCTGTATTTGAGCCTGTAGAAATAGAAGACACAATTGTGGAGAAGGCATCATTACATAACATTTCAGTTATGAGGGATGTCATGGGTGCTCCTTGGGTTGGGCAAAAAATCGGAGTATGTAAGTCTAACCTGATAATTCCTCAAGTAAAATGGGCAGAAGTAGGTGTAAAAAGTGTAAATAAAAGATATATAAAAATTCCAGATAAATGTCCTATTTGTGGTCAATTAACAGAAATTAGAAAAGATAATGATTCACAGGTATTGATGTGTACCAATGATAATTGTAAAGGTAAATTACTTGGTAAGCTTACTCATGCAGTATCCAAAGATGCCTTTAACATTGATGGATTCTCAGAAGCATCAATAAATAAATTCATTGATCTAGGATTACTTAATTCAATACAGGACATATATCATTTGTCAGATCACAAGAAAGAACTAGAATCTCTTGATGGTTTCGGTAAAAAATCTATTGAAAAACTTATTAATTCTATCGAGAAATCTCGTACTACTAATCTTCAGCGTTTCCTTTATGCACTTTCAATCCCACTTTTAGGAAAATCAGCCAGCAAAGACATAGCCGAATTTTGTGATTATAATTTTGATGTATTTGTTGACAATGTACAGGTTGATGGAAAAAGTTCATTTACAGCCATTAGTGGCATTGGTGAAACGTTAGGGCAATCTATCATAGATTATTGGAACAAGAATGATTCAAAGATAATTGATTTATCAAAAGAATTTATTTTTGAATTCGAAGAACCTATTTGTCATACGTCAAATAATAAATTATTAGACGGTTTGATATTTGTTATAACTGGCTCACTCGAACATTATTCCAACCGTGATGCTCTTAAATCAGAAATAGAATCTTATGGTGGCAAAGTATCTGGATCTATCTCAAGTAAGACTTCATATCTTATAAATAACGATGTGAATTCTACATCATCCAAGAACAAGAAGGCTCAATCATTAAATATTCCTATTATATCAGAAGATCAGTTTATATCAATGATTTCATAAATTTTTCCAATTAAAAAAGAGAATATGTAAGTGGCACAAATAAATACAAAGGAAGTGAAGTAAATTAAACATTTTAGTTACAAGCGTATTTCTATAGGAGTGATAGCAGTGTTATATCTAGGTGTCTGTACTATGCATTATAACTATTTATCAATGAAAAATAAATGTGATGAATTGCAAATGGCATTAGATGTTAAGTCAGGATACATAATGGTACTTGAGAATACTATAGAGACGCAAAATGAAGAGAAGAAAGAAAAACTTAGAGAAGACAAGATGATTGCAGATTTATATATTGCACATACTGATATGGTAAACAAGCAATCCGAAATCAATGCTTTAGTAGTCGAAACTGAGGATAATAAGGAAGATAATATTCAGGATGACGAGACTATGGTAGAGATTTTGAGTTCAGATTCTGAAGAAAATGAATTTATTGAAACTGTATTTGAAGCTGAAGAGTATTCAACACCTGTTTATGATGGTTCAGTATTAACTGCATCAAGTGGTGTTAATTATTATGGTTCTCAACGAGAGACATATTATAACCTTGATATGTCAGGTTGCGTAAATATTATGCGCAGCATGGGAAATACAGATGAATATTGGGTAAGGGAAGATGGTGTTAAGATGTTAGGCTCATATATTATGTGTGCAGCTAATCTTAATGTACATCCTCGTGGATCATTAGTAGAGACAAGCCTTGGTACTGCAATCGTGGTAGATACAGGTGGATTTGCTGATAGCGATCCTTATCAAATAGATATAGCAGTTACATGGTAATAAGGAGGAGAAAATGCATACAGTTTTTTGTATTATTGGCAGAACTGCATCTGGTAAGTCGACTATTGTTAATGCAGTTGCCAAAGATTTGAATTTGAAAATTCTGAAATCATATACAACAAGAGCAAGAAGGCAGAGTGAGAGAGGGGACAATTGTGACCATACATTTATCAGTGCTGATGATGTAGATAAGTATAGAGATGATATGGTGGCATATACAGAAAGAGCAGGTTATTGTTCATTCGCCACTAAAGAGCAGTTAATGAACAGTGATATATACATTATCAATCCAAGCGGTTTTTCAGATTTAATTGAATCTACAAAGGATATTCCCAATCTTCGATTAGTGGATATATGGATTGATTGCGATTCAGACCAATTAATCACTCGTTCCAAAAGCCGTTCAAATTCTGACAATTGGAAAGAAAACTATGATAAGGAAGAGACGGAATTTACAAAAATATATCCGAATATAGATTATGACAAGTCGTGGCATGTTGACAACAATCAATATATATCAGCAGCAATTAATCATATGAAACAAATCATAATAATCATGGAACATGAAGAAATCTGAGGCAAAAGAAAATGTTTAAAACTTTTTGTAAGCATAAAAATTATCGAATAATTGAATGTAAGAAAAATGAAAAGACATACAAGTGTCAATGTATTAAGTGTGGGACACAATTTGAACTGCCCAAAGCAGTCGATGAGATGTATGAAATAAATCAAATAGTGAGGTTGTATTAAAGTGAGCATAGAAATGATTAATGATACCTATGTAATAGACATAAATACTATTGCAAAAGCAAGGAAATTAAATGAGATTGCGCTGAGTTATGAGGAAGATATAGATATTCTGAAAGACAGATATGTAATTGATGCTAAATCAATACTTGGAATATTTAGCTTAGACATATCTCAGCCATTAAAAATAAGAATACATACAGATAATGAAGATGTATTATCCAGATTTTACAAGGACTTACTTGATCTGATTGTGAGGTGATTAATATAAGGAAACTTTATGTAGACTTCGATGGATGTGTAGTCAACACCATCGCAGCAATATGTCAAATATATAACGAAGATTTTAAGTATTATAAGGACTTTAAGCCTGTTAAGTGGTGGGAAGTTGAAACATGGAATTTTAAAGAATGTAGTTGTACAAAACCTGAATATATAAATACATATTTTAATCAGCCGAGATTTTTTAAATATATTACCTATATGGATTGGGCAAAGGAAGTATTGGATGAGCTGAAAAAGATATACAAGATAACTATTGTCTCTGCTGGTCACAGTCCAAATTTATATGGTAAATCAATTTGGATTAAGGATAATTTACCTTATTGCGATTTTGTAGGTGTAAATCTAAAGCAGTATACAGATAAGAGTCATATTGATATGCAAGATGGTATATTTGTTGACGATTCATATAATAATCTAATTACTTCAAATGCTATGTTCAATATTTGTTTTGGTGATAAATATGTTTGGAATAAAAATTGGAAAGGTGTCAGATGTAATAATTGGCACGATATAAGAGATTTTTTACAAGGAGGAAATATTAATTAGTGAGCATTATGACAAGCCACGAGTTAGCACAAGAACTATTAAGCAGACCTGATGGTTATATCACAGCAAAAACTCGTGACAACAGAGAATATAAGATTAATAGTTATCAGAGGATATCCACTGATGCTAATTATGATGATACATTGCACTATTGGACACTGAATCTTGGCGAGTGCAATGGCAATATTATATAGTAGGAGGACAAAGATATGTTTTGTTATCAGATGGTTGCATTAGCTGACCAGAATGGGAAGACCTATGAGTGTGAGTATGGTACTTACAGTAAAGAGAATGGATTCCAGATTAAGAATTTCGGAGTGAGCAATGATTTTGAAGATATGTTATATGATCTTTTTCACAAAGATATGTGGTCACTCAAGGTTGAGCCAAAGGTTATGACTAAGGAAGAAATCGAGAAGGCTCTTGGTTACAAGATTGAAATTAAAAATGAAAATATAAAGAATATTAATAAATCTAGTAATATTCATAGAATACCAGGATTACTTGCAGATGATGATATATTTTCGTTTATTTTTAAGTAAGATGAAAGGTTGATTTCTTATGAAATCGAGAAAGGAGATAAAATGAGTGTAATTTTATATACAACACATTGTCCAAAATGCATGGTATTGGAGAAAAAATTAAAATCAAAAAATATAGAATACGTTGAAAATACTGACACAGATTTAATGATTTCAAAAGGTTTTGAAACAACTCCGATGCTTGAAGTAGATGGAGAAATTATGAATTTTGCAGTAGCAAATACTTGGATTAATGCGCAGTAGGAGGAAAGAATTTGAATATTAACATTAGATTAAATAAAAATTTCACAACACAGTACAATAAATTACAGGAAGAATTTGGAACTGATATTGCAAAAATCAATGGTTTTGACGATGGGCAGTTAAGCTATACAGACTTCATCGACAACTTTGTAGATCAGAAGACCGTTGCAGATGCCAGCATTGATGGCAATAGCAATGTATCCCATAAAGACATTGTAACTCTTGAAAAAGAGATGCCAAAGCCTCATGAAAAGCTTTTGGCTTTTAATAAGATTTACTACGAGATTCAGAAAAAGTATGGCTTTCAGACAGCTAATGAATGGTTAAGAGCAGAATGGATTGGATGGTTATATATGCATGATGCCAATACAACATCGTTCAAACATTACTGTTTTGCATATGATTTAAAAGATTTAGCAGAGAAGGGACTTTACTTTATCGAAGGGCGTAATGCAGAACCTGCAAAACACCTTAGTACATTTGTGGACTTCGTGAAAGAATATATTAGTTATGCTTGCAATAGAAGCTCTGGTGCTGTTGGACTTCCAAATTTAATTCCATATATGTTTTATTTTTGGAAGAAGGATGTTGATGATGGCTATTATGTAAGAAGCAAGGAATATTACGCAAAACAGCAATTCCAGAGATTTATCTATGCAGTAAATCAGCCATATCTTCGTGATGGATCTCAGTCAGCTTTTACCAATACTTCAGTATTCGATAGACCATATTTTGAGGCTCTTTTTGGTGGAACAGAATTTCCTGATGGAACATTTATGATTGATTATGAGGAAGAAATTATTGAATTCCAGAAGTGGTACATGGAAGTAATGGCAAAAATCAGACATGAGAATATGTTTACATTCCCAGTATCAACGATTAGTCTTCTTCGACAGAATGGAAAATTTGTAGATGAGGATTTTGCTACATGGGCAATTAAGCATAATATGGAGTGGTCAGATAGTAACATCTTTTGTGATTCCTCAGTAAATTCACTTAGTAATTGCTGTAGATTAAAGAGTAATATTGAAGATCTTGGCTATTTTAATAGTGTCGGTGGTACAGCGTTAAAAGTAGGCTCTATTAAAGTATCTACAATCAATTTAGCTAGATTGGCTCTTGATACTAATTCAGAAGAAGAGTATCTTGATGAATTAAAAAAGAGAGTAACTATCAATCTCAAAGCACTGGACTGTGTAAGACATATCATCAAACGAAACGTAGAAAAAGGGCTTCTTCCTAATTTTTCTTATGGACTTGTTGATTTTCCTCATCTTTATAACACAATTGGATTCATTGGAATTTACGAAACAATGAAGAAATTTGGATACACAAGAGTAGATGAACTTGGTGATACATACTACACAGATAAAGCTTCAGCATTTGGTAAGAAAATATTTGAGACAATGAGAAAGACTGCGGATGAATTTATTAAAGAGTACAACTGTGATTATCAAATTAACACTGAACAAATTCCAGGTGAAACAGCAGCAGCAAAGCTTATGAGAAAAGACAAATTCTTCTATCCTAATGCAGATATCTACGATCTTCCTCTTTATGGTAATCAGTTTATCCCTCTTGGTATCAAAACAACAGGACAGGAACGTGTAAGAATTGCATCTGAGTTTGATGGATATTGTTCTGGTGGATCAATTCTTCATTACAATATTGACGCACCATTTGACTCATTTGAAAAAGCATGGAAGATGACAAATTATATTGCTGACCAAGGTGTAACATACTTTGCATTTAATACAAAGATTCAGGCATGTAAACACAATCATGCGTTCTATGGCACAAAATGTCCTATATGTGGAGAGCCTGTAGATACTGAATTTACCCGTATTGTAGGCTTTTACACACCAGTTAAGACATATTCAAAAGAGCGCAAAGCAGAGTTTGAAATGAGAAAATGGGGAGACATTAATGCCGAAGTAGAGGAGATTTAATGAAAATTAAAGGTTTGATGACTGAAGATTTCGTGAATTACAAAAAGGTTTCTATGACAATTATTTTTCCTTACTGCACTTTTAAGTGTGGTAAGGATTATTGTCAGAATAGTCCATTAGCAAAATCTCAAATTATTGAAGTTTCAATAGATGACCTTGTAAATAGATATATCAACAATCCAATAACAGAAGCGGTAATTATGCAAGGACTTGAGCCGTTTGATTCATGGAATGATTTGAAAGAATTTGTCCAAAAATTAAGAGAATATAGTAATGACGATATTGTTATCTATACAGGATATAACAAAGATGAAGTAATCGAATATGTTAAAGAACTTTCGATATATCCGAATATTATCGTCAAATTTGGTAGATATATTCCTAATCAAGAGAAACATTTTGATGATGTATTAGGAGTATATCTTGCTAGTGACAATCAATATGCAGAGAGGATTAGCTATGATTAAGACGAACGAAGATAAAGAATTAGTAGCAGAAATTAGGCAGAAACTTAAAGACAACGGAGGTTATTGTCCGTGTAGACTGCAAAAGACACCTGATACAAAGTGTATGTGCAAAGAATTTCGTGAACAAGAAGAAGGAGAATGTCATTGTGGTCTCTATGTAAAAATAAAGGAGTGATGAAATATAGATAAAAAATATATACCAAGTTATATAGGTACTACAAAATCAGGATTAAAATATGAAGTTATAAATTATCAAGATAATATTATAACTATTAGATTTTTAAATACAAATTACATATTAAAAACCAACTCTGCAACATTAGCAGGAGGATATATAAAAGATCCATATGAACCATCTGTATGTAACGTTGGTTATCTTGGTGAATGTGATAGTCCTAACAGAAGTCAAGAATATACATTATGGAGAGGATTAATTGAAAGATGTTATAATCCAAAAAGACAAGATTATAAATGTTATGGAGCAAAAGGTGTAACTGTTTGTGACAGATGGAAATGTTTTGCTAATTTTATAGAAGATATAAAGAAAATTGATGGATATGATGATAGAAAATTCCATAATAAAGAATTAGATTTAGATAAAGATATAAAACAGTCCAATGTACCTATCAATAATAAAGTATACAGTCTTGAAACTTGTCAATTCATTTCTAAGCATATTAATCGTGCAATTGTTACACGTAAGAAATCTCCAAATATAAAAATTATATCGCAAAAAGGCGACTATGTTTTAGAAACTGATTGTCCAGTTAATGAATTAGCAAATAAATTAAATATTAAAACACAATATATAACTAGAATTTTAAGAGGAGAAGCCAAAACCCATAATGGGTGGACTTTTAAATATGGTTAAAGCAATCCCTAGCTCAGAATAAAATAATCTTATATTGTGATTGAAGGGAGTTTCAATATGATAACAGCAATAATTTCATTTATAATAGGTATATTTGTAGGTGGTACATTAATGGCATTCTGCAATGCAGCTTCACATCGAGATAACATTAGATATCCAGATGATAAAGAAAAGGAGTGGAGTAATGAATGTCATATTTAACAGATAAATTCAAGGGTGTGTATCGCCTAAAAGTACCTATTGATAAAAATACAAACGATTTCCCCCGTAAGCCCAATGGTCAATATGAAGATATAGATATGTACATTTCCTGTCAACACGGCAACATGATATGCCACGATACAGGTAGCACATTACTAGCATATATTCCGAGTCTGCAACGTGGACATAATATTATCAACACTATCCAAGAAGAAAATCTTGGTAATGTATATGACATAGAAGAAAGTGATTCAGAAGTTCTTTTTAAGTTTAAATATGCCGATTCTGACAAAATTATCCCATTACTAAAACCACGAACAAGTGGTTCAAATATCAGTCCATTTTCAAGTAGGAATTTGCCACAAAATAAGAATTATAGGATACCAGACGAAGACTTAATCAAGTACAAAAATATTATCGAAAAAATCCCATCAGAGCGCATTTTGACCGTTTCTCACACCACAAATAGCTTCATTAAATCATTAGCTAATAAAAGAAAGCCTCTTGATAGCATTAAGACTGATATGAAACTGAAGAGATTACGTGGCAAAGAGTATATACATTCTATTGGACTTTGGGATAAATATATAAAATATTTGGAGAAGAATTTATAGTAAGGAGAGATAAAAAATGGAGACAATTAAGATAAAATATTTTGATAACGAGATAGATAAGATAGAAAAGATTAGTAAAGGTGATTTGATAGATCTTCGGGCTGCAGAGACAGTAGAAATGAAGAAGGGTGATTTTAGACTCATTTCTCTTGGTGTAGGGATGAAACTTCCTGACGGATATAAGGCTAATGTATATCCGAGAAGTAGTACATATAAAAATTTTGGCATCATTCTAGCAAACAGTGTAGGTCAGATTGATAATAGTTATAGTGGAGACAATGACTGTTGGAAGTTTCCAGCAATTGCTATGAGAGACACAGTTATTCATAAAAACGATAGGATTTGTCAGTTTGAAATTCAGAAGGTTCAGCCAGAGATAGAGTTTGTTGAGGTTGAACATCTTGATGATACTGATAGAGGTGGCATTGGATCGACAGGTAGGGCATAAGTATGGAAGATAAAGATATTCTTACGCAACAGGACTTGTATGAATATTTTCCGCTAGGTAAAACAACCATACAAAAAATGTTACAGCAGAAAATTATTCCTGCGACAAAAATAGGAAGAAATTATTTTATTACTCGGCGGAAACTTCTTATATGGTTGGATGAAAATGCAGGAAAAGAGTTAAATATTGATTAAAATTACAAAGTGATGTATTCTAATACCAAGTTGGAATGCATCACTTTTTTAAAGAAATGTAGGTGCATTATTATGATAATTAAAGCAACAAAAGTAAAAGATATGACATTTTTCCAAAGAGATAATGGCTCATATCAGTCAAAAGTCACTATTAATGGGAAACGAAAAACATTTTACGGTAAAACGAAAAATGAGGTGAGGCTAAAATATCAAGAATATTTACACGAATTAGAAACTAATAATAGCAGATTACAGTCAGATGATCTTACTTTAAATGAATATATTGAGTATTGGTTGCCAACTTATAAACTCAGAACTATTGAACCATCATCTTATGATAAGTTAGAACGAGTATATAATAATCAAATTCATAATACAATAGGGAGAAAACATCTGAGAAAAATTACAACTGAAGACATCCAATCACTGATAGATAATTATGCCAGTCCAAAAGATGATAAAACCACTCCTCTTGCTAAATCAGGATTGAAAAGAACTCGCCAACTTATTAACCAATGCTATGAAAAGGCAGTTCAGGAAAAGAGAGTTGAAATAAATCCATGTAAAGATGTCTTCATTCCAAAGGATATTTTTATTGATGTAAAAACAAAGGAGCAATTTTCATTAGATTATGATGAAATGGAGGAACTTAAAGAACTTTGCTTGACAAAAAATAGAACGACCAAACAAGACACGTATAAATATCGTGACGGATTAGTATTAATGATTATCCTCAATACAGGTCTTAGATGTGGAGAAATGTTGGCTTTAGAATGGTCGGACGTAGACCTTAAAAATAAGACGTTGAATATTAATAAGATCATTCAAAATAAAGTTGTAGATCGTACAGACAAGAATCATAAAAGAGTGGATAAAGTTAAAGACGGTTCAAAAACTCCTTGTGGAAGAAGAATAATTCCTATTAATGATAATATTATATTTTATTTTAAAGAGATACAAAAAAATAATGATCTATTAGGGATTGATTCTAATTATGTTGCTTGTACTAGAACAGGTACTAGACAAACTCATAGGAATTTACTTCGCAGCCTCAGAAGGATAGTAGAGTGTGGAACTATAATTCCAGAAGAAACAACTCTGCACACATTACGACACACTTTTGGTTCTACACTAATTCGTAAAGGGGTTGCAATAGAGATAGTAAGCAAACTTATGGGACATGCTAATATAATGGTAACATACAATAAATATATTCATGTAATTAATGAAGAAAAAGCTAAAGCAATGGAACTTGTAAATATTATTTAA